TTCAAGCAGCGTAGATTCATCAAGAGTTTCACCCTTTGCAAGAGCCTCTTTTACTTCAAAATCAACTAGAGCTGAATTGCTTTTTCCGCCCTTACCTTCTTTATCAAATTCGCTATTTCTATTTCCTCGTGCCATTATCTATTCTCCTATACGCCAGGTGTTGTGTAAATTGATCCAGTTGGAGGAACAATTGTTACATTAAGCTCTGCTTGTCCACCTGTCTCATTTGCAATTACTGTAATCGTGCCAACTCTATTTGCAACCTGCAATGCTGTCACATCTTTAGCAATCACTCTAAATGTTTTACCAACACGGATTGTAGATTTCTGCAATGATGCATCATCCATCCAAGATGGCGATGTTCCAATTGAAGTTTGATCTGCTGCTACTTCTTGAACCTCTAATGTAGCCAAATCTGAATTTGACAGGATGCAAGTGTAGCCTAGTGTGCTATTATCAAAACCAGCAATATAAGATGTTGTTGATGGAGTAACAACAGACTTTTGATTGAAGTTTAGTGATAATACAGTTGGTGTAACGGCAACAATAGGCATTTTTGAAGTACCTTTTGGAAACGTTACTAATTTTCATTTCATAGAAAGTGTTTCATCAACGGGAGCCTCTAAGACGGGCATTGAAGTAATTTCAGTCCCATAAGAAGTTGAGCCAGAAGGATGATTTGTATTATACATTCGATAATCAACACCCTCATCGCTTACGGCAAACTTCGTAATCTTAAATTCCGACTCGCCCTTTGAAAGCAATTCTCTTCCCTTTTTGGTTAATACACAATCGATTGTTGTTGTGCTTGAATCTAAAATACCCATTATAAATCTCCTTTGTGTGTTTCTACATATAATAATAAATATATATTTTTTACAAAAATTATTTGACTCTAATGATTGCACCCGAACTTTGGCTAACTTGTACCACAGCTCCATCATAATTGGTGGCATCTGTGTTCTGAGTGCCTTTATATGTTGCATTTGACAATAATTCAAATACAGTTAAATATTGAGAGCTAGATACGGTGCTATCTGCCGATGAATAGAAACTATTTGATCCTAGTTGCGATCCAGTTACCTCATAAATTACCGAGGCAGACATCATAGATCTGTCAGATCCCGTAATTGGGAATGTTGTTGTAATATCAATGCTCTGTGATGTATTGTTTGCAATTGATTCAGATAATATTGTGACAGTCGTGACATCAAATGAACTTGAATTATGATTTGTTGCAACAGAACTCTTTTCCCATCTATATTTTGTTCTTTCTAGAATAGGCTGCTCTATTAAAATTCCACTTCACAATTTTGCTCTCATTGGAACTACCGTCTCTACAATTTTCATAATGCTTTGATCAAAATTTCTAATAAATCTCATATAAGCATAGAAATCATAATTATTAGGTAGCTTCTTAAAATAAAACTCACGTCACGATTCTAGATCTAGATATTTTTCATTATACATATCAGATGGATCTCCAATGGCATCGTTAAAGTCATACATGGCAAAATCGCTTATGATATCTTCATTGATTGCCTTGACTGGTGAGAAAATAATATCAATCACATTTGTATTTTCAGTCTGAGATTCAGATGTGTGCCCAATATTGATTTGATTTGACGAATATTTGCTAGTCATAAAATAGTTCAAATTAGTTTTTGTAGATTTTGTGAAATTGCTATATTGATTTCCAGTAAATCCATTTAGTGTCACATCAATAACTGGTGGATATGAATAGTCATTGGCTGTCGATCCGGTCACATTATCATTTAGTTTGTAGTGTGCTACAAGATTGTCATCAATGTCAAAAGGATTTATCATTGCTACAGATCTAAAATCATAAGCATGCTGAGTTAATGCAGGTTCGCTTAATGATGAGCTCCACAATCTTACCTCTTGCATTGCACCAGAGTATGCTCCAACAGATCCGGTAGCACCAAAGAATAAAACATTACCAGCATAAACACCGGCATCCAAATAAGATTGAGATACGGCACTAAGTGTTGCCGAGCCAGAAAGATCGTAGAACATTTGATCCTCTTTAAAGTATTTTGTCTTAAGAGTTAATTCAGAGCCAGATCTTCTAAGAATAATATTGAACCAATCACCATTGAAGTATGGCACAGCATCTGATCCACTAGCATTTCAAATTGTAGGCGATCCAGAGATGTTACAAACTATAGATCCATAGTCATCAGCATCTCCATTGTCTTCAAGTGTTACATTAAATCCAGTATTTCCAAATAGCGGTAGGTCGCCAGAGGATGTTGTTGCATATCTCATTTCAATTGTAAAGTCAGATCCAGATAGCTGGCTATAGTTTGCATTTTGAACCTCAATGCTTTCACCACCCCAGAAATTTAATGCATAAGTGTTGACATCTTCATCAACATAATCTGATCCAGAAGTTTTGCTTCCTCCAAATTCTCTAATTGTGAGTATTGATCTAGGAATTCCATAGATGTTTAAAATGGCATCAATTGATCTTCTTGTTCCACGAATTTTATTCAAGTATGGCATTGAAGAGAATAAGCGAATCCATTTTTCTCGTGTGACATCTCGTAAAGCTGCCGATCCAGATGCTTGATTAGAACCATGAAGATATGATGAAGCTCTTACATCGTCATATCCAGAGAATAATTCTATATTAAATACTGAAGAGTATAGATGTAGAATTTCATCTGGAACTGAATTAATCTTGTCATAGTCAAATGTGAACAAGTATTGGAACTGCTCTATGTATGATTTAATATAATCAAAGAAATCCCCTCATGATCCTAATAGAGATCTTAAGTATCTCTCCGAATCTTCTAGAGCAATAACTTCTGGAATATTTTTAATCAACGAATACTTGTTGTTTTTATCAAATACAGATCCAGATAGCTCTTGTATTCCGTACCATGTTTGAACCTGTGATGATGAGTATGAATAGTTTATAGATGAAGTACCGGATGAAAATTTTGGTCAAGCATAGCTACCTGATTTTTCATACATATATCTTTCATACTGAGTAAAATCATTCTTGATTTCAGTGATTTTATCCGAATAGCTTTGACTTGTCACAAGTGCATCAGAAGATGTAGGAAATGTCTGGATGATTTCATTGTATGCCTCAATATCTCTAATCTTTGTGTAGGCATTGACGAACTTATCTTGTGCCAGACCAAAGTATGTATGATTTTGGAAAGCCTCATAGTCGATGTTTAGGTTTTTAACACCAGATACTTTTGATGATGATATGTTTTGTTCAAACGAACCACTGTCATTGAGCACTAGCTCTTCATAGTTGAACCAATTTGTATTTCCTGTACTATCATTTCTAGTAGATCTGTCGGTTAATTCAATTGTTGCTCCCTGTCCATGTTCTTCAAAATAGACATATACATTTTGATATGATACTGAAACATATTGCTCTGTATAGATGTGAGAATTATTGATTGGAACTTCGGTCGGTCCTTTATAAGGATTTTCTAATTTAACAATCATCGTAGCATATTGCATGATGTTATTAAGATCTACCTGATACTGTGCCAAGCTTGTTTGTAGATTTTCTATAGATGATACAAATTCTAAAACAATATCAGCAGGCATGTTGGCCGCTCCACTTACTTGGGCCTGCTTAGAGCTAATTAATTCTTCAGTATTAGAAATATTTTCCTCAATAGGTCCTTGCATTTCAATAACTTTAGAATAGTCAGGTGTTACATTGATGATTCTAAAGTGTTCGCCATTAGCAGTGACAAACTTGTCAAATGATGCTAAAAAACTATCTGGAAAATTAAGCCAATAGTCTCACTGAGTATCTTCCTCGACCGATAGACCGACACGCATTTCCGTCTTTGATGGTGAGACGTCTTTAATGAAAATATTACTATTGATCTCTTTTTCAAATGAAATTTTAATATCATAGTTATCAGTAGGCAGCTCAACGCTTAGATATCTAGACATGTGCAGATTTAGATTAATATCTAGTCCAGTACCCCCAGTAGAATAGATATATTCATCAGGCTGCAAGATTCTCGAAGATACAAACGTTCCATCTAGCTTAAATACTGTAATATATACTTCTGCAGTTCCTCCTGTTGAAGCATCTTCTACGTCAGGAACAACTCCATATGTATTTTCAGTGTTTGGATTTATCATAATTAAAAGGGTCCTTCTATGCTAACAAGACTTGGCTTCTTCGTGCCAGCAATGATTAGTTGATCTGCAGCTATGTTAATTTTCATGTCACCAGTTAGAACAACTAGATTAGATCTTTCACTATAATCTCTAATTGATCCATTTTGTATTTTATCAAAGCGAACATCTAGTACGCTTGCAATGCTTAATGAATTATTCTCACTTAGGTCGTCAACAAATCTATCTTCAGCAGCCTCTATTGATGGAACACCAATATAGCTTCTAAATGCTATAATGTAATATGAATCTAATCCGTTTTTAATTGATCGGCTTTGTGCAGAATTTAGTTCAATGACTTGATGTTGAGGCTCTATAGATCTTTCATCTGTCGTATATGAGTTTCTCAACCGACCAATATCGGAAGTATTATCGCTCACGTTAATTCCACCAAAAATAAGCTGAGGATAGACTCAATATAGATCTCCTAAGATAGGACCTTCTTCGCTATATCCTGTTGGTCCCAGTGGAGCATCAAAGTCTCACACGCTTAAGAAATCTCATCTAATTCCATAGAATAGATCTATGCTCTTTGAATAAGCTTGAGTATTGACAGTGTCTTCTACGCGAATAACAATGCCACCTATGTCAAATCCAAATGTAACATGATTTCACTCATTTAGCTGTACAAGTTGATTAGCATCAGAAGTAACAGACATAATTTCAGTTTTCTGATCGTCTCTATCCCATATCCATGCATTAAATCTATATCTCATATTTGATAACAATTCAAGATCTCATCCCATATACCCTGGAGTATGTAAAACTTTATGCCTAACAATGCTCAATGTGCTATTTGGTCTCAGCGTTGGCATTCAGTGGAGTGTAAAAATATTCTGATCTAAATTATATGAGCCAACGGTTTTGTATATGTTTGGGAATCTGATCTTGTGGGGAGAAGAAGTTCCAGCAAACGGTTGCTTACCTGTGATCATACATATCTGATCTGTATCGATGAATAATCCCTTATTCTTAACAAGTCTTTCATTTTCTACAATTGTGTCAATTTCTAATCTCACTCGTGTAGAAAAGTCTACTAATTCTTCATTTGACATTTCGCCAAAATCTGCCTCAAACTCGGCATATAGATCTGCTATAATTTCATCATGAGCTCTACCACCTGTACCACTGTTTGGTAATATGGGATCTTTTGATACTAGTTCACTAATATCAAGTTTGGCTTTTTTGATAATTGATTTTTTGAGCGCTTCACTATCTAAGGCCTGAGTCTGAGCTCTAACTGTCTGAGTATTTACAGTCGATCTATTAATAAGGATTTTATTCATAATTACTCCGTGGTTCTAAATGAGTGAACATGGTAGAATTTTTTAACATTTGATGCAAGCGAATGTTGTAATTTTAAACTATATGCTCGATTAGGCTGTAATACATCCATGTCAATATTAAAATAATTTTTTGAACTATCATAGCTGCAACTTGTGTATGCACTAAATGGAATTACAGTCTCTTTTGTAGCAGTGTCTATAATTGTATAAGCCAGATTTGTCAAAGGAATTGATGATAGCGATCCTACACTTGTATCAAATGTCAGTGTTGGATCTTGTAATCTTGTATGAAGCTCGCAATATACTTGCTCTTGTATTGAATATACTTCTTGTTTATTTTTTAATGTAACTACATACTCAACAGATGCCGATGAATCTGCTACCGAGCCAGTCGTTGCTACATCATTCCATTTGGCATAAATTACTGGGTCGTATATTGTGAACGAATCCTTTGAATAGAAATATTTTGGATCTTGATTCTGAACCGTAGATTCGTCTCGTAGCCTGATCAAAAATCCATAATTGTCATATTCAGAATTGATTGATTGGCTAATAATTGTTGTAACATCTAGGCTTAAGTCTCCTGATGAGGTTGGAAAATATTGTGAAGCCGTGGGCGATGCCAAATAATCTGATCCTGTTGTCACTCATGCTGCTGTTGATGATGAAATCCATGATACAGAACCTGATGCATTATTATCTGATACAGAACCAGTTCCCTCTTGTCAAGAGGATGACAGTATGTACGCATCAATATAGAATGCATCTTGTAACATTGTCGAACCTTGATTTGAATGTACTAATAGTTCGAAATTGCTTCCTGAGTTAATTGATCCGGCAGCAAAAGATGCTGAAATCACACTAATGTCAAATGAAATTAAAGAACGCTTAGGATATACAGCACTACTGCTAATAATCCTGCCTACCTCAAGTAGCTCATCCTTCCCGAAATTATTTTCGCCCAACTTTTTGTCAATAAAAGAGTCTTTATTGGCTGTGAATTTTTTATACATTAATTTTCTCCCGTTTAGCTTGCACTACCGATGATATCTTGATTTGGGTATTTTAATTCAAAAATACTTACATCTCTAATCGGATATATAATGCCTTTTTGTGTCATTGCTGGAAAATCTACTGATTTTGATGAATGTGTTCCTCCGCTAACATTAATAATATCAACATTTGGCACCGATTGAACACCGGCTACATCATTCAACACTTGATATACTTTAGAGTATACGATTGGCTGATTGAAGCTTCAATTGTCAATGTTAAAAAATGTCTTTAGTGCGTCTACACAATTGATCAAAATGGCTCGCTTATTCTCATGAGGATCAACGATGATCTCAAATAAGACTTTAAAGTTTACAATAGTCCCATCAACAATATTAACAGTATCTGTAAGAAGCCTGTATTGTGATAGATATGTCTTCAAGTTCTTTTTGAGAGCATATGAACATGCTTGAAGATTCTTATTCGAATCATAACTCAATGAAAATAAATTGATTGCCAGTGGATTTGCATGGCTTGGAACAATTCCTAGTGCAGGATTAATATCATCCGATCCCACAGATCTTGTTAGGTCATCCTTTTCCACATATACTTTTGCAATCGATCCAAACTTGGCCGGTAGTAAATATGATCTTACAATATAATCCTCTTTGATTACACATCTCTTCTGAGCATTGAGGTTTGCCTTGGCATTAAATGCAATACTATTGATGTCTTCCTCGGTTCTGCCACCTGTTGATTTTCCTGGGTTTGATGCTCTAATCGAATTTTTTACATCTGAGAGAGCAAGACTGTCCAGTGTTGATTCGGTTACTGAAAATGTTCATGTAGCATTTCCAACTTCTGTAATAGCTTTTGCCGGGACATTCGTAGCTAGACCTCCGCCGTCTCTATAGCTTATTGTTAAAACTGTATTTGCTGGAGCTTCACCGAATGTAGTCGTCTTTAAGAAATTTTCAGGATCGATTGCATAGTCATATTTATTATCAACGTTTGCAAATGGAGTACCAACATTATTTGGATTTGGGATAATCTCTTCATCATTAGACGTAAGAACTCCAGATCCAAATAGAACATATGTGAGGTTATTTTCATCAACCTCTGTTTCAAATCTCTTAGGAACTTTTTTCAATTTCAATAAATATGGAACTGAACCGCTATACGCACTCAATTCTGGATCATTGGCTGATGTATTTTGTTGCTCAACGAATACTGTATCCTGTGCCAATGAGTCGACCTGATACCATTTATTACCTTCTGAATCTGTAATTGAGATAACTTCAGAAACTGTTTTTGAAGGTAGCTGTATTTTTAAATATTTTTGTGGTGATGTGACAGTCTGGGTCATAGTTTTTGTTTCGCCAGACAATACACGAACTGTTTTTCTAATTAAAAAATGAGTAGGAATGTCAGAGCCATCAACGGCAAATATAACTACCTCTACATTGTTGCTATCAAGCTCAGTATCAATTATTGCAAAATTAATATCCTCTTGAGTTTCAAATATGTGGGCCGGACTCTTTGTTGAAATTTGCAGACCTGCACTAATTACTGGACAGTATCTGAGATCAGGAGTCTTTGCTCCAGTCGATCCAGTTGCAGGAACAACGATAAACACATCTTCATCTGTAATAGAACTTATGGCAGCTGTACTTTTATATCCAAATAGCTTAGCTCGTGCCAATACATTCTTCCGTTGCTTAGGATCAAATAGCTCATTAAACATGCTATCTTGATAGAACGATAGAACATCTCCAACGTATGCAGGTATTTCCATAAGCATTTCACCTGGAGATGAATCTGTGAAGTCTTTGTATGTGTTCCCAAAGTACGACTTAATGAATGTATAAATGTTTTCCCGTAAACCAGAGAAATCTCTTCCAATATAATTTACATTTTTCTTTACTGGCGTTGCCATTAATATTCTCCTATGATGTTAATACCACAATCTCTTCTGCGGTAACATCTATATTATCTTTAAGGTGAAATTTTATCTGAACACCTAGTATTTGAAGCTCTTTTTCGCTTGCAGATTGATCAAGAGCTATAGAATCTAGAGTTACCTCTGGTATTCATATCTCAACAGCTGTTGCAATATTGTCTTTAATTCTTTGTTCGTCTTCATCATCAACTTGTTCAAATATAAACTCTTTTAATCGTACGCCAAATGTAGGCTTCATTGGTCTCTCACCCACATTTGTTCTTAATAGTATTCGAATGTTTGCTCTAATTCTATCAAGCGAAGTTGTAGTAGCTCCAAACGGTGCACCAGTCAATCCAAATGGATAGTCAAGCCCAATGTTTTCTTCAGTAATTAATACTGTTTCAGAATCTGATCCTGTATAGTTATATAAAACTGGCATTTAGCTTATCATTCCTGTCCCTGTTACGGTTGTTGCAACTGGAGCCACAGTTACTTGTGCTGCCGGAGATCCTGCTGTAGGTATTCCGGGAGGTGCAATTCCAGCTCCATTCACTGTCACCAGAGCAGATTTTATATATGCATCAATGATATCTGCGAGTTCTGATGCAGCATCTTCTGGTGACTTGTTATTACTCTTAAAATACGCAGTCAGTTGCTGAACTAACTGAGGTTTTATTAGTGGCATCCTATATGATACCCTTTTGCATCATAGCTGTTGCTCTAGATGCCTTCTCAGTTTTTGCTGTTCCTGCCATTATTCGAGAATAGTCTGACCCATATAGCTTGTTGTGCAATTCTACAACTGCTGGATTATTTACATCAATCTTCTGACTTAAATCATCAACTGCAGTTTCCTGCCCGAAGTCTGTCATATCCATGGGAATATTTACACCGCCAACATTCAGCGAGACTGGTGCATTAGTTGTTTCAGGTTCTTCTTGAACGAACTGATTTGCAATCTCATTGATACTAGCAGCCGGCATGGTTTTTACCGGGCGAATTGATTCTGCGACAGGTTGTGCATTAATAAGCGATAAAGCATACTTTACCTCTTTACGTACCTGACGACGAATCATTTCCTGCACAGCTTGTGATTTGAGCAATTTAGTCATGTCTTTCTTCCATACTGGTCGAAGCATTCCTAACATTTTCTGTGCTAATTGTTTAATATCCATTTTGTCACTCCTGTTAGTTTGTTTTATTTACAGCACTTAGTGTGCCTGCAATCTTTGCTTTTATCTTTGTAAATATGGCTGCATTAATTGGAGGAGTAGAAGGTCCTGTTGCAGTTCCAACTGTCATCTTTAAGATGGCATCTACTAGCTCATTCATTAAAGCATCATACTTATTACCGAGAACAAGTGCCTCACTTGCCCCAGTACCTAAATAAATCTCTGGACTATTTATCGTTGTTTTTGTTTGTGTGTCGATATTAATATCTTGAGCCGCCGCAATTCCTATAGTAGCAGCTGATGATAAGAATATTGATCCTGCATCAGATGAAATTCGTATCTTATCTGATTTTAAATTTATTGCACTCCCTAGATCTTCACTTGGTTTATTTGAAGAGAATCCATCTGGAAATGTCTGAGATGAGTCAACATCTGCTTCACCAAATACTGATATTCCATGGGTATTTATATCATATTCTGCTCCTTGTCTATTTATATAGATCGAAGTGACAGAATTTCCGATTTCATCATATGAGAATATTAGAGTGTTATTGTGAAACCCTTTTATGATATTGTCTCCCTCTTTTTCAATAATCGGTATGATCTCTGAATCTGGTCCTACAAATGTTGTCTCTGAAGGTTCTTCAATCGGGCCTCCTGCTGCCATAGTATCTTCATAGCTATCAGCCGAATCATCAACAACTGTTTGTGTTTCAACTGGTGATAGAAAGTCAGAAATTATATCAAGATTGTCCGTGTCTGAATAGTTAATAATTCCAGTATAGAAGAACTTGCTCTGGACAGCTTCTATTTGTATATATGATCCAACAACTGGCTTGCTAAATGAATTGGGATCTTTTGGTGTTGCCACCTCAGACTCTGTGGATTGATTGTCTAAACCAGGGATATTAAACTCAATCTGTCCTACAACGTTCGATTCAGGTATTGAAACAACCTTTGCAACGAACATGACATTTTTTTCGCTATTTATACTCCGATCTATACTCCCAAATAAATCTGAAAACGAACCTTGAAACGTAGAATTATTTGATCTCATTACCGCTTTCTTCTTCGTCTTCATCACCCTCAAGATCAGGAAGATCAATTTCTAAATTCTTACATAGAACTTTAATTTCATTTCTCGTTCTATAGATTTGAAACAATAGGTCGTTGAGGTCCTTTGACTTCAGCTTGTATTCTTCAACGCAATCGTTGAGCCTATTAATTTGGTTGTTCTTGTCCTGTAGATCCATTTGATTTTCCCACTTTACTATCTATTGTATTTTTTATTACATCAGCTTCTCTAGCAATTTGTTTGGCCGTCTCTTTGGCTTCTTTAATGATCTCTTCCTTCCGCACTTCCCACGGTTTTGTTGAATCAATTTCAGCTTGAGCAGCTTGCTTTGTTGTTAAGAATTTCTGACTTACTGTTGCCAGATCAATATAGTGCTTCTTATTCTTGACAGACATGTCAATGAAATCCTTGATCAATGGTGCTGCAAATCCCATAATTGTTTCATAGTCTATCTGATTTTCACTTTCTCCATCATCACCCACTGGATTGTTAGCAAACACTTCCATAAGATTCGTGATAGTCGTCTTTATGAGCTCATCTTCTTTTTTTGTTTCATCGAAAATATGGCTTAACAAATCAGATACTGTTTTGCCTTCGAATAGCTCTTCTTTTAGAATGTCATCGGTCATTTTATTACTCCGTTTTGTGCACGTTATAGTAATAAATATAAAATTTTACAATTTTTCGCAAAAAAGCCCACCGATTAAAGTGGGCATGGATAGAGCATTGTCTGCTGGTTTAAATTGTAACTGATCCTGATATGATTTCACCTTTGTTGACGTAGTTCTGTCGGAGATGAACATATGCTGTTCGCATTTTCTTGATTGTCGGTGTAATATTCTTTGTCTCATGTCCTGTCATTTCACGGACATAGATATACAATTCTTTCTTGTTGGTGTTTTCAATATTCTGAGCATTAGCAAGCAGCTGTAATATTGAATGCATAATATCAATTTCCTTCTGTATTTTAATACCAATCTTTAGATGGTTGTCTTCAAACCATTTAGACATTTTACCAATGAAAATCTTATCGTCATTCTCATATGTGTCTAGATGCATAAGATCTGGATGATCAATATAATTAATGAAAGTATCATCATCATTTAGATCCAACCTGCGTCTGTATCTCTGTTGGGCCTGTTTAGATAGTCTAATTAAATGTCGTTTGATAATTGTACCAAAGAACGAATATGCTCTTGGTTTTTGTCCTGTCGATGTAAGTCTTTCTGGGTCGAATTTGTCGAATTTTTCTAGAATGTATGTGAGACAAATGGCTTTCAACTCTTGAGTCTCATATCCCATTTTAAAGAATCCATGATAGTTCCCATATGTGTTAATAATATTTTCACTTAATAGACTCAATGGTCGATATAGATTTTGTTCAAAAAAGTAATTTTTTTCTCCGACTGATCTCCACTCTGTTGCTAAATATTCTTTAACAAACTGTTCTTCCTTAGAACCAAAATAATTATTTGATGTGCTCTTCTTTGGCATCTGTTGATACTCCCATTCGTAATTTATTGTAAACCTTTTCGACCTCTGCTAAACTTGAGTCAATCATATTGAAAAACTCTGCCACCTTGGCATTTTTCTCATAATAAAAATTCATTTCAGGATTTGATGTTAGACTCTTTTTTACCTCCTGCAGTGTATTCCATATGTCTTCCAATACGTCATTTTTTCCATTGATCTCAGTAATCAGTGTGTCGATTTCCGCTTCGTGATCTTTAATCATATTTAGATAGAGAGAATTTAAGAACCAAAGCCTCCCTATTGTTGCTACCAATATAACCAAAAAACCTATTGAAAAAACAGTTATTAATTCCATCTTACTTTCCTTTTTCAGCTTGCATATCTAAATGCTCGCGCTTTTGTGCTGCCATCATGTCAGAAGTTCGTAGTATTTCTGTTAAGAGACAGATTTCGTTTGAATATCCATAACGTTTCAGTTGATTTCCACCATAGTTGCATCCATCATGGATTCGTATGGCTTGATATTCTTCAATGTCCATTGTGATGCCAAATTTCTGTAAAAGAAATAAGCTTTTGTCACAGTGTTCCAACCCAGCATCAGTTTCGTCATTCAGTTTAAAGTTAAATCCAAGATTTTTCCTATGCCAGTCGGAATCCTGAGGAACATAATTGGGATCTTTACCATCAGTGACCTTGCCTATGTCATGGAACACAGAAACAAAAACGCACTGTTCCACGGTGGGGACGTCCAATCCTTCTTGCTCATACACGCTTCTAATTAACAGCACATATGGGATTACATCTAATATGTGTTCAACCAGTCCTCCAATGTATGCTCCATGTCCCCCGGGAGAGGCAGGCGAGCTTGCAAAATCGGCTTCAATAGTCTCGAGCATGGGTCCAATCTGTTCCCAACGGTCAGCATATTTGAGATGCTTCTGTATAATTTTTTCAAGCTCTTCATAATTTTTGATTTGATCTTTCTCTGGGATTTTGTAAACGTTTCTAACAATTTTCATATTAGCCTCTTTTTTTAAGGATTGCTTTTAACTCTTCATTATCTGAGGCAAACTCAATAAAGTCGTCCAGATAACCTAGTATTTTTGTTGTTAATTCTTGTAATTCATTTTGCTGTAATGATGAAGCAAATTTAACATCTTCTCTCAGTTTAGAAACCAAGGCAGGACTATCACCATAATTCTCAGCAAGGAACGATAATGATATCGCTAGATACTGAATGTCAGTTAGAACTGTATTGAGATTTCCTGTGAGTTCATTACAAGTTTCAGATACTGCTACTATTCGTTTGAGCACATCTACTAATGAAGGTAGATTATTTGATGCTTGATTTGATGTCATCAGAGCTGAGCACCTTTTCCGTTATTGTTATTGGACCAACCTCACCCACATGCTCTTTAAAGGGAGCGTCTTCAGAACTAGCATCAATATGAATAGCTCCTTCAGATCCAGTCTCATTTCCTGTCAGTGGTGGGTGAACAATTACAAGTGGCTCGTCTTCAATCTTGACTTCATCTACTATAAACTCATGTTTTTTGGAAACCGATTTTGGTTTCCGAACGGCCGATGCAACCGATTTTGGTTTCCGAGGCTTGTAATAAATATCGCATCTATTAACTGTAGCATCAAATAGATCTCCCACAAATACTGCTGTAGGCTCCATACTAATTGCGACGCCATTCTTATCGGCCAAATATGTTTCAGTCTCAAACTTGTTGTATGGCAATTCTCTTAGATGAATAATCGTATATGTACCTTTGGCACTCTTAACAAGTATTGCTTTCCCAGGCCATGTGTGTGATAGATTGGTTCTCATAATACTATCCGTGAAGCAATTCTTTTTTAGGTCCAAGATCCTCAATGTCTGCAAACTCACGCAATGAGAAAAACAATACGAATTTCTTATCTACGTTATGCGAATTGACATAGTCATATCCTTCTGAAGCCCAGTAACCAATTACCGACTGAACATGCTGATCAAGATCTGGCCTATTCAGGTCAGTTACTGTTACTACTTTTGTGCGCTCTTTTGTCATGATGCATCCTTTATTTAAAAATTGGTGGAGCCGGGGAGAATCGAACTCCCGTCCGCAAAGCTTCCTTCAACAAGTCGTTCACAAGTTTAGTTGGTTTCTTTCAATTAATACGAATTTAGAACTCCAACAAATCTTATCGGCATGTATACTCATGGCCGCAGTGATCCAGTTTCAATTCGGTGAAACTTGTTGCATAAATACCTATTCGAAAACGACGTTAGACCTCCATTATCGAAGTCGTGGAGCTAACGGCTGCCTAATTCCTTAGGCTGCGATTGCGTAGTTTGTGCCAGTTATCTCTGGTTGTTTAGTTTTTAAGACTCACTCTGTCTACTTGCACTTATTGTCAAAAATCATCCCGTCGAATCCAGGTCGGCCCCAGTTTCTTATTTTACAGTCAACTTTTTATTACCTTTTGAATCTTTTACTTCAAATGCCGGTGCTTTCTCATCAAATTTAAGAGGAGTTGCCTCTTCTTCTCGAACCTGATCTACATCAGCTTGAGTTATTGGAGGAGGAGTATCTTTCAATCCTGCATTTTCTTCAGCTAATTCAGCATTTTCATCATTGAGAAGATCATTAACTTTAGTCAGTCTTTTGACTTCCTTTTCCAATGCTTTGAACTCATTAAGCTTGGGTGCAATTACAACAGTTTCATTGTCGTTAACACACTCAAGGTGAGCCAGCCGTACATCATCTGCAAATCGTAATTCATTACCAGCTGAAGAATTAGTCACAAATGTCTCACTTACGATCTTACATTTGTTTTCTATTTCACCGCCACATACGTCACAGAAGAATTTATTTACAGTTAGTTGTTCCATATATTTTCTCCTTGGTTAGTTGTCATTATTTATATAAATATATATAAAATTTGCAATAGTTTGATTTCTTTTTAGGCCTTTATGTCGATCGTCTGACCTGGGTGTGCTGGAAGTATAATCGAGGGCGTCCGTTTCTTCTTTGTAGATTTAGCTTTAATGGGACTAAACTCTGCCTCTTCAATTTCTTCCAGAAACCATTCTTCATTTGTTTGTTTCGAAAATATCCGCTGATCATGTTGGATCCCTTTAACGATAGAATCAGTGACACGATCGGCAGGTATCTTATGTAGCACTCTATACTTAGTGCCTTTGAATTCGATTATTTTCAATCTTTAGCCTTTCCACATTTGGGACAGAAATTATATCCCTTTTTGAATTTAGTGCCATCAACAGGACAATACTGCACCAAGTCTCTTTGATTGGCTGGTTGAAGACTAATTGGAAGTAATTGCAAAACAACCTTTGTATCTACAATCCAGTTAAAATCAGCCTCAACACTTTGAAATTCTTGATTAGAATTTTCATTCGACTTATTAATCCTTCCTGTCTCAATTGGCTCTGGTGCTGCCATTGATCTCATCAGCTTATGTCTAGCGTTCTTCTTTGGACTCTGATTGAGATTGGTGCTGCAATAATTTACAGTAGTATTTTCTGATATTCCACCACTGTTGCTTATTGTCGTATTGTACTGATCAAATGTATTGCCGTGAAATCCAAACCAATCTCCAGTATATGTAAACTGTGCTGGCCAGTTGGTTGTGTTATTCAATAGAGGAATAGGATCGTTTTCTTGATGAAATTCTACCTCTATTAATCCATTCTTACTGATTGCTGCTTTTGCAGCTGGTGAATCATCCACTTCATATGTGTTAAATTCAAATCGTTTCTTTGTTTCAATAAACCTGTCCAGAAAAATACGTTGGCCTGGGTCTATGATCAAATGTCGATTAGACATGTATTCCCCATTGAATAGAAATTTGACTCCATAACGGCGCTGAGTTGGATTGAATAGTTCAATCTCAAACTTGGCTTTGTCAGAAAGATATACTTTTCCACGGAATCTTTGTAATCTGTTTTTGTCAATTGAAATGTGTGCTTCGGGCTGAGTGCCCACTCTTTGAGTAGTGTTCATGATGTGTCTCCTTATTAATATCTCCACTTAACATTTTGTTGCTATCATGTAACAACTCTAAAGGTCTTCATGCCTCACGTTAAACGGATTCGAGTTATGTATAAATATATATCAAAGAGCAAAAAGTCGGTTTTATTAACTCCCAAAAATTAGTGCATAAACACCAATCCCTATAACTAAAAATGGAATTAGTGGAACAATTGGGATCAGTGTCCACCACCATTTATCTAGCCAGTCCCACATAGCTCGTTCTGCCAAGTGATCTTCATATTCATCATGATAAAATTCTTGATACATTAGTTACTCCATTTGGGAAGTTCTGAGACTTCTTTGATTTCATTTGCTTTCGGTCTGATTAAGGGCCAGATTCTGCTTTCAAATTCTTTTCCATCAAGAATTGCAAACATCATTCCGGGATATTTATATCCAGTAAATTCAACTGCATAGTCTTTTCGAACTGGTTCGCCTTCTTTATGCAATGCAAGATCAAACACACTTGCAACAGCTTTGCTATAATCATCTTCAACTTGTTTTTTAATTGCGTGATATTCTTTCCAGAGAGCAGTCACAATTGTTTGAGCCCATTTAAATAGTTCGTCAGGAACCTTGTCAATAATGTCATTGATATTATTTCCTTGACCCAACAGTCTCCAGATGCTTAGCTCTGATAATCCAGTTACGATTCTATGCAATTCAACATAGTCGGCAAACTTGATCTTCACACGATAGTTGTCTGACCCTGGCCAGTGTGCAACCCATCCTTCTTCATTTTCAGTATTAAGCTCTTTGATCTCATCAAAATCCCACTTACCTTCTAGAGTTTCAACAACATCAAATCCAAGAGCATTGTTTTTGTAATTTGGATATTCATACCCAGTTTCATTCTCAACAATAGTCAATAGGACAAGATCATCATATCCATTATAGTCAACAACAATTCTATTTTCTGGGTAGATCACTTCAAAGATGTATGTCAATCCTTCTTGAAATTTATCCAATTCAAATATGTCAGGGTGTTTTTCGTTAAGAACTTTCATAGCATGTTCAGCCTGATCAGATTCGAATGAGCCACGAGTAGCTACAACAACATATCCATCCCATTTAACAATTTCTAGGAATGATCCATCCATTTTCTTCGTCAATGTATAATTACCTTTTGGAAGATTCTCAAGAGTATGTTCACCTTCGCCAAGATTGAAGAATTTCTTTAATGGGCGTGAAACAATATTTCCTTCACCATCAAGGATCAAACCACGGCACATCATAGTCCACTCATTCCAATTCTGTTCGAACTGACATTTGTGAGTATAATTGTAGATGTATAAATCAAGAGTCGGATGCTTCTGAAACCTGATATATCGCTCGTCAATTAGTTCTTGTGGTATTTTAATCTTCATTATATCTACCTTTCAATTGGTATGATTCTCATAATTGTATATCCTGCATTATCAACAATCATAGAATAATCAATAGCATTTAAGTATTCAATCTGGATTGGGCCCACAACTCCAGTTGATATATGCCGAACAGTCACAACTTCACCCTTGTTATATTTCTCCTGTCGCATATTCTTCTGCTCTTCCGATTGATAGTCTTTTAGAAAAACAACATATTGATTAATCTTCATCGATTGGTCATATTCAGAATTTTCATCGCTGAATGGCTTGTTTTTCATTTTCTCAATTTGATATCGAGCTTCAATAACCAAACCAATGAATGCCAATAATATTATATATTTCATTTTGAATACCAAAGTTCTTCATAGAATCCAATTAGTAATTCATTCATCCGATCCCGACTTGGTTCTTCACGAAGCCACTTTCCAATTGAAGCATGCTCATGTGATTTTTTAATGTCAGCATCAAGGCTTTCTACATGCTGATAAAATTCAGTAGCATTTTTATAGAAATCACCTTTCCGAATCTCTTGTAAAACGGTAAGAAGGCCGCTATCCTTGAAATTTGGAGTTAACATCCCAGTCTGAATAATTTCTAATCCATTATACATCATGCGAATTGTGTGCATTGCATATTTTGAATCATATGGATCTTGAGGATCTCCACATTTATATTTTTCACGTAAGGATCCATGAGAAGACTTATGCTTGCTTTGTTGAACCTGTCCCCAAGCATATCCTGAGTAACTATTATAGCATTTTAGAGATAAAAAGTCATCACGATTGTCAAGGAACCATTTTGCAAACAAGGGATGAATATATTCTGCCGTACCATTCATGAATAAAAGTTCAATGACATTAGGACTTGCATTTGAGGCCAGCTTAACAAATTTTTGCAAACCATGGAGCATTGCATCTTCAGTGTCAGGCCAGTATTTTTGTTTATCTCGCGTTAGGCTACCAATTACTTCTTCCTTAGTATTCACAAACACCCCACGATAATCATAGTCAGACTCATCTGTGTGAGTTGAATATCCTCGTGACCCTGCAAGAACAAGGTAGAGCAATTTCTCTTTCTCAAAATCTTTGATATATTTTACAATGTCAGACATATTGCTTCCTTCTAAAAATAATAAATTGACCCAGCATATTGTGGGTATTTCTTTTCGGTTAATTTCTTTGTCGCATGAACAGCACCTTGGAATGTAAATGAATAGATGTAATGCTTTTCAAGCCATTTGATTCTATTACCTCTGTGTGCCCTGACAATTCTATCGTCAAAATCTACATAAATGAATGGCTCAATAAGATGACCTTTTTTGAATTTTTGTAACCATTTCATTGTGTACTCCTTTGGTTGTTACTGCAATATACTATACTGCATTAACAAATGAAACCGTTATTTTAGAAATCTCCATATTCTACTTGAAATGTTGGTAGTCCAATTTCTTGTCTCCAGTTGTCTACTACTTGATTTCTATCATCCAATACAAATAGAACATTATATTGCCCTCTGATGTGAGCATCATATAGCTCTTGCTTGATGATAGAATCTTTGCGTTGATCATTTGGTGCTCTCATGAATAGATTGTCACCATAGACAACTTCGATCTTCATCTTTTCTTTGAACCAGCGGATTGTCTCATCCTTTGCTGCTCCATCACGACCTGATAAGTAGATCATTTTTACATCATCATACTCTTGTGTCTCACCAGCTAACTCATAACCATAGCCAACGAAATCATTACTGTTTTGAATTATTTTAATCAACTCTTCTACAGGTTTATTCACATCATCTCTGAATACATTGTGCCATTCAAAAGGTCCACGCTTTCCATTCATAAGAGCTGCTGTTCCATCAATATCACAGATAACTGCTCTAGGTAATGATTCATCTTGAACAATGTACTGTCCAGCTCTATCAACTGGTGGGTAATATGTCTCTTCACGAATTTTCATATTCTTAACATATTTATTAAACTGGTTCTTAACTACATCAGCTCCGACTTTCTTTTCACGAGTCAAATCTCTTTTAAGCGCTTCTTTCAGAGTGATGTCCATGTATTTTTCAACAACAGTAATATTACCAATTTTTTCAGCAATATTGTGCCATTCAGTAACATACTTTTGTCTCAAGTTCATATCGTCAGATATAACATTGAATCCTGCACGTAAAGCATCTTCAGCCATTCGGTGTGTTGCTTTTGAAATCAAATTTTCTACTCTCATATTGCCATAGAAATAGTCGTTAATCATAAATCGAAAATCATCTCGATTTATTCTAACCCAGCTATTTGGATCTTTAGCAACCATTGCTTTTGATTTTGTAGATTTACCAGACCCTGGTATTCCTCTCATGAGTACTAATTTTACAGATTTTTGTTTTGTCAATTTATTAGTCCTTTTTATATTCCAATAATGCTTCTATGATATTGACATTTGCAACTGGGCTTTCAAATCCGTGCTTGCTCTCTGTTATAATTTTAGTTATTTTGTCAAGAACGATTTCAGCCTTATGCCACTCAATGATGTCCGTGGCGTCACCGCCTGTGAACTCTATTAATGCAACTAATGTTTCAATGCTCACATTAATCTCTCCAGAGCTCTGCCCATAGTCGTGTTTCTTCAATATGTATTTTCAATACTTTATCAGGGAACTGTGCCTGCATATAAAGCTGAATCTGAGTGATAAGCCATCCCTTGGCACCAATGATATACCCAGGTCGAGTAGTCTTAATTGTGACAATATATTCATTGTCGGCATTGATCTTTGCAGTGACGTCATGAATATCATGGAGATAGTCGTGATCACCTAAGCTATTGGAACCAAAATTCACTTCTCTATTCCAATGAAAGAATTGATACAGCTCTTTCCTGAATGGCTTCGAATTGATCTCTTGTTCATAGCCACATTTACGTGCCAGCCACAGTGTTAATCCCATTTTTGATCTCCTTTAAGCATACATTGCTGCTGGATCTTCAAAGCCAACATGTGTTCCGCCGGCTGGATCTATCCAAACTCTATGTTCACGAGCATGCTCTTCATATTCTTCTGATGCCATGTATGAGGTCGTGAACAATCTATCACTTGTCATACCAAAACGTGATGCAACCTTTTGAAGCAAGGCTTCATGTTCTTCATCTGGGAAATCAACCGTGCTGAACTCACCAAAATCGATTGCATGACTCATTTCAACTGACTCATTGTACCTCTCCATCATAGGCTTGACGAGTCTTTCATAAGCTTTTGTTGCGATTCTTTCATTCTTTGTAATCATGTTAACTCCTTTTGTTGTTACCATAATATACACCCTGCAGCGCCAAATGAAACAGTTTTAGTCATCTAAATTGAAATGATGATCAATTTCTGGACAATGACATGTCTTCTTTTTATTCTTAAACTTCTTTAATAGTCCTGCAATCAGTCCAAATAGAAATGCACCGATTGAGACCTCTACAACTCCACCACAAATACACATTATCTCTTAATCTCCTTTATTGCGTTGATGACATCAATACTGCCATCTAAATATGCCCTGTCAAGTTCAGTTTTAATCAAGTTCAAATTGCCAGGTCCCACTTTTTCACCCATTGCGTCTAGCATTACTTTGATCCTATCCATTGCCAGTGCTACTACTCCATCTTTAAGTTTATCTAGATTATAGTCCATTAGATACCTGCTACGCTCAGACCTTTTCCGGTCAAATATGCATTTGTAAGGTAGTACTGATTCTGAGTTACTGAGCCGGACATAAGCTTTTCAGTTAAAGCATTCCGATATTTTTCAGATACGCTAAAGCCTTTGGTTTCTTCATTAATAAAAGAAATAAGATCTTCAGGATTTGACGATAATGTCATAAGCTTCTGATAATTTTCTTTGACAAAACTGGTGAAAGATTTGGGATTTTTCGAGAGGTCTTTTCTCATCATTGTTGCTTTATTCATTGCGAACTCCTTTTGTTGTTACCTGAATATACACTTCAAAACGATTAGATGAAAGGTCTAATCTGGGATAAGTTCGAGATTTACAAAGATTGCCACAAGCAATACACCAAATGCAACCCAGAATCCTGCTCCCATCCATATGATTGCAAAACCAATCCACTTTGAACTGTTTCGAGCGACCTGTTTTTGCCTATATGTAAGGTCAGCTGTGTTAATCTCTGTCCCGCCAATTGTGAATTTTATGTCTGTATCTTTCATTATTCTGTTACCTCATATTCTTCTTTTCCAAATTTGATTGATTTAATACTGGCCAATTTGATGTCACGAAGGATGATCTCGTTTTCAACATCTTGCCGTCCTGAACCTTCACGTTTCTTGGGAAGCCATTCAGTAAGAAGCTCTGGATCAATTGCTTGACCTTCATTGAAATATTGAACCGAATCAACACCAACATTCTCAACCTTGAGCTGAAGATAGAAATTACCTTTATGCTCAACAAATTTTCCACCTTCCATGACCGTTCCCCAAGCCCTTGGTTTGGATTCAAAAACTTCTTCAACGCCTTCTTTTCCACGTTGGTTATTTACTGACTTTTCATAGTCAAATCCAATAGCTCCATTGAGATAAGAAGCTTTTGTAATCTGTTCATGGTAGGGATTTATTGCTCGTCCAGCTCGTCCACCTTTGGCCATTTTGACCGGTGATTCGATTGAACATGAAATGAATGTAACTCCACGATATTGATTTAGCTTTTCAACTAACTCTTTATGTGTGATTTTTTGCATAACAACTCCTTTGTTTGTTGCCACAATATACTATAGAGATGACTTGGATGAAACAGTTATTTCGTCCAAGTCAAATAAAAATAGAACCACTTTAACAGATCTATAAGATCTCTATAGAACAACTTTAACTCTCGGCAGGTTTATATAGCCAAAAGATTACATACTCTCCAGTGATATTAACTTCCTTCTGGAGGAATGTTCGTAGCTTGCCATGGAAAAACGGTTTATCATCAATCTTCTCCGTGTCAGGATTAATAAACTGAACAACTACATTTGTAGAATCTTTGTCCAGCTTCTGTAATTCGTGATATTCTTCACGACTGATTGACATGCTTTTCCGATCGTAGTAACTTTTACTTGTTGGTGCCACAACTCGGTAAGCTTGGTGTGTATTTCCATGCTTTGAAGCTTTCACTTCGGTTATTTTGAACTGTGCGTCTTGCATTCTTCTTCTCCTCTGATTATGGGTTATTGTATATAGTGAAATATGCAATAGGTCCTTCGATTATCGGTTTTTATTTCTTGATAAGTTTACATTCAATGAAATCTTTGTTCCATTTTACAGCATCCATCTCAATACCAAATATTTTAATAGCATGATCAAGATGTGCTAAAAGCATCCCATCCCAAGTTGCTGTATGAACAAAATGTTCTCTTTGACCATCAAGCATGTCACCATCATCATCAAGAATTACATAGTTCTCTACTTCAGGATGTCGATCTAACCAATCTTGAATTTCGTGTCCACGACTTAAATCATAGAGATGTATAGTTTGCCAGTCCTTGTGGAGCTTTTTAATGAGATCATATTTTTCAAGTTCGCGATACAATCTTGATTCAGGATCAATGACGCTATCTTTCTTTCCACCTCGCCAAGTTGACGAGATCACAAGCTGAATTTCTGGATCAGCATCCAATATCTTCAATAATCCATTAGTGCAAACTGGATTAAATTCTCTATAGTTTGATGCCCAGGTTGCTGTAGTCAATACACCATCGATATCTAAAAATATTACTTTCATTTAAATACCCTTTTTGATACTTATTTTATTGTCAACAAAGCAATTCTTATTACCCATATAGTGCTTTGTACCAAACATCTGCATGATTCTCCATAGCTCTGTTGTTAGAAATCCATCTTTGATCTCTTTTTCATAGGCAGAATATTTCTCTTCAAAACCAAAATCCACATCAACAGAATCAAATAGAATTACATACCAAAGTCTATGAACACTTCTTCCATAGTCTGTGAGTTGAACAGTTGCTTGATCATTCATATTGAAATCTGTTGGTGGAACTATAAGAGTAGAAACTTCGCGATCTCTTCTACAATAACAGCAATCACAATTATTTACTGACATAATTCCTCCTAGAAATTAAATATTTGAACGCGCTTGGCTTTGATGAATATACCTTTCATATTCTCAGCACCAACTGTATTTAGTGAGTGAATAAATACCTGCTCCTTGAGACCATTTACTCCTTGATCAGATAGAAACATACTGAATGCATATCCAGTATTCGGATCAGTACTTTCAACCATTACTTTTCCATCAAGATCATGATCTAAGAAATATGCATCAAAAGGTTGGTGTTCATTCCAAAGCAATTCAGCATTTTGAACTGTGCTTGCTTTGAATATTTCAATTTTCACATCCTTATAATCTTCAAATGGTTTTGCGTGTGCTCTTATTTGATCGGCAAGATGGTTGTTAAACCATTCCATTCTCTTTGGATTATCTTCAAGAACAAATATCTTGAAGTCTTTTTTATCAGTCATTATTTCAGATCCTTCCATTTATAATAGCACTGATTGATGGTCATGTCAACCGATCCAGAATAGTTATCTTTTGAATCAAGATACAATTCAACAAGCTCGGCATCAATTTCACTATATGGAAACATATTCATTGCGTGCCCTTGGATATTTGCCAATGCTTCCTGAACAGTTTCCATTCCACATTCTTTTCCAATTCGAAGAGCTTGATCTAATTTCATTACTTGTCATTCCATATTTTAAAACCGTTTAATGTCGTCATATACTGATCGCTTTTACAGTTCCAGCATACTCTTGTCCACCTGTATTTCCCGTATAGCCAGTTATGTAAGCCTAACCAGCATAGCATATTTCTAAACATTATATTATCTTGATCATGTCAAGTTGAAGAAGAGGCTGTAAGCTAGGTTGGGCGATTACAAGAAGATCGTGCTTTGAATCCCACCCACTCCAATAGTAGTCTCCGTTTTCTCCCCAAGACATAATTGGCGACATGCGAATATAAGTCGTTTTCTCTATGTCGCTTTTCCTGACAGCATACCCAATATATTTGTTGAATTTTTTGTGTGGCTGATACCCTGTGATGATTACAACATCGTCATTTTTCGTTAAGTAACAACGCCCAACTTTAAGTTTCATCTGTAACCTCTTTTCTTATCCCTCTATTACTAAGTGAAATTTGTTTGCCGCTACAGGTAGCTTGACCTTCCGGCCATTAAAAATATTTCTAACTGTATAAATTGTGTTTGTACCATCTTTTGTTGCTGAGTTAAATTCAGCCATGAATTGTGTTTCGTCATTAATAACTTCAATTACATCAGGTAAATCATTATAATCAAGGCCAAGCTTTTCAGCTGTTTGTGAAAAAGTGTTGTCGGAATAATTCATCTGAGACTTGTTGAAGGTGCGTACGTCCATGTGGAACTCCTTTTGTTTGTTGATTGAATATAACCCGTGAACGGCCGTGCTAAAACAGTTTTATTGCTGATTGGGATTAAAGTTTTCCTCCGGAACCTCTGATTGTAGCTGAACTACATTTTCAATTAGCTGCTGATTCCCATCCATCTGATACCATTCGGCAAACGGAATATAATTTCCCAGTTCCCAAATTCGATATCCACTATTGAACAGTGCTTGCATTTGAGCTCCATGAATGACTTGATCAATATACCATTCTTTGGGCATACATTGTTCATGATTACAGCGGCCACATCTTGCTTCTTCCATAGTGCTACTTGGAAGTCTATCAATTTTGGTGTTTTCTGTAACATCGCAACAGACACAATTTGGCTCTAACCACTGTGACTGACCTGCGAGTGCCATCTTTTTTTCCATCTGATCTTGTGTAAGCTTGTTCTCACCATGGACAATTTGACTTTCTGGTCGGGTTATAGATCCGGCTGATCCATCTAATACTTGTAAAAATCCATTAAGTACGTCGCTTAATAAATTTGGATTGAACGCATTTCTCAACTGCTCAATCTGTTCGTGTAAATGCTTAAGATTGTCTGACATCTATGTTTCCTTTCGATTATTTACTTTTACCACATAAGAACCAAGATCAATTTCTTCAATTTCAATTTTGCTGGTTGAATATATAATCTGATCCTGTATTAATTTTTTGATTATTAGATCTCTGACATCTTCTAATTCTATCTCAATCAATATTTCTTTAGTTATTTTCATAGTGAATATATTTTCTATTGACCCATGTTGCTATCTGAACCTTATTAAAATGGAACAGAACAGCTTCATATGTGAGATGAATAGGCGTGTCTTTGTCGAATTCATCTCTGTCATTTTTAAAAGGTCTTCCAGTAATTGGACAGACTCGTGCGTTGATTCTATCCCAAATAATCTTATCAATTTTAGCCATTAGCTATCTCCAATATTCTTTATTAATTGCTGCTATAACTTTTCTATTTGCATGAGGATCTCTAACAATAGATGCAGATATCTCATAGTATTCTTTTTTCATCTTCTCTTTTGCTTCCATCTTCTTAACAACTTGAGACCATTCGACCGGCTTATAATCCCATAGATCAACACATACATCAAATGACAATTTATGCTGATGTTCAAATGCATTTCCATGTGAATGCCCATATAGATGCCATGATCCATGATAGGAGGCATTCCACTCTGATAATTGATAGTGACAGAATACTGCCCTTTGGCCTTCTATTTTTGTGTCCCATAGATCTTTGATAAATTCATATCCCTTTACTTGGCCTCTATAATCATGATTGCCACGAATGAGAATTTTTGATCCATTCAGTGCTTGTAAATATTCTTCAGGCCTTTTCCATGCAAAATCACCCACAACAATTACTCGATCATGAGGACCCACAACGCTATTCCAGTTTTCTATTAGCACCTTATCCATTTCATATTTGTTCTCGAATGGCCTTTCACAGTGCTTGATAATGTTGCCGTGTCCAAAATGCTGATCAGATGTTACAAATGTTTTCATTAAACGTTTCCTATATAAGTATGTTGCCAACATGAATCACAAAGCTGTCCAGCTCCTTCAACATAATATAGTCTTAGGGCGACATTTGTGTCTCTTCTATAAGGTGTTTCGGCGCCACAAGATACGCAAAGCTCTTTATCGCTTTTCTTGCTCATGTCGACATTCTTAGAATAAACATTCTTAAAATTGTGTTGCTTTTGACCAAACATACTATTGATCGTGTTTGCTGCCCATTGCTTTTGTTTCTCAAACATTATTCCGTTCCTTTCAGATTTATAACTGCTAGCATAATCCAACTTTCATTCCAGTTGGTTGTTAAAGCACTTCCCCACTGAAGGATATTTCCTTGCTCTAGTGGAACTTCAATAATTCCAAATGTTTTGATTTCATCATCTGGAAAATTTTCATATAGAATGGTTCCAAATTCTAGCGGATCATATTCATAGAGATGTGTTCCTCCATTATATGTCCATGTTGGAGTTTTTCTCTTTGGAGTGCTAATTATAATTGTCTCTTTAGTAACCGACTTAATTGATTGAAGATATTCTCCAATTCGTTCTGGTGGTAGATGCTCAAACGTCTCAATTGAAGTACATACATCAAACTTATGAGACTTGAAATATTCTTTTAGCTGAAATATATCAATGGCAGTAAATTTCATTCGGCTAGATGTCATTCGTCTAAATGCTTCATCACATGCATCTGAATCTAAATCGATTCCATGAACACTTGAAGCTCCCAATGCTTGCAATATTCCAGATCCATAGCCATACCCACATGCTGCATCAAGTACGGACTTGTCTTTACACCAGTGAGATGCGATAGCATATCTGTCAATCATCGTAGACGTGTTGGGTGTAGCTACTCGATCTATTTCACCGATGTGAGTATTATCTGAGGTTTTCAACGTATATTTCCTTATGATATTCTGAGAATGTCATAAATTTACAATCATACAGTCTCTTCAGTTCTACAATCTGCTCTCTCCATCCTTGGAAATTTTCAGCATTGATGTTGTTTGCATTTCTAGCCATTTTAGAATTGTTGGCGTGTGCATGAAGAATGACTCTGTCGTTTAGATCGATATGAAACATTTCAGTTAGTGGATTAATTGTATTGTCATGTCTATGATTTGGGTGTGAGACAACATATTGAAAATAGTGTTCGGCCCATTGCAATGATTCTCGAGTAATTAACCAACCTGGAGTTTTAAATCCAACTGGCCTATGCCCTATTAGATTCCATTCATATAGAATCTTATTGAACCTCTCTTTAATCTCTTCAGTTTCTCGAAGTGAATCAAACTCTGTTTCTCGAGAAGTTCCTGCAATTAAATGTGAATATCCATGAGAGGCTAGTTCAGCCCAGTCTTTCCGATCGTTCCAATACTTGAAAAAATCTGGATGTTCACTCACTGGAAACTTATAATGATAATTGGCTGGAACAAATAATGTAAATTTTGCTCCAAACTCCTCGTTCAAATAATTTAGATACTCTGATTGTTCATCACGACCATTGCACCACCCTTGTTCTGGATGAGCATCGTCAACAGAGAACAACACATATTTCGTTTGCTTAACCATTAAATATTTCCTTTACTATTGTATTAATTGCTGTTTCAGAACCAAGGTTCATCTGCATTGTGTCAAATTTCTTAAGACTATCTCTAACTGAATCTTCAGAAACTGTAACATTTAAGCTTTGTTTTGTAAATGCAGTTGGCATTCCATCATGTGTCTTATGAACAATGTCATTATGAATAAAATACTCATATTCTAAATCGTGTGCATTCTTCCATATTAATGAAATATTTCCATAATTAGTCTTCATGTGATCCATGCAAAGTGTATTTTTCCATGTCGGTTTCATTTTAAATATCCTCTTATATTTCAGTTATACTAAATAATTTCCAATGATTTCATCAAAGGCAAACGGTGTTATGCCGTCTTCTATTGAAAATACTGTGTCAGCTTCTTCTTTTGTGTCTACAAATGTAGATCCTCTACCAACACCATGCATAAGAAATAGATCATAGAGATTAGGCTTGACCATATTTACCATCGCATATGCTGTTGCTTGGATTCCAACCATATTTGCCTCAACAGTAGAACTCCAACCTCCATTAGAAGACATTCCTGCAAGATCTAGCCATATAACCTCACGGCTTTCAAGATCTATAACCAGTGGCATTACAGCTCTTGTCTCTGAAGTAACATCAATTTTATTTGCTACCGTTTGAGGTGAAAATATTTCCCCACTATTGACTTTGCTTCTATCCATCCATCCAGCATAGCATTTTGACATATCTGAAAATTTTTGTCCACTATAACTATAGACATTCATCATTACATATTTTGCTCCACTCTCCAATGCAGCTTCTATGTTAATATCAATAAATTCAGCTGCTCCATTTGGAGCTGAAGTGATGTCTCCACTATGACAAGAGCCCATATCTCCATTGCGTAAATTTGTATATGAGACATGAGAGTGATAGCTGAAGTCTGGCTTTAAGAATGCAGCACTCAAATCTACATCAACATTTCCACCTTTCCAATAGATGAAAAATCGGACAGCTTCTTGAGATTCTGATAATGAGATTCTTGATCCTCGGACAATAGTTTTTAATGATTTTGATGCTGATCGTTGTGAGAATGGTACAAGATATCCCTTTAGGCTCTCATCAATAAATACATTTCCCAGCGTTTCAAGCTTAGAAAATCTATCTACCAGTGTAACCAAACATATATCTGAAATTTCTTGACATACTGATCTTTTGATCTCTGGTTTGTCAAATGGCATAATTTTTGTTTTAGCTGTTCTACCCTTTGGCATTATCACGGTTGGTAGTTCTTTATATCGATTCATAAAGTGATTACGAACTTGTAGTAATACTGGAGTTGATACTTTTCTTGCAACTCCTTCAAAGGCTTGACAAACTGCTCTTTGAGAATTTGAATAAGTGTTTCTTCTTAACAAAACATCTAGCTTTCTTGCAAGCTCACCTGGGCGGTTCTTCAGCATTGATAAAAGATTACTAATATCAGGATCGCTCAACTCTCCCTTAGCTAATATTGTTTCAATACTGCCAGCAAATGTAGCACCAAGGTTGTCGTTGAATGTCTTTTTAAATATGTCTGCTGCTTGAGCAAATCTATTTGAATAGTCTCCTGGGTGTAGTTTCTCACCAAGTCTAATAAAGATTTCACGGCGATGTTTGATGTCATCTGCATAGAATTTTAATTCATCAAATAGACCCAATAGGAACTGTCGTTCTGGTCTATTGAAGTTTCTAAATTTTGTATTATCTGACAATGATACATCTCCATCAGACATAGCCACAGACAACCTTAAAATATCAGTTGCTGTTGAATATGATTTTGATAGAATGTGTCCCAGGGCATGAATATCTGTGATATTCTTAAGAAGCAGATTTGTAGTAAATGACAATACTTCTTTATGAGTAATACGATTTGGCATGTATTCTAGAATTTCGTCTTTGTAGTTTTCCACAAAGAATGTGATATCTTCAAAATCTTGTTCTGATAATGAAGTAGTTGTGTTCAACATGTTATTGAAAATAGTTAGAAATTCGTGTTCGTCTCCCAGCTCAATAACTGTTAATTTCATTTCACTCTTTGGAAGAGCAGCTCTCTTATCTACATCATATTTTGGCATGATTCTAAGGCCAGCCCAGTTTCCCCAGTAGTGCATCATAGCATTAAAGAATAATTCTGCATCACTAGCTTCCATAACTTGTTTTGGAAAGTTAGGGTACATTGGTTCATACTTGACATCAGCACCTAGCATCATCTTAAGATCATTTACCAATCTAGTTGAAAATGTTCTAATGCCCTCAACAGAATACCACTGTAAGACATTCAGCAAATCACTAGATAGTGTATATCCAAGACTTTCAATATTTTTCAATACTGTAAGGATTGCAATAATAGAATCATATTTTGGTTTTTGGTCGCGGATTGTTGCGTGAAGAGGTAGACATACTTTACTTTGTCTACGTAAAAACATTGTGTTGTTCATGTGAACTCCTTTTTAAAAGTTATGAGGTAATCAATGACTCTGATATTCGATTATAATTTAGAAGGAAGAATCAATATAGCCTCAATTGTTTAGATGGAAATCGGTAACTCTGGATTTAGCAGATCGGCTGCCTTTGTCCCCGAAGGGCTTCCCGGCCGGCCGATTTTCTCGTAGTTATTAGAAGGAAGAACTACCATAGCCATCAATTTTGTAGAATCAATATTGCTCACCATTGGAGTAATAAGATTCAATTTGTTTCAAAAAACATTTAGTAGCGGAGGGTGGATTCGAACCACCGACCTCTTGGTTATGAACCAAGTGAACAACCAGACTGCTCTTCACCGCAATTTAATAATAACGGTGAGAACATTCTGTGTCATTGAAAGGAGTTCACATATATGAACATTCTCACCTAATTGTTTCAAATAACATATATAAATATATATCTATATACTGGAAATCAATTTAATGTATAAAAAATTCCATTAAATTTGCTGTGCGGCCTCTTTGAACTGATCACAGTATTCTTTTGAATTCTTAAGTCCTGCTCCAGTGTCTTGCCTTACAACCTTTACGGCTTCAATGAAATGACCAAGCACGATGTTTGCCATCATTTTTGCAAAAGTCAGATCTGAAATATTAATGAGAGCAATCTTATCTTCATAGTTTGAAATTGCTTTCTTGATCTGTTCAGATTTTTCAATATTAAAACGAGTTGGAGTGTTTTCATCTGAGTAATAATTTTCAGAAATTTCACTGGCCAAGGTATTTACAGTTGCCAGCATTGCAGCAAGAGCACCCGATTCGTCATCAGGCTGAAAAGCTCTTTTAAATTTATCGTTCATATAATCTGCAGCTTTCATTGTTTACTCCTTTAGTTGTTGCTGTAATATACACTTAACTTGCGCAGATGAAACAGTTATTTTAAATGATTTGCTCAGGCTTGCCGTTATAGTGACAATGAAACTTTCCCAAAGTGACATCTTCGTGCATGTGTCCAAAGTGCCATTCATCGTATTCAATATTTGCTCTAATATGAGATAAAAATCTTGAAGTTGAACAATTTGCTTTGTGCGAAATAATCATCTCAACAACCTCAGTAGGACATGTGTGAGTAAAAACATAGTCAAACTTATAGTCATGTTCAGCAAGAATATCTAGTGCCAGCTCTTGTTCTGCATGGCTCTGAACTTCTTCTGGCCACCAAGACAATCCTTCAGTCCTCCATGCTTTGTCATGAGATTCAGCACCTCCAAAACAGAATATAGACTTGCCTTCAATATTTAATACAGAAGGTCTCTCAGCCATAAAAATTGAATCGCTAATCTGTCGAACTCGGCCACCAAATTTTGTCATTAAAGGATATTCTCTTAATCGGTGCCAATTCTCATGATTTCCGGGGACGATGATTGTAGTGAATTTCTGCTCATTAAACCATTTGATCCAATATGCTTCACCATTATCCATCTCACCTTTCCAGATCACACCCCAGTCTCCAAGAACTACTAAAATATCATCCTTTGTGAGTTCTTTTTTCTCTGGCCAATTTTTACTGTTGAGCTTTCTCATGTCAATAGGACAATGATTGTCTCCACATACAAATAATTTCATTCTATATTAATCCTTTATTTTATATCCAACTAGGTCGCGTCCATAGTCGAGCAGTTTCAATTCCTTCTTGACGGCCTTCTTCTCTAGCAATCAATTTTGAAAGAGCTGTTAGATCTTTTTGTTTATCCAGTGTTGCTACGAAATCAGTTAGCGTCTTGATGTGATCTTTCCTCATCTTATCAATTTCTTGTGCTTCACTAAGACTATGTTCAAATAATTCAATTAATAAAGTATTTGTATCGTTAAGGATTTGTGAAACAGTTGCAAGATCTAATGTGTCGAGATTGTTTTCGAATATTGCCTTCTGTATTCTAACGTTAGCATCAACAATGTTATTAACTCTCTTGACCATACCATCAAGTTTTTCAAATTTGTCGCTCATTTTATAACCTTTCGTTTTATGTTTGTGCGGGATAGGAGACTCGAACTCCTGACTCATGCTTGGCAAGCACACGTATTACCACTATACTAATCCTGCAATAATTAATAATGTAAGGGCGTGAAGCCTTCTGGAATAGTGTCAAACATATTTTCCAATTCAACCTTGATAGCTGCCCTAACGAGAGGATCAAGATTTACATTATAAAGATCGCTATTCAAATTTTCAATTCTCTTTAAAGCTTTTTCTACATATTCTGTTTTCATAATACTACCCTTTATTTTATTGGCGGAGGAAGCAGGATTTGAACCAGCAACTCGGAGTTACCGAGCCACACTTTAGCAAAGTGCTTGACGTACCAATGTCGATTCCTCCAATTATTTTATTAGTCCAGCTATGATGTCTGCAACAATATCTGCAGCTTCATCATTATTATCATGAAGGTCTGCCAAATAGTGTCCAAACAAATGTCTTGCATGATATATCGATTCACAATCTTGCTCTTTTATTCTTACATAAATTGGTGGGCATGTTGTGTCGCATTTATCAGTTCTAAATGAGGGGGCAATGCCGGGAATTTCTAATCCATGGTAAATACATAGCCTCATAAATTCTTTTTTTACATCTTCATATGAGCTCAAATTGACTCCTCTTTGTTTTGTGGGCCGGGCAGGATTCGAACCTGCGACCTGCCGATTATGAGTCGGTTGCTCTAACCAGACTGAGCTACCGGCCCTTTGTAAACTTTTTGACGAAATCACACAGTATGACACTTCCAGCAATGATCCATCCAGCCCAATATATGATCAGTATAAAATATTCCACTAAACAGTCATATTTTTAAAATATTGTGCATTGTCATATTTGACACGAAGTTGAGCACATGCATCATCAAAATCAATTGCACTTCTGACGAGTACAGTATCCCAGGTATTTTCATACCCCTGACAATATATCTGATGTTTGAATTTAATTAAGAAACTCATATAGACTCCTTGTAACATTTCTTATGTTATGTAACATTTGCTTTGTTAATGATCGGAAATAGTGTTACAGTACTCCCGGAGGGATTCGAACCCCCAACCTACGGTGTAGAAAACCGTTGCTCTATCCAGTTGAGCTACGGGAGCAGATTATTTACCTTTGATCAAGAATGATAAGACTGCTGTTAAGCTCCATGCCTGCCAGTATGTAACTGGAGCAATAGCGAGATAAGTAACAATCAACCAGTTCCATAAATGCATCATAGGGATTGCAAGTACGAATGACGATAAAAATATGGCCAGTACTAAACCAATTCCACCAAAAATTAATTGAATCAATGCGTTCATTTGTAACCTCTTTCTTTGTTTATTCGTTTTCATTACGATCATAGATAACAATCGGTAATGTGTTTCTGATAAATTCTCTGAATTCTGCATCAGTTGCTCCTGTATTATCTACATTTGCAGCAATTGTTTGAACAAAATTGTCTGCAGGAACGACCGGCTCTTCTTGTACTGGTGATCCATCCGTTTTGATAAGCTTCCAGTTGTTTGGTAATTTCTTATCCATTAGTCGATATCCTTTGTTTCTTCATTTAATTCTTCTAATGAATCGAATGGGCCATAAGTCACAGCATCCATTCCTCTTAGATCATGTAACCAAAAACCCGACTTATCTTCAATCATTTGAAATCCATCTCCAACTGATACTAAATAATCATGAGAATATTCAGACTGATTAACAGCCAGCTCATTGTTTAATTTTTCTAAGCCTTTATAGTCCATTATGAAACCCTTTATTTTGTTGAATCAATATAACAATATCAGCGTACAATGAAACAGTTGTTTTGCGGAGGCTGAGGGACTTGAACCCCCAAGCGGTGTTACCCGCCGACTGTTTTCAAGACAGCTTCCTCGTCCAGCCGGACAACCTCCCTTGGTTTGAATCGTAGAGGGGACTTGAACCCCCATAATCCGGATTTGCAGTCCGGTGCCTAAGCCATTTCGAGCCACTACGATATCTATGTGTACACTATTTGCGCATGTACACTCTGAGTGAACGCGTTAGGATAGTGTACATGAACTCCCGGTCAGGCTCGAACTGACATCTTCCTATCCAATTAGCTTTATACCGGCTCGTAACCGGCTGGCATACGGGAGCATTTATTTTGCGATAGCCTTCCAGTTGTCATTTGATTTAAAATATCCAATCAGTTGATGAACTATTTCACTCTTTTTCCCTCTTAGTGGATAATCAAAATAGCTACCCATCAATTTTAACTCAGGAATTGTTAGTGCTTCTAGAAGACTTTTTCTAAGAACTGGATCACACTTAGCCCAGTTTTCATATATCTTATCTCTCATTTAATATCCTCTTACATTCTCATGTACAATTTCACCTTTGCTATTGGCGACATAGCTTTCATTACCAGTTGCAAAGGTGTATTCTTTTGATTCTTTAATTGCGGCTTGCCTTGTGGTAGGTTCACAAAGACCTGTATCATTGTGGTTGTACGCTGTAAAAGTCATGTTAGCTTCCTTTTGTTTTTTTGCTAAATACTTTTCCCTCAATAAGATATTCCCATCCTTGTTCAACAAGGCCATCATAAACTGCTGAATCTGATTGGTATGAGAAATATAATTTGCTGAGCATCTCTGCAAAAAACTTTTCAACGGTTGCAATAAATCTTATATCGTTTGTTCCTTCAAACCAGTAAGTTTCAGCTTCTTTATAGATATCAGAATCAGATGCAGAAGCTATTAGAAATTTATCGGCAAGCTTCTTTAGTTTGGTAGGTCCACCGATGATAACTCCAGCTTCTAATGTGTGGACATTCCAGCCATCAAGCTCAACTTCAAATCTCCTTGCAGCTTCTTGAGCTGGTGCATCATAATCTTCAGGAACAGATATTAGTCTGTTTCTGCTAATTATGTGCTGCTGAACTTCTGTTGGAAGCTCCTCAAATGTGTAAATGTTAATTGTTCTCATGTCAACTCCTTTTGTTGTTGGTAGAATATACACCAGAACAGCGAGAATAAAACAGTTATTTGTACTCCGTCTTGGATTTGAACCAAGGTAAACCTAGGAGGCCTCCTGCTTGTAAGGCAGGCGCTCTATACCGGACTGAGCTAACGGAGCAAATTATTGCCTAGAATGAACGGACTATTGATTGGTGCCATCCATAATAGGACTTACATATTGCAGAGGTAGAGAGACTCGAACTCCCAGTCACGCTTTTGGAGAGCGTTGGTTTGCCAATTAACCGATACCTCTAATTAGTTTTTGAGGACATTTTTTAAGCTCTGACAACGATAGTCCAAGCTGGCTGTATCGCTTGTCGTCGCTATATATAATTAATAATTTAAAATCATTAAGCTCAACAGCATTGTTCATCTTATGATTTAAAACTACATTAACTCATCCTTTATATTCGACATAATAATCAAATTCTGGAATATAGAAATCGGGATAATATTTTCTATCTCTACCTTCTAGATCGACATATCTAAAACCTTTTCAGTTACGATTTCATAATATCTCTAATGAGTCAAATATTTTTGCAACTTCAATTTCATGTTTATTTAGCTTAACTAACCCAGCATATTTACTATCATATTCAAACACCTTTGATCTTCCTCCACCTGTTCTCAAACCACCAGACCCTGATTTATGGGGCTTTCTTAATAGAGATCTATATTCTTCACTTTCATATAGGTGTTTTTGACAATATCCAAGCTGCGTTCTAGATCCAATTTCTACATTGCAGATCTTACAGAATCTGATTGGTTTATTAATTTTTAATTTTCTAGATACTTTTTCATTAATGTTTTTTCTTTTTGCCTTAGTGCTAAATCCTCTTGCACATTTATCTGAACAGAATCTACCAGATCCATATTGTCCATCATGCTCTTGTTTGCAATTTTCACATATATTCATATTATTCTCCTGTTTAATATAAATATACTCGAACTATAAAAATGGTTTTGATTGTAGCCTCTACAGGAATTGAACCTGTGACCTTCGGATTAAGAATCCGCTGCTCTAACCTACTGAGCTAAGAAGCCAAAATACGAATCCCAATTAATTGTCGGACGCTATCCTATAATGAGATTCGTTTCGTACACCACCTAGGAATTGAACCTAGTACCTTCTGCATATCAGGCAGCTGCTCTACCGTCGAGCTCATGGTGCATTATTGTGGGTTATAACAGACTTGAACTGCTATCTGTCGCTTTACAGGCGAGTATTCTACCATTGAACTAATAACCCGAGTGTCCGGCAGAGCTATCCGGACTATTGAGATAAAATTGCAGGCTCTTTCTCTGCTTATCTCAAAGTGGAGCATACAGGGATCGAACCTGCGACCTCCGCAGTGCAAGTGCGGCGCTCTCCCAGCTGAGCTAATGCCCCTTCTATTGTTGTCGCACTGAGTGGGCTTGAACCACCAAATCTTCCGGATATGAGCCGGGGGCTTTACCATTTAGCTACAGTGCGATATGCAGTCGATACAGGACTTGAACCTATAATAGCAGGATCAAAACCTGCGGTGTTACCATTACACTAACCGACCATTAGTCACGCATACCGGATTCGAACCGGTGACCTTCGGGATGAAAACCCGACGTCCTAGAACCAGACTAGACCAATGCGCGTTAAAAGAGAAGAGGTACCGCCTTCCACAAGTTTAGGCTTTCCAAAGAAATTAGGACCGCTGATATCACCCTCTTCTGAATGTGGTTCAGTGAGGCAAAGATAGAGCAGGCTTGTCGCCCTAGTAGGTCATTCTCTTAGTCCCCCGGGCCGGACTTGAACCAGCATCGCATACGATTTCACTGTACCGCTCTACCAATTGGAGCTACCAGGGGATGTGGCTATGGTTTTTGAATAGAACCACAGCTCTAAACTATTTAAATCTTACCAGTACCAGCCTTTGCAATTAAGCTTTGGATCGAATTCATATTCTTCCCAATCTTTCCATGAGTTGATTTTTTGCATTTCGTGTCTGGCTTTTGTTCTGTAATCATTGTTTAGCATTTTTGCATACCAACTTGGTACGGGCCATTTTCTACCAATTCCAGTATCAGAATAGTATTTTGCAATGGCTATTTTTTGATCTTCCTCACTTATAGGCAACCATTCCCAGTAATAAATGTAATAATGTTCTTTGATTCGAACACCTACTTTTACATAGTCGTGAGTGACATGTTGTGGGATTGGTCCTTTTTTTCTTCTTTGGGTCTTACTCATTTTCGGTCTCCTTGATTTAGTTTAACTAACTAAATCGACCGATTCCTCCATTGCTCATAGCATTCTCCTTATTTTGTTTTTTGTATTCCGAGTTGATAACCTCTTAAAAATATATTGTAATCATGTGTGTGAATTGTAAGAAATTCTCCAATTCCAAATCCTGGGCTATCAATTAATAATTCACTATCGGGATTTGTCCATCCAAAATCATCAAAAATCATTATGCCATTCACATTTAATAATTTATCTGCCCAGTATGCATCTATAAAAACATCATCAGATCTATGACTTCCATCAATATATATGAAATCATATTTTCCTTTAATATCATGCAGCATACTCTGTGATTCACCTTCAACTATTGTGAAATCAATTTTGTCTCTGAATTTAGAAATATTATGTTCAAAATTTGATCTGATATGACTTTCATTTTTTGTCAAATTATCTTTTGCTCGTTCCATACCTTTTTCTTCTAAGCTTCCTTTGAATGTATCAATAACTGTATATTTTTCAATTGTTGGTACAGTATTGCATAGCCAGACAGTTGCTCGACCTTCAAAGCATCCAATTTCAAGAACCGATTTAATATCACCTTCATATTTTTTATAGCCATCGATTGCTTCAGTCCATGCTTCAATATTCTGATCAAACCATTTTTCAGTCCACTTGCCATCTTTAAATGCTAAATTTTCAGTCATATATTCTCCATTTTAAATTTGTCCCAGTAGAAGGACTCGAACCTACAACTCCATTAGGAACCGGGATTACAATCCGGTGTCAATGCCTGGATGACATTACTGGGTGGGGTGCACGACGGGATTTGAACCCGCATGAGGATATTATCCAACCTGGGCCACGGCCAGGCGCATTACCTATCTGCCACATGCACAGCAGGACCGAGGGGACTTGAACCCCCAACCTCCGGATTGACAGTCCGGTGCTCTAACCAATTGAGCTACGGCCCTATTTTAATTTTGGATCCTTTGTATTGTCATTTACATGGGGATCTTTTCTTCCACGAGTTTTTACATGTCCTCTATCTTCAAGAACCATCTTAACTTTTGCTATGTAAGCTTCTTGAGCTTCAATGAATTCTTCAGTGTCGTTTTCATACCAGCTATTATAATTCCATTGTGGAACTCTAATAGCCTTATAATAAGCTAACAATCTTTGATCAGTCATTTTGTCTAACTGTTCGAGAGTTTTGTGTCCCCATGCTTGCATAATATAACCTTTCATTTAGTTTAATGGACCAAGTAGACCAGGAGGGATTCGAACCCACAAGACCATTACGGTCGACAGGGCTTAAGCCTGTTGCGTTTACCAGTTTCACCACTGGCCCATTATTTAATATTTTTTGCTCTATATGTACTGCTGTTGAATAATCTTCAATGTTAGTAATTATGAGTTGAGCATTCTGAGGAACAGGAACATAAGCAATTCCTCTTTTGAATTCGATTCTCATACAATTTCGAATCTTATCAATAGCGTTTTCAAATTCATCACGCTCCATTGTGAAATTTACTCTTACTTCATAAAGTTCCTTGATCATAATATAACCTTTCTTTTTATTGGTGTGGCATACAGGACTCGAACCCGCAACCCCAGATTGGAAATCTGGAATGTTACCATTACACTAATGCCACGTTTGTCCCAAAGACAAGAATCGAACTTGCTATACCAGACTTCCTGGGCCCAGCCTCTACCATTAGACTTCCTCAGGTTTTAAAAATGCCATGTTGCTATTTCTTTCATCGGACGAACCGTCATTGGAATAGCCTCCGTAATCTGGACTGGCAGCTCAACTCGTCGAGGTAGTAGGATTCGAACCTACGACCCCTTGCTCCCAAAGCAAGTGCGCTAACCGGACTGCGCCACACCTCGATAATTCTACCCTATTTGAATATATCGTTTGGCCAATTGATATATTGGTTCAAATAGTTTCCACTTAAATCTTCAACATTGAGCGAAGGATTCGAACCTTTGGTAGCGCTGTCTAATGACCTCTTATCCAATATGGCCCATAGGGTGTCTACTCAACTCATTTTTAAGTTTCGTTTTGTACCCCGCCCAGGACTCGAACCTGGAACCAATGGCTTAAAGGGCCACTGCTCTGAGCCAATTGAGCTAGCGAGGCTTAAAGTTTTGAGGTTGATTCCAACATTGTCCTGCAGAACAAGATGGCACCCCACGGACACAATAAGCTAGTTCCATATGATGAGTATCCTCAACCTACACACTACGACCCGTTGCCCACGTTTTTGTTGCAATGCTCCGCCACTTGGATTCGAACCAAGGACATCCGGATTAACAATCCGGCGCTCTAACCTGACTGAGCTATGGCGGAATATAAACTCCCTAAATTCCAATGATCTAGGGAGCACTTCTTTATATCAAAAGTATTTGAGCACGGGGAAGCATGTCCTACTTTAGGGTGTACCACTTGGGTGTCCTGTTTGAGGGTGTATGTGTTAATCCGTGTCATCCCATTTACTTTATCTTTTTCTTCATTGCCCTTATTGTCAAATAACTTTTTACCTTATTAATCTAACCCCAGTGTAGTCAAATGAAACAACTAAATGAAATTAAATTATGTACCCCGAACAAGACTCGAACTTGCACCCCCTTTCGGGGACTGGTGCCTAAGACCAGCGCGTCTACCAATTCCGCCACCGAGGCATTCTTGGATGGGAGTAGAACCCATTAATAAAAAATTTGTCAAAAAACATCTGCGCTGGACACAGGCCTCGAACCTGCAACCTGAGGTTTACAAAACCCCGGCTCTACCCACTTGAGCTAATCCAGCAAACAAACTAAAAACTGCGTTCTCTTTTGTGGAGTCATTAACGCCTGACCTCACTGCACCACAACCTGTACTATGCAGGATCTTTTTGGGAGCACTCGTTCTTAGTTTTATTTCAAAAATCTATTTACTTGTCAATATACACACAATCTTTCAAAATGAAACAACTGTTTTAAAGAGCAATAAAAAAGGCAAGAGGTTTAGTTCTTGCCTTTTATGTAAATCTATATGATTGTATTAATCGTTACACAAAAGGCTCCCTAGGTTGTTCGTCATTGCGAGCAATGGCATTATGTTTTGGTGTTGAGACACTATCACATAACGAACACGCCCCACAACCCAACCAGAGTTGTCTACTAAAATAACGGGATAATATGTTTGTAATTCTTTTCATATATATAAATATAACGTAGTTTTCAAAAAGCCTAGTTTATTTTTTCCTTTGTCAATTATTTATTCTTCCTCTAGCTGGACCACTAAGTAGTCAAACTAGAGGAATTATTATTAAATATCATTCCATTTAGTACATCCCAGGCATTCCACCCATTTGCTCCATTGGCATTGGTGGCATTTCTGGAGTACTATTATCATTTGGAATGTTTGTAACTGCACATTCAGTCGTTAATAGAAGACCGGCAATTGATGATGCATTTTCTAATGCTGTTCTTGTCACCTTTGTAGGATCTAAAACACCAGCTGCCATTAAGTTTTCAAAAATCTCTGTTTGAGCATTAAAGCCAAAGTCAGATTCTCCCTCTTTGACTTTCAATACTACCACCGAATCTTCCCATCCTGCATTCTTTGAAATCTGCCTGATTGGTTCTTCAAGTGCTCTCTTTAAAATATCCACACCAAGTTGTTGATCTCCAGAAAGTTCAAGATCTAAAGCCTGTGAAGCTCTTAATAATGCAACTCCTCCTCCTGGGATAACGCCTTCATCAACAGCTGCTCTTGTTGCATGTAAAGCATCTTCAACTCTAGCTTTCTTTTCCTTCATTTCAACTTCAGTTGCTGCACCTACATTAAGAACTGCAACTCCTCCAGCTAATTTTGCCAGCCGTTCTTGAAGTTTTTCACGGTCAAAATCACTAGATGCTGTTTCAATCTGGTTTTTAATTCCTTCAATTCTTTCAGCCAAAGCTTCCTTAAGACCTGCACCATCAACTATGACGGTAGTATCTTTAGAAATAATAATGCTTTTTGCCTGTCCTAGCTGAGTTAGATTTGTATTTTCAAGCTTAAATCCACCTCTTTCAGATATGATAAGACCACCGGTTAAAATAGCAAGATCTTCTAAATTCTTCTGCCTTTCATCTCCAAATCCTGGAGCTTTTACACAGGCTAATTTAAGTGTTCCTCTCATTACATTAATTGCCAGTGCTGCCAAAGCCTCACCCTCAACTGATTCTGCAACGATTAATAGAGACCTACCTTCTTGAGAAACTCTTTCAAGAACTGGAACTAAATCTTTCATTTTTGTGAGCTTTTTATCATAAATAAGAATGAATGCATCTTCAAGGACAGCTTCCATAGTCTCTTGATTATTAACAAAATATGGAGATAGATATCCTCTATCAAATTGCATACCTTCAACAGTGTCTAGGTGAGTGTCCATTGTGCTAGATTCCTCAACAGTGATAACACCATCTTTTCCTACTTTTTCCATAGCCTGAGCAATTAATTCTCCAATGCCTTCATCGCCATTAGATGATATTGTTCCAACCTGGGCAATCTCATCTGAGCTTGTTACTGTCGTAGTCTGTGATTTGACATATTCGATAACCTCTTTTGTTGCTTTATCAATACCACGTTTTAGCTCCATTGGGTTTGCTCCAGCGGACACTAGTTTTAATCCTTCAGTGACAATAGCCTGAGCCAGAACTGTAGCTGTTGTGGTTCCATCACCTGCAATATCTGCAGTTTTTGATGCCACTTCCCTAACCATCCTTGCACCCAGATTTTCACGAGGATCTTCTAGTTCGATTTCCTTTGCAACCGTTGCTCCATCTTTTGTCATTAGTGGAACCGTTGGTGTGTCAATTACAACATTTCGACCCTTAGGTCCCAAGGTAACTTTAACAGCGTTGGCTAAAATGTCAACTCCTATCTTAAGCTTTCCTCGTGCATCTTGATTAAATTCTACATACTTTGCCATGTGCGCTTCCTTTGTCTATTTATTTTTATATTCATCCACAACACTTTTCTTCTTTTTGAGATGTGGATACTGTTTTGTGATCCAGTACTCAGCCAACCATTTAAGCAGTAATAGAAATACAAACCATGCTAATAATATTCCTACATTTAATAGTAGCCATGCAATAAATTCTGGAGCCATTAAAATTCTCCGTCAATTATGTTTAAGAAATTCTTGCGAACCATAGTTGCAATATCTCCATTAAGCATTTTAGTTAATAGCTTACGTTCCTTCTTGTCTTCCATTGAGGCAAGCAGAACTTCATCTTCTTTAGTGTGCTCAGTAATAATATCCTGAGTCATTAATGCAAGAAGTTTTCCGAAGTCCTTGTTTGTCACATTGCCAAAATGTGAAATGACATTACGAAGTCTATTCTCGGTAACTCTGTTTGATAGTAATAAATAAACATCTTTTTGTTCTGAAGTCATTTTTATTTCAGCCTTGGGAACACGAGTCTTATTAGATTTTTCAGACCATTTTTCATTCTTGTTTTTAAGAATCACCCTTGAGCCATCATTCAGATACTGTGGGATTATGGGCTTTATTACTAGTCCTTCCATTACATTATTCTCAATAGGAGGAAGACCATGTAATCTCACACCAACAATTGATTGACCTTCATTAGTATAAGCCATCACTTCTTCAAATGTTCCTTCAACAAGAATAGGTGCAACGGGCATTCCAATGAGAGCCATTAAAGCCTCAAAGCTGCCGTCAGGAACAAATTCACCATTTAGCTTCATATCAAATGCAGCAAAATGATTCCCAGGTGCATAGTAGATTCCCTTCTGAACCTGTTTACCTTCTGGATCTTTTTCAACATCGGGATGAGGATAAACACCACCATAGAGCTCTCCATAAATAGTAAACTCTAGAGGTGTTCCATCCGGAACTGACATTTCTAGAGATGCTGCAAGGATGTGAATTGAATTAATATAGCGGTCGTAAATGACATCTGATCTAAAGAATCCAATGTGTTCAATTGGCTTTAAGTATGCTGATCGCTTTCCAATTTTCACTTCACCGCCATTATATGCAAACTGGAAATTAGCACCATGAATTTTCTCACGGCCTCTCCATATTCCTTGAGTATGACCTTGCATAATGTAGTAGTTTACAGTCTTTTCTCTGTATGCATTATCGATGCTTGAATATTTTTTAAAACTCATAATGCTCCCCTCTTATGCTTGAAGCCCAGAATACTACTATATATGTTATTATGCTGACACCAGTTATCCATGCTAGCGAAGCTATGAAAGGATATGCAGTTATAAATAAAGGAGACATAGATACGCACCCTAATCCAAATATTCCAGTCAATAGTTTTCTACCAAAATTTCTTGTTGTTTCCATATTATCCTCCTAGTGTATCTCGAACCTTTTGTTGATTTTGATAGCCGATGAGATCTTTAAGCTCTTCAAGAGTTACCAAGTGATGTTTGAATTCATCTCTGTCACCGTATTCAATTACTACATTATACGACTGGTTCCATCCAGATCTGAATACGAAAGTATTCGTTACATCTTCCGGGTTCCAGAATTTTAACATTGTTGGTTCTGTTACTTCTATTGTCATTCTAATATTCCTTTACTTCTGAACCTGCCATCCATCTGACAAGTGCGATTGCTTCTTCTGTTGTTTTTACAATAATATCAGCTGTTGATATTACAAATGGGTGAAATAACATTGTGCCTGCCAATTCATCTCCTATGACAATAACCGTTGTTGCTGGATCATCATAGGCCCATGCTAATTCAAATAGTGTTCCAAGGACAATCTTCTCATCATCATACTTGTTGAGATCTGCAATGAGAACATTTGCCTCTTTAACCATGGCTCGATCCTTACTAACAATAAGCTTACCAACATCTGATTTGTACACAGACATCAACGCCTCTTCTCCTGTAAGAGTCTGCTTAAATGCTTCATTCAAACTAGGATCCAATATAACAACGTTTGAACAATCTGAAACACCTTTTGTAAATAGTTTTCTCCACTCGACAGTCCTTCTGTCTGGAGCCATTTGCCCTGCTAGATATATTCTATAGTCCATTATTTAAATTCCCTACTGCATTATCAAATCGCTCAACGAACTCATCAACAACACTCTGTCTTCCTGTGACAGTTCCAATTATACTTGAACGTCTCCAAGAATCTGATCTACTTTCTATCTTAATTTCAATATGATCCCAGAGGTGCACATGGTACAGCATATCATTTACAAAGCGTTTAGAACCATCGAATGAAAATCTTGCTGAACCCTGTTGGTTTTGGCGAACCTGCTCTTTAGCTTCTTTCATTCGCTTGACTTGATCATCGCTAAATGTTATGCTACCTGATATTGCATGTTGTTCGCTCATATTATTTCCTTTCAAGCTCCAATACAATAGTGCCTTGATTATTTTTGAAATGAAGATAGTTTTCAATTTCTACTTTCTTATGCTCATATGGATCGCTTCTATCAACATAGACCACTTCTGATTTTGAGTACCAATGGTGTTTGATTTTTATCCGCTCAGGTGTTTCATCTTGAATATCAGCTCTTCTAAACTCTTGCCAATTATAGCGTATATTATTTGGCACGGCACTACCATAATTATATGTTTGATACCCAAATGGAACCCACCCGAGAAGCGTCTTTTCTGCACTCACATTGTATTCATATACTTCAACACGACGTTCCAAACCTGCAGTTCGCTCGAATAATCCATGGAGCAAAAGAAATACTGCTCCAAGAAATAGAACTCCAAATACGACAGACAAATTCAATAGCGTAAACATTAATCATCCTCCTTAAGAATCCCAGGTAGATTGAATTTTGGGTCTTTAGTTAATACGATACCTTCTTCTTCTAAATCAAGACGATCAACAATGTCATCAAATGTTAGATCACAATATTCATCTTCCCAATCATCTATGAAATATAGTCTATTGCAGTTATTAATCTTGCCAAAAAGAATTGGATCTTTTTCACGTTTGATCTTTTTCTTTTCCTTTTCAGATACACTGTTTAATTCTGGGTCATGATGAACTACAACTATTTCGTCGAATAATTCTAGTTTACGAGCTTTATCCAATTTCTTCTGTGGTCCTGCAGGAATAAGACGTGTGAACTCTGCGACCGGTGTCACATGAATTTCAGCATTCCTTCGATTCTTATTAGGATCAGTAGATGCAATGAATTTGTCCAGTAATGGTTCGTCAATGAAATATTTGAAGTTAGCACCATAGATTTGAGTTTCCTTTAATAGTACTTCCCATGCTGTGAATGCTTGTTCTGATAATGCTACCTGACCTGTCTCTGCAGCCTTATTTACCATTGCTTCAGCTCTCTTGAGCCTTGCTTTAATTCTTCGATGTTCAAGAAATGTTAGATTCTTTTTGACCAGTCCAAAAGCAAATCGAATAGGTGTTCCTTTTTTCTTCACAACATCCATTGTTGTATTGCCAGCTGAGATAGATCCATTTATTGTAACTCCATCAGCCCATCCTGCTGCTGTTGTACTATCAATAAAAACACCTCCAGTTCCAAAGGAAGTAAATGATGTATCATGAGAATTCGTTCCCCATGCAAATTGTGTTGATTCTCCAGCCATGTTAGGCCTCCTTAGCTTTTCTTTCTATTAAAATTTCTTGATATCGCTGTTCGGTGATTTGATCTGAATGATATAATTCGTCAAGCAGTTTTCGTGAACATGTCAAAACGTTCTCTGTTGAGATAGAATATCCACTTCCGTCTGGTGCCCAATTTTTAATTTTCATTTCATCTCCCTCTCTGTTGACAATCTTAAATCTTTCTGGATAATTTTCAAGCAGCTTCGATTGTGTTGGTCGCTTAATATACCCTTCAAGCTGTTTAATGTAAAGGTATATTTCATGAGGAACTTCAAAGCGCTTTAATAATTTTTCACTATCTCTAACTGATATTTCGTTTGTCATTATATAATAATCTCCTTAAGATGTCCAATTCGTAATTCAGGAATGACCAATGGTTTTACACCGGCTAACTCAGATGCATCTAAACAGAATGACACATCTTCACTTGAATTATCCCGATAGTCTCCGATTTTTGTAACATGATGTCTAAAATATGGATATTCCATTTTCTCAAATACCGATGAATGGATCCTGCAGAAACCAAAGCCAACATAGTCTACCCTGATTGGCTCTTTTGATTCCATGATTTCCTTCTCATTTAGAAATTCCATCGATCCATGTTTCTTAAAATGCTCTTCGTCCCACCTTGCTACCATCGCTTGTGGATTTCTCTGACCTGCAACGTCTTTGATGTACCAGCCACTAATAAATTTTTCTTCTTCATCATACTCAAGAAGTCGTTTCACATTACTCATCGTATATGCTTGATCGGCATCAAACCAAACTAGCCATTCAGTATCTTTGATCAGCTTGGTGGGATTAACAAATCCTCCGCCTTTAGTTGCTAGAGCATTTCGGGCATCTACATGGATCCTGTTTGGAATGGTATATATCCTAGCACCCACTCTTTTAGCAAGATTGTGTAGTTGTAGAAGTTGGGGTATCAGCTTGCCCGAAATGCTATTCCCAATTGGTATGAGAAAAGCGTATTTTAAATTTTTATCCATTTTCTATTTCAATGCCTCCGATAGAGTCTCTGGTAATGTGCCAGAGCTATAAGCTTCCTTTTCTGCAGCATCGCTGCATTCATGTGTATTAATTATTGAATGAGGATATTCTTCGTGCAATCGAATAAATTCATCTGTTGGTACTGAATGCCCTTCATATCCTTCCTTTTTCCCGTCAAGATAAACTACGACCCAATCGCCTGCTTGAGTAGAGACGAGATCTATCCTAACTTTTTCAGTTCCTTCTCCAACCATTTCTTTCTCTCTTTCAATTCTTTTAATTCAAATTCTTTTACCTGAACTTTGGAAAGGGGAACAACACCTTCTGCACAAGTAACACACCAGAACGTTCCCTCGTGTAAAACTGAGATGCCAAAATATTCATGGTTCTCGCCACAATGTTCGCAATATGTATCGTCGTCATATTTTACTATTAATGACATTTTACAGCTCGCCATCCTCAGTTAATACAACTTTTAGATTTGACTCTTTGACCTGCTTGATTTCCCATTTTGTTGGTGAATCTTTTAGCCATTCTGCAACTCGTTTGATTGCATACTCAGGTGAAAGAGCTTTTGGAACCAGAACATTTTCACGTGTTTTCTTGATCTTGATATTGCCCTGATTGTCTTCGTTTTCTACTAAAAACACTACCATAACTTCTTGCATCTTATTCTCCTTGTTTAATTTAAATATTCATTAAAATCTTAGAAATTTATTTTTATTATCTCTTCTTCAGTCTTCTATCAGCAGCTTTTGAAGCACTATATGCATCTGGCTTTGCTTTTCCTACATAGCCCTTAGATGTAATGTACCCTAAAACAGCTGCCATTACTTCATTCGATAAGAATCTTTTATCTTCATTGACATCAGCATGTACTTCATCAACAAGATATCCCAATTCCATTAACTTAGGTTCGAATACATCTGAAACCATCACGCTCCAGTAAACTTCATTCCAAAGTCTAACACGAGCAAGTGGTTGTTTTTTCAAACCCCTTGGAATGTCAGTTTCTTTATTTGCAAAGTAAATTCTAGCACCTTGAGAAACTCTATACATTACAATAGCAACTACGTACTTGATTTTACCCTTCTTTGGGTACACTTGAGAATCAGAACCTAGCCAAAATTGGATATCGTCGTAGCCATTTTCGATTGATTCATCGACGTCTTTTTGAATTTGTGCCATTAGATCTGGTATTGGTGTCTTGTAGTCAAATCTCCATTCTAGATCTAACCAGAATTTTTTATCTAACATGATAACCTCTTAATGCAGTAAGTGTGGTTTTGCCTCCATCACTCCTGATTGTGATATTTCAACTAATATTGCCTGTGCTTTAAAGTCTCCCATGCTGTCAGTACCAACATAGCTCATAGACGATTGTAGTCCTTCTATAATTTCGTTTACTATTCTAACCACGCTTCCTCTATATGGAATAGTAGTAGAATTTCCTTCTACATTCTTTGTCTCACCACGATCTCTTTTTGAATCAGGTGAAGCCGATCCTCTATAGGATTTGAAAAGAACGTCCTTCCCATAGGTACCACTTTTATGAATAGCTCCCGGAGTCTCTCTTGTGCCTGCTAGCATTGATCCTAACATAACACAGTCTGCTCCAGCTGCTATAGCTTTTGCAACGTCACCTGGAGTTCTCATGCCTCCTGTTGCAATTAGTGAAACTTCTGGATCCATAAATTCGATAGCGTCTGCCACATCTGAAATTGATGTGATCATTGGTATTCCTACACCTGCTCTAATTCGTGTTTCACATAATGAGCCACCACCTACTCCAACAACCAATCCATCTACACCTGCTTTAATAAGTCTTTTAGCTGCTCCGGATGTAGCAATTGTTCCTGCCAAGATGTCAAAATCATATTCATCTTTTAGCTTAACCAATAGTTCAATCATATCAAGAACAAGCTGATGATCTGCATGGGCTACATCAATCATTAAAAGATTAGCTCCTGCTTTGAGTAATGCTCTGGCTCTTTCGATATTGTTTACACCAATTGCAGCTCCAATAACTTTTGGCAATACATTCTCAGGAAGATATGGTTTCTGAAAAGTATTTCCTATTCCAACGTGCCCATCGTGATTAATCCATGTCACCATCTTGCATTGCTCTTCAATAGACATAAACCGATGAATTATTCCCAACCCTCCAAGATAGTCCATCTGAACACCCATTTCAGTTTCAGTGATAGTGTCCATCGGGGTTGCAATGATTGGAATTCTCATTTTAAAATTACGAGATAGCTTTGTCTCTACATTGCAATTTGATCTAGATGAAATAGTAGAAAATTCTGGCTGAATTGATACGTCATCAAATGTGTAGGTTTTCTTAAGAACATATCTCATCTATTTACCCCACTTGCCCCTATCGACAATTTGTGCTATTATTCCATAGACTGACATATCCATAAATGCATCAATCATTGGTTCATTTGCTGCCGTCTTATCGTTGAATAGAATATTCTTGAGCCGCTGAACCTTATCATTAATCCTGAACCACAATCCCATCCATGACATCTTCACCTCTTCAGGTGTTTCAAGGTTGGTTCCGACAGCAATATTTGAGGGACCGTAATCCCATTGCTTTAGACAAAATGTAAGATACTGCTCTTTAAGAATATCTTTAAATTCGCCAGTCATTCCTGGGAATTTTTCTTCGAGCATTTCTACAATTTCAAGATCGCTTCACTGCTTTTTATCTGATTTTTCGGTTCCCATAATCTTTATCCTTTATTTTTTAATTCTTCTCTTTTCTTTGCCTCAGCAATTCGTGCCTCTTTTTGCTTTTGTGCATGTTTGAGAAGTTTTATTTCTTTCTTTTGTGCTGCAATCTTTTTCTTTTCAATCCTTGCCTGTCGAATTGGTTCTGGATCTGTTGGTTCTCTTTTTCCCTTGAGCTTGGGTTGTTCAACACCTTTGTGCCAAACCGTACCATCCGGATCAACCCACTCTTTCATCCAACGCCATCCCTGAACCCTCTGTACCGTAGGTTTTGAATCTCCAGTTTTCATTCCAGCCGGTGGTCCACATAAAACCTGTGTACACTTCCAGCAAATTCCTCCAGTTGCTCCAACATCTATTTTCAGATATTCTCGATTACACTTAGAGCATAGCACCTCCTGAGAGACGCCTTGATCACTAAAGGCTCCAAAGTGTGTTGGACCGCTGGCCTTATAGACCTTGCGTTGGTGAATTTTTGCTGGTTTTTTGATTTTTCGTTTGGGCATGTCTACTCCTTATTTGTTGACCTTTCAATATAACCCTTGGAGCGTATAAAGTAAAGGCCTAATTTATGCCAATACCATCAGCGTCGCCACCTTGAGTAGTTACTTCGCCAATTGTCATACGTTCAGGTTCTGGAGTTGGTGCTGAAATTTCTTTTGGAGCTTCTGCCATGTATGATTCTTTGAGATTCTTGAATTGCTTATTAATCTCATTAGCAAAACCCTGGTCTTGTGGTTTCTTAGATTTATACATTTTTCGGAATTGTTTCTTATTGATCCCAAGCTCTTCACATATCATACGTATGAACCTTCGTTCTAGTTTGAATAGTTGCTCATGTGTTTTTGTTGAGTTTTTTGAATTGGATGTTTCTAAAACAATTGTTTTGTCTAGCATGTCCATCGGTTATCCCTTTATGTTTAAGTTCATTGTTAAATATAAAGGGATGACTGGTGAATTAATTTTTATTTAGTCAGGTATGTCTTTCTTTTTTGAATATGCATTGATACCAGCATAAGCTGTGATCAGCAAGAAGTATGAAGGTACGATTATACCAATGAATGAGTATGCCTGAATTGGCTCTTGTAATTCGTAGCCTGTAATGACATATTCAATGCTAGCATCTTTAGCAGATGGAGCATATGTAGGAACAGTCTCGGTTAGACCAAATGTCCATATGACCGACATGAATGTCAAGAATGATGCAAGGATAACAGATAGGAATTTTCTTCCACCGAACATTATAAATATTTTACTCATCATTTAATATCTCCAAATTGTGACCATCTATCACACCTTTTTCATATGCATCTTCAACCTGCTCAATTGTTATTGGGTGATCTATTGTATCTGGCGTTTCTGTTCTAATTATTGACCCAGCTAATAGAAGAGTTGTCATTAGAACACTAATCAAAGGAATTCACATTGATTTCATTGTCTTTTTCATATCTCTTATTTCTTCTTTTAATACGGGAATTGCTCCAGTTTCTGCATGGTGATCGTCATGTAGTATGGCAACATTTGCGTCAATATTACCGATCTTAGTTGATAATCCATTGTTCAATGCTTTAGCTGTTTCTGCTACATTGCCACTAATTTCACCCATTTGTCGATTGCTCTCTTCAATGGCATGCAGTATATTCTGATTTGTTGTGGCATAGTTTGTAATAACTTCTATAAATTTGCTATTTTGTTCACCGGCATCAGACAGGGCATATGCCATCATGTCCTGCACTTCTTTTCTAGCTTCTTTAGATAGTGGCATCTTCTCTAACTCCTTGTCTACTTGAATGAAATTCTTCATATAAGATGTTCAAATGTTTTGATTTTTCAATAATGTTGTCAAGGACAGAATTGTCAAATTTCATCCCTACGGTTTCGTGAAACATTCGAGCATGTTTTCTACCCAATTTAGTGGCTTTCGTTAAAGTCATACCAACAATCGTTTTTAATAAGTTCTGATTAATCGGCTTTCTAAAATATCCATCAACTCCAGCTGTGATCAGTTTTTCAAATTCAATTGGAGTCACATCTGATCCTGTGACTATAAATATTAATGCAAATACTTCTTTTTCATGTAACCATTTCACAAATTCTGGTCCAGATTTCTGTGGTAAATTTATATCAACAAAGAATATGAAAGGTCTGTGATCTAGTTTCCCTACTAATTCAATTGCTTCTTCTGCAGAATATGCATGTGCTAGTTCACAATTTCCACCACATAGATTAGTCTTTTTCAATTGTAATTCTAGTAGTGTGTGGATGCTCTTATCGTCATCAACTATCATTATATCGCACATAGATTATTCCTCGCACCAAGCACTACCAAGAGATAGAATTGCATTATCTGCTCCAGGTACCACTTTCATTAAATACGTTTTTGTAGAATCAAAAATAAATGAAAACACTTCATTACCTGGGATTGGTGAATTTTTTGTACCTGCACCAATGTACATATTTGATAATATACTTCCACTATTTGAAACTGTTGGTCCAGCAGACATTTTCATTGAGCTTGTTATTGCCGACGTTCTATTTAGATTTACATTTTCTAATAGCGAGCCAGTTGCTGAAACAGTTGGGCTTTCATAGATCCAAAGCTCTGTTCCTACCGACACATAGATTTCTGCTGTGATATGTGTTGAATTATCTGGCGATGGAACTGCGTATAACATATTGATTGATTCTGATGGTAGTGCTTTTAATACTGTTGTTGTAATAAACCTTGTTCCATCTTCAATATTAGCTTCAGATGTTGAAGCAACAACTTGTGCGCCATGTGGTGTCAATTTTGTAGGAAGCATTATAGATTCCGATGCAAGAGGAGTTATCAGCCCACCCATCATTCTGGGTTGTTGGGTTGTTCCACCTCCCTCTTGTGATATGAATACTTTATCTATTGTATGGCTGCCCATGATTTATCCTAGTTATATATTGCTGTAAATAGTATATCGTTTGAACCACTTGTTAATGTTGCTGCAGTACTTGAATTGAATACACCAATACCATCGGTAAGTGGTAGTCCAGTTGAGCCAAATGTTATTGAGAAGTTTGATGTTGCTGCCACTGCTATCACACTAATTGGAATTGCACCATTCAGTGGAGCGGTTGAGAGATTGTGAATTTGAACAAATTGAGCGGCACCTGAATTATATCCAGTAAGTGAACTTAGAAATCCTGGGCTCGATTTTACTACACTTCCACTTGTCAATGCAGTACTATATGCTGGAGCTGTAACTAATAAAGGATCATCGGCAAAGCCCATGACCTGTTCGCCCTGACTATTAACTTTAATTGGGATCATCACCGATTCAGAATTTGCTGGAGTAATTGCTCCGCCCATAATTCTTGGTGTTATTGTGCGGCCGCCTACCTCTTGTGATATGAATTGTTGGTCGATTGTATGTCTTGATGCCACGATACTTCTCCTAAAATAAAAAAGTCCCCAAAGTAATCGAGGACTATATACATAATATTTTTGGGAAAATCTTTTTGTTATTTCAAATCAAGCCGCACGTATGTGTGTGTCCTCTGCCGCTTATTAATAAATATAAGCTGGCAGAGAAAGTTAATCGTTTACAGCTACAATATTTTCTTTGAAGTGGTCTCTCTTTAATTTTTTAACGACCAGTAATGAATTGCTAATTGAATATGAAGAGGGCTCTGTTACTTGTTCTAATACATTGTTTAATGCTACAATTACAACTCCGTTATCTGTTCTGAAATTTTTCATTGTAGTAATGAATATGATGTCATGTTCATCTTGTGCAACCCAGTCTTTTGTAATTTCAGGCTGGATAGAAACGCGTTCTTCCATGTTGTATGTAGTTAGCTTTTGTTCGTTGGCGATATATGCATTTGTTTCATTAATCAATTCTTTGTTTTCTGTAATGATTGTGATTTTACTTGCCCATGGTTCGATTATTGATAATGCTTCATATAGCTCTTGAGATTCCAGTTCGTCATTCGTAAAATCTAAAACAACATGCTTGTCATATTTGTTGCCAATTACAGGAGCAAGATATTGATCATGAAGGATTGATGTTCCCCATTTTCTATTGAAGTTCCTCTCGGCTTTGTAGTTGGTAAATTTCCACTCTTCAGAGTCTTTACCAATCCCATCTTTATATCTGGATCCTCTGCATGTCATGTGATATACAAATGCATCTCTAGCTTGGATAAGCTCATAGCCCTGTAGTACAAATCTATTAAATAGATCACTATCTTCTCTTGACTGTGGACAGAATAGATGATCATGTCCACCGATTTTCCAATAATCTGCCTTGTAGAGCATCCAAGGGGCAAACATTCCACCTGACACAGTTTGATTTTCAGGTTTTGCTTGCTGAGTTTCTACAAATTTATTAAATTTCTGATATTCAAACTGATCAGCATCAAATCCAAAATTGACAATCATTTTTTCTGGCCCTGGTGGATGTAATGGTGGTTCAATTCTTGTTGCGCAAACCACTTTTCCTACTTCCAAGTGATCCATCATTTTTTCTAGAAATGCAGGTCCATAAATCATATCGCTATGACCCACAAATATGATTTCATTTTTTGCCATTTTTGCTGCAAGATCATATAGTTTTGTGATTCCAATTCGCTCAGGACCTGGGTTGAAATGTGTAGTTACATTCTCATCAGTCGCAGCTACCTCTTTGATCCATTTATCTGTGCCATCATCAGATGCATCATCAAGAAGAATTATTTCATGATTAGCATTAGCATTTTCTCTAATAGAACTGTATGCCCATTTGAGATGTTCTAGTGTATTCCTTGATGGAATTATAAACGTTACATTTTTCATTAGCTTTCCTTTATTGATTCTAATATGAAATCTTTTACATTTCGTTGAGGTTTCCAATCTAAGAATGGATTTCTATCTTTACATAGCGTGTGTGCCATCTCTCCAGAAGGACGATCTACATATTCCTTTTTAGCATTAGGGAATAGATCTACTAATTCATTTAATGAATAGTTCTCACCCCGGCCAAGCTCAACAGGTCTATAATATGGAACGTCTCCAGACATCTCAATTAGTCCTGCAACAATGTCGTCAACATGAGTAAAATCTCTTCGTTGAGTTCCGTCTCCTGTTATCTTTAGTGGCTTGCTCTTCTTGTATCTCTCTAACCAAACTCCAAGAACCGTACCAAACTCAGAATCTCCAATCATTCTTGGCCCATATACATTATAAAATCTTGCTATAGATATGTCAAGCTCGTATATCGTATGGTATTCTCTGCATAAATCTTCACACATTGACTTTGATAGAGTATATGGATTTGCAAATCTATTACCACCGACCGAAGATGATGATGCAAATATAACTTTACATCCTGTTTTTCTGGCATATTTTAATACGTTGAGTGTCGACATGATATTGTTTGTCATTGTATATTCAGGGTCTAATAGTGAAGGTTGTATTCTCGGTCTGGCAGCTAGATGATAGATAATATCAAATTTATGATCATGGAGTGTAGACTCATAGATCAAATCTTTCTCTAAATATTCACAGCCTTCGACTTCATTTCTCATATTGCCTGTTGTATAGTTGTCGATCGACCAAACACTATTCCAAGGCCTGACAAGAGCATGGATAAGATGCGAGCCAATAAAGCCAGCACCACCGGTGACTAAAATTTGTTTAGACAAGTGATTCAATAGTATAGTTTAGTGTAATACATTCGGCTGGACGATAAACTGCTAAAGTGATGTCAATTTCAAGTAGATCACCATTGCAACCACAGGGACATACTGACAAATCAATAGTATCTTCAAATATTTCTGGGTGTACTTGAACCATTGCTTCGTCATATGCTCCATCACATCCAAGAACATGGGTCGCTTCAGACCATCCTTCTATTTCAAATGTCTTTATGATGATCTCATACCAGTCCACTCGTTCTTCAAATTCCATGTCTTCAATCTGCGCTTTAATAATCGCTTTCATTACTCGTGTATAGTTTTCCATATTACTATCCTTCGCTTTCGAAATCAATGCTTGAGAAATAGTCTACAGGCATTTGAAATTTCTTTGTATATAAATTATTTACTGTATAGCTCTTCCCTGTTACAGAGATTCCTCTCAAAAATGCCTTGAGCCAGACTGTAATATTATTATGATATTCATCTCCACCTTCGATCAACTGATCGTCAATATAGATTCCTAGCACAGTATCTGATTTGGGATCGAAGTGAACTACTTTTAATTCCATTATTTACTCCATCTTTTTTTTCTAGTTATGCTTCTAACAATCATTTTATTCAATTTTTCACTTCCTACATCAAAGAATCTAGGGAAGTCTTGCCATGATGGATCCCAAATAACAAATCTATCCTCTGGCTTATATTTTTTCATCGGCGTTATTGGAATATAGGGTGCATAAACAAACGAAGGTTGCTGATAAAATTTGAATTCCATAGCGCCAAGTAGACGCTTAATATATAGACGTCTCTTTTGATCTTCATTCTCAAAATGCATTGCTATACTAACCTTAAGTTCATATGGGACATCTTCTGCATATTTGCTTTCCCACTTATCAATGAGATCATAAGCCGTGAAATATTCATTAATATAAGAAGGCGTAGTTTTCAAATGCTTACATTCGACTTGTTTACAGATCCAACAAATGTCTTCTTCTTTTGGAATTGAGAATGATCCTGTTACCATTGTGTTATCCTTTATAATAAAATCCTATAGGTCTATTTGTACTAGAGTCAATCCATTTTTCACCATCAAATTCAGCAAAATATGCACTACATGTTGCTGGAACAATATAGACACCTTTTTTATCTGGGAATGGTCCATGGTATAATTGTTCGCTTTCAATAGTTCCTACAGATATTGATTCCATAAATAATTTATATTCGATTCATGAATTAAATGTTGTTTCTCTATATTGTTCCATCTTCTTCCTCCAATATCTCATAAAATAATCTAGTCATATAATTTCTATAATTTGGTTCATTATAGTTTGAATTGATAAAATTTACCTTTGCTAATCTACTACATTCATCATAGAAACCTTTGTCAGTTTTTAACTGTTTTAATAGCTTTGCAGCCTTACCAAGATCTCCAATGTCAATAGACAGTGCTGGATGTAGATTTCTTTGAGTATCAAGATCTTTATATCCAATACATGGAACTCCAAGTGCTGCACAATTCATAGCAAATGTACCAGCTGCAAAAGTTCTCATCAGGTGTATTGCATATTTGTAATGATTGAGCTCCATGATCCATTGTGTCCAGTCCATATAAGGGAGATGATTTATCCCCCAAAGCTCTTCATTTTCCTGACGCCTACCCATTGAAGGCATTACAGGAGTTATCTCGGCTCTCTGTGCTACAACGAAAGAATCAAATCCTCCGTACCAACTTGTAAATCCTCCGCCAATCATAACTTCTTCTTTTCTTTCGATCTGCATAATTGATTTGATACCGGGATCTCTCATTGTTGATGGCATAATATGAACATTGTTATGCCCGACCAGCCCTTTAAAATATACATGATCAACCTCATTATGACATAAAATAAAATCCGCCTGTAATAAATATTTATAGTATAGCAGATTATCTTCTGCTGAATAGTCTTGAAAATACCAGTTTGGACCCTCTTGCATTACTCCGACTTTGGTTCCACTCTGTTGGAAATAGTCGAACATTGTTGAGTCGATTTTTTGTAGAGTATTTGAGTTTTTTGGTAGAATTACTATTGCGATATCAATCTCTTTTCCAAGAAATTTTTGATCGGTTATGCAATAATGTGTTGCTCCTAAAGCGGTTTGCCAAGCAACGTCTGTTCTTGAATTTGAAAAGTTTTCCGGATATTTTCCATTTAACTTCGTTTCCGAAAGGAATGCAATTTTCACTGTTACCTCACAATCGTGTCATATAACTCATTTTGTTTCACTTGTCTTTCAATACTTTTATTGTGTACCAAATATAGACGATGGTGTTTTTCCATTGGAATGCTGCCATATGATTCAAAACCTACTATGGTCTCATGAACCTTGCCTTCCCAATGTAGCCCTGGTTTGTTCTTATAAATTCTTGCTTGATAATCTGGGTAATTGATGTCACCGTCTTTGTCAACTCTCCATCCCCATTTAGCAATATGACCTTCAGTAAGACCCACTACTCTATTTACTCTAGGAATATAAATCAAATCAGTTTCTTGATTTTGTGGGAGCATGAGCATTGCATATAGTGTATGGATTAATTCTTCAGTCAATATCTCATCTGAGTCTATATTGAATATCCATCTACCCATTGATTTTGAATTGAGAAAATTCTTCTGCTCTGAAAAATCCTTTTCAAATTTCTTTTCATGCACTCGATCTGTAAAACGGTTGCATATTTCTACCGTCTTGTCGGTTGAACCACCGTCAACAATTACTAATTCGCATTTGCCTGGGTGATGATCCATAAATCGCTTGATGCTTTCAAGTGTTGGCGTTATGATATCTTCGTTGTCCTGTACCATCATATTGAATGATAGAAATATATCTTGCATTATGTTTTCCATTACTTTTCCTTCTTATCTTGCATTGTCCAAGTCTTCAATAGACCGTCTGGTCCTGTTAATCTGTATTCCTTTGGACTTAATTTAATTTCATTGGCAAGCTTTTTCACATAGCTCTTACCTCGACCTTTTTTCACATATGCAAGTGTAATGTGAGGGCTATATTTTTCATGGGTTTGATCGATACCAAAATTTTCAGCTATCTTGTAGTTGATCATTTTGAGTGCCTTGCTTGCAACTGGAAATATAACTACATCATAATTCTCACCTTCAGGCTCAAATATGTCAACACGATTAATAATCACCGTCACAATTTTCATGGGATAGCAATATAGTGCCAACTTTGTCCATGGGATATCTGGTAATCCGTAGATGATTGTTGCATGAGGATGCATTTCAATTCCATAATCTTCGTGATGATATACATCCTCAGGCTTAATTACTCTATTGATAATAGATGTCCAATTTGTTATTTTGAAATCCAGCATAAGGCAGCCGGTCTCATAGTTTTGTCCTTGCATATTATTTTCCTAGATATTTTTCTTCCATTCCTTCAATGATGCCCTTAAGGCTACTCACTTCTTCTGTAAGAGCCTCATTTTCATCAAAACAGTCTGCCCACTCTTTGCCGTTTACCTTCATACATTCTCAAAATCGTTTTGAAGCTGGAGATGGATCTGCTCTATATTTCTCAGCAATAAACAATTCTCCATCTGCATTGAGTGAGAACATTATTTCAGTCTCATCATAGCAAGTTATCTTATTTTCAAACTCTGGTGCAATTGTCATCTCCATGATATTAACCTACGTGGAGCTTTTCTAATGGATTAGAATTTCCGAGTCCTATGTTTGAAGAACCAGAAAAGTACATTGTACTCATGTTAGAAAACTGTGCTTTCCATGCCCAGTCATCTCTAACGAATGTTCTGAAATCCTCTTGTGAAAGAGCGATTGTATCTTTGTCGTCTTCATCGGTAATTGTGTGAAACTCTAGCATCTCAATTGCTTCGTCATAATCACTCTCATGAGATTGTGGTAGTTGAAGATTTGTCAGTGCTTGAGTATTGATGTATATTTGACCAACATTCCAATCATCCATATCGTCAGATGACTCGATTGTTTTTGCTCGTTTCTTATATGCGAGTGCCGTTTTTTGAGCAGCTTTTGCCATCTGATCCATAGCATATTTTGCAATGACGTGATAATCCAGAACAGCTTGTTTGTATTCTTCTATATGAACTTCACGATTTACCGTCAGGGTCTCGATTAATTTATCTTTTTTGATTGATATTGTATGTAGCATAGTGCCTCCTACTGCTTTTTAAATCCTTTTAGTTTGCTTAAGTCCAATGAGCCACCCTTTGTTAATTCTGGTAGAACAACATTTGACTCAAGTGGTGGTGCATATCTATCGATGATAGAAATTAGCTGCGTCTTCATGAGATCAAGATTTTTATATTTGACAATATGATCCTGTACTTTCTTAGAATATACAAGCATGTCATCATATTTATAAAAACATTTTGTCAGCTTCTGAACTACATCGGTATCTTTTACATTTGCCCATTGTGAGCCCTCAACGATCACTTTATCCCATACGGCTGAAGGTGGAACTTTTGCTAAATCGTAATCAAACAATAGTTCATTGGTTCCTTCAAACAAGAAGTCAACTTGACCTGACCAGAATGGAGCTAAAACTGGTTTTCCAGTTGCAGCGGCAAACTCTGCCAGAGGTCTTCCATAGCCTTCACCATGTGTTAATGAAACCATAGCTTTGATCTTTGGAATATTATATAGCTCATTCATTTCAGCATCTGTTAGACTACCGTGAACAAGATAAATATTTGGCTGAGAATCTCTATCGGGGAACATGTCTCTGATTCGAGAAATTTCTTTTTCAAGTGCACTTCTATCTAGCCTTGAAAAATTACCCATGGTTGTTTTCAGTACGAGAGCAACCTCTCCCTTTTTGTAGTTAAATGTATTGATGAAATTGTAGATCAATCCATCAGCATCTTTTCTACCTTCTCTAAATCCGCCTTGCATCCAATGACCTGTATATAGAAATGCAAATTCTTCAGGCATGTCAAATATTGGTTGTAGCTCTGGCGATCCCTGTCTATGGGGCAAATCAGATTTATATCCAAGATCTTTATAGATGCTTAGATCTACACCTTCAAACAATACTTCAATAGGCTTCTGACTTCTGAATTCTCCGATTGGTGGCATGTCTGGTCGTGGTTGGATTGGAATAACGGTTTCCGAATGAGCAATCTTTGAGTGCTCTGATGGAACTATCATTACGTCCATTGCATTTGCTTTTTCAATCCACTCTTGAGCAACACGATCGGTTTCCATACCGGCTGTGATGCCAATATTTCTTTTGCCAAAGGGTCTAAACTCTAGTGGGATTGAGATGTGTACAAAGAAGTCTGGCTTGCCTTCGAATTGCTTATCCAATGTCAGATCAAGCATTTTCTTATGTACAGGATTACTTTCTTTCAAAGCATTCTGAGGTGTATTTCCCCAGTTCATTGGAACCAAATATAGATTGTACTTGTCAGCTTCAATTAATGCCTGTATGATGTCTCGACTATGTGCTCCGTACCCACTCACTGTGGTGTAAGGTGCCATGACGACCATTGTTTGTTTTTGCATGTTTACTCCTACTGGTTCAGATTGTTTTCGTTAGAAGCCTGTTGTTTATACATATTCAGGGTTCTACCATAATCAAAGATCTTATCATCTATCATTACTTTGAAATCCTTGTCTAGCATATATAATACCAATGCACGTGAGACAAACTCGTTCATACTCAGCTTGTGATCTGCATGTCCTGCTCTAAAATTATCTACTAATTGTCTTGCTGGTGTTATTGTTGTTACCATTTTATTCTCCTGATATTTATTTATCTACTTATTTATATAAATATATAATAAAATAATTAAGCATCGCCATATTGTCCGGTTTTCATGCTATCTATTAATTTATATTCATTGATGATGCTTTGAAGTCTTATCTCTCCGTACTTATTTTCAGCTGCTTCTCCCCATAGAACACGCTGATTTTTTACATCAACAAGAGCATATTCTTTAGCAATATTGAATTCAAAACTTCCATTTGCTTGGGCGAATTTTTCCAATCTCTTAATATCGGCAGCCACACTTCTTGAATCAGCTGTGATTACAATAAATACAGAGAATGCTTTGAGCTTATTTGTGTATGTTAGCACATAGTTTTTCGTATACACAAAAGGATAGTTCTTCTTATCAGTTGAGTCAGCGTAGGCGAAATTCTGCTCATCTTTTTCTTTAAATGAATTGTCCAAGGTCATAGCAAATTCATTTAAGAACCGTACAACATCTGGATCCATCTCGCCTTCTTGAGGAAGAAAACCTTCGCGTTCTTTTTCTTTATTTTCCGTCATTATCGAATACTTTCTTTTCAAGATCTGGATGCTTGTTGAGTCTGGATCTCTCACCAATGTCATCAAAGTTTCTTCTTCTGATGTATGCTTGCATTTGATCAAAACATGCAATTATATGTTTACAATATGATGCTCTATATGTCGGATTAGTTACATCCGGCATATCGCCATTACTGGTTTTTATTCTTGCCATGCCCTTCTTATGAAGAACCGTTTCTCATCTATATTTGAAATCTGGACATGAACAATTTGCAAATACAGGTATATCGCCTGATGCAAATTTTAGCCAATTGTCAACATTGATAGGTTCGGCAGGAGAAGATCTAAATTCAACCCTATATTTTCCAGTTCCCTCTTGCGAGTTAGCATTGTACATAAACACCATGCGATATCCATTGAACGCTTTAAACTTCTGAACCGTGACCAATAGCGTCTTGATCTTCTTGGCTCTTGCTTTTCTACCCTTATCCGTTCTGCTTCTTATTGTTTTTGCCTTAACCATATTAGCACTCGATTACATTTACACGTTTAATGGGTTCCCAATTTTCATCAATGTCTTTAATTGCTGCCCTAAAACGCTTGTTCATTTCTGTTACTGTGTGACCATTTTCGATTAAATATTGACGTCCTGATTCGCCTGCTTTAACACGCTCTTCTGGTGTCTTGTTGTACCAATATTCAATAGCATGCGCAGCATCAATCCAACTAATTCTATCATCATAGATATATGGAGTTGGAGGTGATCCCTGGAGGCTTCTAGTTTTTGGAATAATACCAACAGCATGATGTGAGGTCAAAAATGACTCACCATTCTCTTGCAATACTTTCCATTCATCAACTGACATAAAATCATTCTCAAAGGGAATGCCTAATTGATCTTGCATTCCACCTGTAATTGTGGCAATGATTGGAGTGCCGGCCATAAGTGATTCAGCCGTTGCCATTCCATAACCTTCATTTGAGGCAAGATTGATCGTGACATCTACTGAGTTATAGATGAAATTCAAAATGTTTGTATGAACTTTAGCTTCACTAAATAGAATATTGTGGTTTGGATATAAGTCGTTTTTCAGTGCTGCAAGATTTGTTCCATTGTCGTCGGAAACATGAGTGTGCATTAATAGCAAACATTTGTCTTGCTTTTCCTGTGGTAGTGTACTGAGGAATTCATCATAGGCATTCATAACATCACCCATCATTTTTCTTCTTACATTACGATTGTTATAAAAAATTATAAAATCATACTTTTCATATTCACCCTTGTAGTATTCACGTATGAACTTCTGATATTCAACAGACGATTTGTCAACCTGTTTAAATTCATCGTGAGGAGTGCCATGAGGAATATAGTCTATGCGCCATGGATTCTCTTTAAATTCTGGTGCCACTTCCTCTACCATTGCTTTTGAAATTTTACTGATACAACCCATCCAGTCATTCGATAGATAAAAATCTCTATTATATTGTGGTGCAGGATAGTCATCCCATAGATGATAATACATTAAGGGAACCATAGATCTGATTTCATCTTCGATCTGCCATAACCAAATTCAGTACCTTGGATCTGTAAAGATCAACATATAGTCTGGTTGTTCCACTGTGATTAAATTTCTAACGATATGAGAATCGCCATACCCTTTTACTGGGATTACTTTTATTCCATCTACTAATACAGGTTGAGGATTCGGATGATCTATTGCTCCACCAAGCTGGATTATATCAAAGTCTTTCTTTAAGTCTAAGACGATTCGTCTTGTCATTGTGCCCACACCTGATGGGACACGAATGTCGTCTGATAGAACTAGTAATTTTTTCTTTTTTGTTTCAGTCTTTTTTGCTACGTCAGTCATTGTGTCTCCTTAGATGCTTCCACTAATATTTGAATCTGCACTCGATGATACGAACTCATGCAAGTGTAGAAATACAAACTGTTTAAAGCTCATTCCTGTTTCTATAAATCTGATTTTGGCTGATCGATATAATTGTTGATCTATTGACACCGTGGTCAGCGTTTCATTCTTTTCTTTATTCATTTTTCTCTCCATATCAAACACGCCCATATATATATGTATAAATATATATGGGCAAGAAGAAATACGGTATTTATTTGAAATTAAATGTCGGTGACTGTTGGTACGCTCAATAAGAGATTTATGTCATCCAAGATTGTTTTATCATATTGCTTTTCAAATGAGTCAATCACGACTTGAGTTGGAGATCTTTTATGAATCCATTTTTGCTCTTCTACGTGTTCCTCTAAAGCCATCGACCATGAAAAATAAATCTCATTAGTGGCTTTATTGATAATATCTATCCTGAGATGCTTTGATACAACCTTGATCATAAGATCTTCATCTGGATATTTGGCTTTTACTGCTGCCAAAACTTCATGTCGTTTTATACTAGCCATTCTAATCCCTTACTCTATATTGCCATTTAAAAAATTTGTTCAATGTCTTAAATCTGATTTTGCCACATTTGCTACATTTGTTTTTCTTTGATACATTCAGTGCATGGTCAACTTGGTTAATTTCTACAATCACCCACTTATGGTCTTTGCACCACCACTGTCTAATCCATTTTAAAAACATTATCTTGGCCAGATTGTAAGAAACTTATCACTTAGCATTGACCATAATAAACGAGATGATTCTACAATGGATGTCCAAATATAAAATCCTAGTGCCAAAGCCAATATGCTACCATAAAATAATACAGTTCCTGCAATTGCTCCCATGGCTGCTAATCCAGTCATTGCGGCAAGTAACAATATAATTATTATGCTACAAATGCCATAAAATACATTCATTATTTATTCTCCCAGCATTTTGAAGAAATCTGATTCGGCTAATATTTCTACACCTAAGGAGATTGCCTTCTTTGTTTTTGATGATTGTGAATCTGGATCAGCCTGTACCAAATAGGTGAGGCCCTTCTTTACTGATGATGTGCTTCCACCATTTTCAAAAACCAATGCTTCCATCATCTTCCTATTAAATCTCTTTCCTTCAGGTGTTTCCTTTTGGATTGCACCTGTGAAGCAAAAGCTATTGTTATTAAATATATCACCGGTTGCTTCTAAAGCAGGTTTTTCTTCTTCAATGGTGACATGCTCAAGAAGCCTATTGATCTGGTTTGTTTTTGCAAATAATCTCTCAATGAAATTTCCTGATCTCTTATATCCCATTCCTTCAACATGAACCATTTGGGGAATTGTAAGAGCTTGAATTTTTTCAAGAGTATCATATCCAGCATCTACTAATCTTTGAGCCAGTGAGGATCCAAATGATCCAAGGTTCAATCCACCAATAAAATCAGCCAGAGATAATGATCTATGAGATTGAATAATGCTCATCATCTTAGTTGCCGATTTGTTCTGAACTCCTTCAAGTTGTAAGAACTTATTGGTGCTCATTGTGTATAGTTCGGCTGGGAATGTGATTAGTTCTGCATCAAAAGCCCTTTCAATAACCTTCTCACCCATACCTAGAGAATCCATTCCAGACTTTTTGATCCATTTCATCAAGGATCCTAATAAGTTTCCCTTGCATAATGGATTTTCACAAACAAGATATGCACCATCAATAATAGCAGGTTCGCTACATTCAGGGCAGCATTCAGGAATGTTAAAATGAAGATTGTTATCCGAGTAGATTACTTTCTCAACATAAGGAATAACATCATTCCTTCGGCTAACCAATACTGTGTCATTTAATCCAAGATTTAATGCCTTGACATTTGCCTGATTATGCAATGTTGACCTGCGAATTGTAATACCACCAATTTGAACAGGTTCGAGAATTGCCACTGGAGTGATATGACCACCAGTTCCGACATTCCACTCAATATCTAAAAGAGTAGTTGTTGCTGCCAAGCTGGGGAATTTGTAAGCCACGGCAAACTTAGGTTTTTGATCCTTATATCCCATACGATTTCTAATATCGCGGTCTGATATTTCCAGAACCAATCCATCAATTTCATAATCAATTCCTTCTCTTTTTGATTCAACATATGATTGGTAAATTGCTTGGATTTCGTTCATTGTTTTGACAATATAGAATTCAGCTGTATCAAATCCGTGATTCTTTAACCACCAGAATTTCTCAGCCTTATCTAAATCTCCAATTGTGGTATCGTAATATCTGATTGTGAGATATTCAGAGTATTTTCCATCAAATCTTCTAGCAATTCCAGATACACAGTTTCTCATATTTTTGTATGGCTCTTCACCTAGAGCTACAAGAATCTGATTGAGAATTTTAAAGTCACCCTCAAGCATAATAATCTCACCTCTTACTGAAGTATCTCGATCGATGCTTATTCCCCGGTTGCAACCATTCATGTTCAAAACGTTTCTCTTAATATCTTCACCCTCAACTCCACTACCTCTAGTGATCGCCCGGATAAGAACTCCGTTTGAATATTCACAGTTAATTGAGATTCCATCAAGTTTTTCTGATAAGACATATTCCTTCCGGAAATTTTCAGTATAATGTTTGTCCATGAATTTTGCCAAATCGTTGTCATCAACGATCTTTGAAAGCGATCCCATGGCAATTTGATGCGACCTTTTTGTCCAAGGTGAATCGTCCCTGGTTGGTGCACCAATTGTTTTTAGAATGGGATGGTTTGGATGACTGGCTGTTACCATGTCTACAAGAGCATCAAACTCAGAATCATCCATGATAGGATGACCATTGTAATAAGCTTCTGATGCCTTGATTAATTTTTCGAAAACTGAATTCATGTGTACTCCTTTGGTTGTTACTGCAATATAACCCAAAATGGCGTTAGATGAAACCGTTTAACTCGTTTCAATGAATTCTTTATTACGCCAATGTGGTGGTGGATCAAGAACACCATCTGATTCCCATCGACCAAATTCCTGAAGTATTTTACATTTGACTAGGAATTTCATCTTATTTCCAATCGTAACTGGGTACCATGCAAATCGATCTATAATGCGTGTGGGAATTTTGACGGCTTCTTTATGTCGATCTGGAGTCTTACCAGTGAATTTTGTTGCTAGTTGCTCTGCTTGTAGCTCAAGCTCTTGCTGTCTAAACTGTTCCATCTGAATTCGGTTAGAAATATTTGCTATTCTTTGCATTCGTTTAGCTATATCTGTTTTATTTTCTTCAGAACGAGCTATTTCTCTTTCAAACTCATTTACAATATTTGCCATTATTTCTCCTGAATGATTATTTTCTTGCCAAGCTTTTCAGCTTTTCTCAGTGTATCACGAGTGCCCTTTGATGGGAAACCTTTGGGAATAAAACCAACCACAAAATCAGAATATTCTGCAATTTGACTATTCCTCATGAAGAAATATCTCACATGATAAGGTTTGTTGTACATATATTTTGGGACACCGTTGTTCTGGCAATATTGATTATACTCAAAATGCTGAGGTGGAAATTCCACATAGTTAACTTCTAATTCCAGTGCAGCTTTCTTTGCCATGCCATCTGCTCCAAGCGGCTGTCCACCTGAAACAATTGTTAGACCATCTCCATATTCTTTTTTGAGGAAGAATACAAAATCCTTGATGTCGCGATATGATTGCCACTCACGAGAACCAACAATTCCTACTTTAGCTTTTTTTAGCTTTTCCAAGACGAACCTCTATTCCCTTTACAATGGTAATATAATCCTTTATACATTCAACAATTTTATAACCATCTGATTTTTCAATTGATAGAAACTGAATGACGGACCACAGCTTATATTGAGATCCATAATCGTACCTATAATCGATGACATGATATACGTCTTTTGCCGGTGTATCTGGTTTATGGGCTATGTTGATATTTTTATGTTTGTTGATATTCAAATGCTCTCGAATATCAATGCCGCCCTTATCGGTCCATAAAATGACATGAAAGTCATTCTCTACCAGCAGATTTAATGCTTCCTCTGTATAAGGATTTACATTTCCTCTGAGGTCTACAAGAACACCTTGCACTTCTATGGCAACTGTTCTATAAAATTTTGAATATGTCATAAGTCTCCTTTGTTGCTACAATATACTATGAAATTGTATTGGATGAAACAGTTAAATGATATTAAATTCTTCTTTCCAGATATTCTTCTTGTGATTAAATAGTCTACCGATGTTGGCATCCAACGAATATGTCAGAGAAAAATCATCAGCACTTCTGGTCGACCTGCCAAATCCCTGGACTATCTTGAATATTGTCATGAGCTCATATATTGATGAGTGATGATCGAAGATGTATTTGATCCTCTTGTCTCCTAGAGATGGGAATGGTGCTTTGACAAAGATCTGGAACTCAGATTCCTTCTTAGGTAGATCGATTCCCTCAAATAGTGAAGGAGATATCAAAATGCTATTTGCCTTTGAGGACTTGTGCCTGTCTAGGAATCTATTTAGATGAATTCCCTGAACATGCTCAATAATTCTGGTGCTTTGATTTGTTGATTTCAAGTAGTCTGCAATCGCTTTTGTAATCTTAAATGAGGGAGTCAGTATGATACCCTTTTCAGGATGATCCTTGATAATATCAAATACCAGCTCTGACATTTCTGCCAGGATTGATTTATTCTGTAATGAGCTATAGTTGTAGTTTGTATGATTGATCATAATTACAGATTTTGTCTCAGGATCAAACACGGGTGGTGATTTAATATAGGTCGTATCCTTAGGAGCCAAATTCAGAGTCTTAACAATGAATTCCTTATTGACTGTAGCTGACATAAATAAATTGTATTTTGATTTCTGTACTTGTTTGAACATGTCAGAGAAGAATATTGGCGAAACACTTATGCTTACATTTTGAACATCCAAAATATGTTCGTAATTATAACCGAAGAAATCATCGATTTTTTGGTGTAAGTTCTGATATTTGCGTGCAATTGCCTTCATAACTTTGAATCTAGCCCAATCATCGCGTTGAAAACAATCGGCTGATTGGTATTCAAACTCCTCTAAAATTTTGCCATAAATGCTTTGTAGGACCTTGAGGAAGCTCTTGTAGTTGCCTTTGTTGATTATACCTTCCTCGATCATATCTATCACCTGTCGTAACGAATCTAGAATAGTTTGAGCATTGTCAATAGGATATTTTTCAATATCTCTAATCATGGATTCAACCATATGTGTTGTCACATGAATTTGCATATGACTGCTGAAAATATCATTTATGATGTGAGCTTCATCAAACACAGTAATTAATCTATCATCTAGTGAATGAGAATATAGTGCTGAGATAAAGAAGTAAGAATAGTTGGTAATCAGGTGGGGAATTTTATTCATCTTTCCCCGGTTGTCCAAGTATTCACAATCAAAACAATGTTGCTTTCGCTTTTCATCATCAGCCTCTTTGAACATACAGCTTGCAGCAGTCTCATCCAATAGTGAACATGGATAGTTTCCTGCACCCATTACTGAAATAAAATCATTATCATATTTCTTGAATGTGTTGAGATACTGTTTTGTAAGCGTGTTAGTATGCATTAGAATAAATGACTTTTTAGTTTCGTCATATGACTTATCAAGCTCAGACAAAACCTCGGCTGCAATCGCAGCAATAATTGACTTACCAGTTCCTGTTGGAGCAGATAGAACTACATTTTCTTTTTCGTTATCAATGAATGATGTTAAAATTTCATTAACTAGTTCTAGCTGATTTCCTCTAGGCTCAAAGCCGAATTTTTTAAATGCATCGAGAATTTGATTCTTATATTTCATTATTTTCCTTGACTAATTTTGATAGGTTCTTTGCCTTTTGTCCAGACTTTGATAATCCGGCCTTTTGCGTCCACTTGTCGAACTTCAACTCCAGCTTCAGCTAGAAACTGTAGAGGGTCTACATCTCTATATTCTTCTAAATAGATAACTGTAGTAATTCCTGATTGTATTATTGCCTTAGCACAATCAAAACATGGTGACAACGTTATATAAACAGTCGATCCATCTATACTCGCATTTGATTTAGCCATCTTTGTTATTGCATTTATTTCAGCATGAATAACTTCTGACTTTGTTTCATTTTCAGAATCCTCACAGCAATTATCCCAGCCATGAGGTGTTCCATTATATCCGTATGCACTAATTGATGAATCTTTAACCACCACAGCACCTACTTGCTTTCGCTTACAGGTGCTTCTTTTGGATATTGTCTGAGCTATATCGATATACATCTCAGCTAATGATATTCTACCCTCTATCTTCTTCGTCATAAAACCACTGCTTATCCTTCTCATCTAATTTGTCAAAATCATCTGGTCCATAGTTTACAAATTCATGGGGATCTAAAACTGGGATATCTAATTCTCGGAGACGATTATAATCAGAGCAACTTCTGTTGAACTCTTTATATTCGGCATTTTCTTTGTTCTTGATTTCCCATCTTCCACAACCGTCAAATAGGTTTGAAAAGTATTTTGTCATTCCTTCTGGGCCTTCCATGTAAACACACTTACGTGCTTTATCACATACCGGTCTTAAGAATGATGCTAATAGTGGAAAGTGATCTTCCAGTTCTTTTCGGATTTTCCAATGGAGTGCAACAATTCCCTCTTGTTCGCAAGCCATAAGTCGTCTTCCCATCTGTCCTTTCAGTGCAATATAATTCATTCCGAACACATATGAATGATTAATTGATTGAGGTAAGAATGAGCGACCTGTTTGCCATGACGATTCCGATTGATTTATGGTTTCTTCATAGAGATCTTTTGACAATTTAATCCAGCTTTCAACCTTCTCTTTGTAGGCGGGATCAACTTTCATTTGCTCAGTAATGTCATCATATAACAAGAACCTAGCATCCAATTTGTTATTATCTCTAGTACCAATGCTCATGAAATGTGCACCAATACGAGCTCTAGCATGCTGATCAAAATCTGCTCTTGACAATCCATTCACTTCAAATTGGAATTGTAATCCTTCTTGTGCCTGAGGCAGTGTATTTCCTGTCAATGTAGATAAAGCAACTCTATACCGGTTTTCAGGTGTAAGCTTTTCCCACTTCTGAGTTGATCCAGTTGCATCGTCTCCCCAAGTGGCAGTAACAGCTCTAACTAATACTTCGTATGGATTTCTTGGCCAGTCTGTCATCTTCACATAAATAGAAGATATGTCGTCTGAATAATCGTATGATTTTTCAGGTGATTGAGATGGTAATGTTCCCATTGCTTCTCTCATGTTAATTACATCTTGTTTTTTCATGCTTTCTCCTTAGTCTATGTTTAAATGGGCTGATGCCATGTTTAAGTCAATTATAATTTTTTTATCATTTGGATCAAAGTTGAAATCTCCATATTCATATTCCTTCTCCAACCAAGTTATGTAATCTTCCACAAGCTCGGCTATGAAATCCATATCAGCTGGTAGCATTTTCCAAACCTCAGTGCTTCTAAAGTTGAATGTAAATACTATTCTATCCTCTCTAATATTGACTTGAGTATATGAGAAGCAAGAATCATTAATAGATAGAAACCTTCTTGAGTTCAGTTTCTCTTTATACTTATCAATCATGATGTGAGTATTAAATTTTAGATTTGATAGAACCATTTTTCTTTCATAATATTCTCTATCCGATATTGCATCTCTATCAATTCTTCTATCTAGTCCTTGAAAATATATCCAGCTTTCTCCGATATCAAACAAAGTGACTTGAGTTTCGTTTACAAAATTGAGAAAGTCTTTGAAAGAATATTGCATTCTATAATTATTAATCTCATGGTCTTCTTTTCTATAAAGTGTTGAGAGTAGAGTGTAGTAGTCAGCCGAGAATCTAGTAGGGAAGGCTCTATTTAAGAAAGCCATTTGAACCAAAAAGCCGCCTTCTGGATCTATACTTGAAAGTATATGTACACATTCATAGTGTTTATATTTTTCAAAGAACTCACGATACATTTTCTTTAGTTCAAAAATCTGATCCATGCTTACAAGATCTTCTGATCTTAGTTTGCTTCTTCGAGTAATCTCTTCTTCAGATGGATCCAATAGGAAGTACATATTTTCATTTGATTCCAATGATCGGACAAAACTCTCCTCAAGCTGAAATGTGTCAACCTTATCTCTATTAAATATCTTTGCATACATCAGAGATGTAATAATACTTCTATCAGAGATAAAATTATTCGTGCTAACAGGATGGTCTAATATGTTTTTGATAAATGTAGTCTTACCTGCATAATCAGATCCCTCTATGTATATAGTCTTGCCCTTGATTGAAAAATTACTGTTGTTATTCATTAATTAACTCCACATTTTCTAGTGTTATAAATCCGTTGCTTTTAGCTAGGTCGCCAATGTATAGCGATCCCTTTTTAAGATCAATTTCCTTCTTCCAGACAAATACTGGATAGAATGCTCTATCGATAGTATCAAGTTCGACCAGTCGGTAGTCCTTATCGTTCTTTGTTTTCTTCATAGTAACCTTGGATATTCTGAATATGTCACTAGCTTGAGACATATGCTCTTCATCAAAAATTTCATCAAGATTTGCAGTCCCAGGAAGAGCAGCATAATATTCATCTCGAAAAGCTCTAAATTCTCTATTTCCATCCATCGAATATCCTAGATAGTCTTTTTCCTTGGCGGTCCTATCTGATTTATTTTCAATGTGAGGAACGGCAGCCTTATCTTTCATTTTTCTAATGTCATTATATCTATCGATTATATCATTTCTACTCATATCAAGATAGTCCAATGCTCCTGAAAATACTAATGCTGCAAATATTCTCTTATTAATTAAATAGGCATTCTTGCCAAGGTGATTCAAATATTTCTTTCCCAATAGTAGATCAATATTTTCAAGATCTATTATGTCGTAGTTATCCTTTAAAATATCAAAAGCCTTTTGAGTAATAAACTTTATTTTAGTGATGCCATGAACAATTTCATCTCCATCGATTATAAAATCAGAATTCATTAGTGAAAAATTAGGCTTGGCAATGTTAGCATTGAATGTTTCTGTTATTGACATATCGTCATAGTCGAATTTACGCAATTCAAATTTGGTCATTTTTCTAATGATTCTTGCATACGCTGATAATTCTTCATTGTTTAAAAATGAGCAATAGTATTCCATAGGATAGAAGAACTTCTGATATAATTGCCTATGTGATAAAATTGAATATGAAAGTGAATGAGCATAGTTGAAACCATATCTAGCAAATGATTCAATGATTTCCCAAAGCTTGGTAGCTTCATTTGAGGACATATATTTTTCAAGCCCTTCAATCAATTTTACTGAAAATGATTTAACTCTTTCACGTCTTTTCTTTTCATGTTCTGGAGATTTTTCATATTTCACCAAAGCCTTACGAAATACATTAGCTTCAGTTTTTGTAAAGCCACCAAGCTCTTGACATATTCTCAATATCTGTTCTTGATAAACAATGATACCGAATGTAGGACCTAGAATATCTTTTAATGCCTCGTTGATTGAATAGTCTTTTTCACCACTTTTGATGAGGCTATATTCTTCGTGCATTTTCTGATCTAATGGCCCTGGTCTTAATAAGGCTGAAGCAGCACATAGATCATTAAGATCGTCTGGCTTCATTGATTCTAGATATTTTGTGGCCAGAGGACTTGAAAATTGAAATACTCCATATGTATCACCTTTATGAAGAAGCTCGTACATTCTTTCATCGTCATACTCTTTTTCATTCCAGTCTAAATCCACACCATGTCTTTCTAGAATATATTTACTACAATCATTGATCAATTTCAGTGTAGTAAGACTGAGAATATCATATTTGATATATCCCAAAGCTGTTAGTTCGTGGTTATCACCACCTTCGGTATTTGCAGATACTATCTCTTTGGATGAAGTAATAACAAGAGGAATATTTTCTGTCAATTTCTTACTAGATACAATAACTCCTGCAGCATGTTGTCCTGTTGATTTTACCAATCCCTTTAGGCTATCAATAAACCTTTCAGTCTCTGGGTATCTCCTCAAGAGATCATCAAGCATCTTATAATCTTTTCTAATATCTGCAACTGGTAAAATTTCATCATCTGGAGATAGATTTCCAATTTCCTTTGTTGCTAAGACAACCTCTCCAAATGGAATATTCAATGTTCTAAAAACATCTTGCATTGCTGATTTCAATTTAAGCGTTTGATAGTTTCCAATTGAACATACATACTCTCTACCGAATCGTTCAACAATATATTCTTTGACCAACGGTCTAATATCTGGACTAAAATCAGTGTCAATATCAGGAACATCAGCTCTACCTGGAGATAGAAATCTTTCGAATAAGAGCATTTCGTGATTTAGTGGATTTACATCAGTAATTTTCAATAAAAAGTTTACCAAAGATCCAGCAGCTGATCCTCTACCAGGGCCGACACTATATTCTCCAAATTTATCCTTTGTCCAAACAATGATATCTGCCATAATTAAGAAATAGTCTACGTAACCTAATTTTTCAATGATGTCCATTTCTATCTTGAGTCTATCTAGAAGTTTTTCTGTTACCTCTAGTTTTCTGTATTCTATTCCCTCTTTCAATAATTTTCTGAATTCACCACTAGAGTTTTCACCCATATTTGGAAGCTTTAATGAGTTATCAATGTCAAAATGTTCTATCCTTGTGAACAGCTCGTTTACATTTAGAATAGAAGTGACAAAATCTTTTTCATCATAGTTTACATTTTTCATCTTATCATCAAAATCACTCATAAGAGCATCAATCGATTTAATGTATAGATCTTTCACAGAGAATGACCACGTTTTGGTAGTAGGATCATTTAAGTCTTCAATACTTTGTTTTGCATTGTTCAGCATCATGATCTGCTGAATTTCATCATCACCTTTATTTATGTAGTGAGTGTCTGATGCAATTACAGTTTTGATGTCTAAATCTTTAGCCAGCTTTACCAACTTTTCATTGGCTTCTTTTTGAGGTTCATAATCTGTAGAGTGCAACTCAATATAGAAATCATCACCAAACCAGTCTTTATATAGTCTGGCTTTTTCATAGGCTGCCTCTTCATTGTCATTAATCAGATTCTTTGGAATAAATCCACCAATGCAGCCTGATAGAACTATCAGTCCTTCTTTATGTTTTTCAAGAAGTTCGTCATCGATTCTGGGGAATTTATAGAAGTTTTCAATCCAACTAATATTGCTCATTTTAATAAGGTTGTAATAGCCGGTTTCGTTTTTGGCCAGTACAGTTAAATGGTAGGATTCTTTTGATAGCTCAACTCTTTTTGCTACATCTTCTTTTTCCTTTGAAAGTTTGAGCTTGTTGATCTCCTGAATATTTGGACAGTAGTACATCTCATTTCCATAGATCGGTTTGATTCCATATGCTTTTGCTGCATTATATAATCTAAAATGAGCATTCATATTACCATGATTCGTAAGACAGAACCCTGGCATTTTAAGCTTCATTAATCTTTGAACAATTTGATCTTCAGTTCCTAGACCATCTCTAAATGAGAATTGGTTGTGGTGATGGAAATTAATAAATGTAGATCGAAATACAATCTGTCTAATTTCATTTTTCCGGTCATCCAATTCATCATCATCTAAATCTTCAGTGAGTTCTACAAATAAAACAGTTCCGTCAAGCTTTTTAAAAGCCTTACTTACTTTTTCACCTATTGTAAAAATGATCTGTGGTTGTACATTGACTATTTCGTTTTCAATTACATGGTCAACCAATTCGCTTATATCATCTACATCAGCTCCATTTTTTGAAACCGAAGTCTTCCATGTAGTATACGTATCGATATTTACTTTGTCTAGTAATACCTTTAGCCAATCTTCATCCTTCAGTGGCTTTTCACTAACAACCATAAACGACGATTTGACATATCCTTGTGGAAGAACTATCTCTTCATCTGGATATTGTCCTTTTATTAAATTATGTATCTGTTCTTTATTCACGTAATCTCCTTATCGAACCAATATAACCCTTAACGACCAATTGTAAACTATTTTTTTGCATAATGTTTTAATATATCTACATCGTCTTTCTCAATTTGCTGTAAATGTTTTAGAGGATTATAGTTGCCCTCGCCAACAAGAACATCTGCTACAAGATCGTTGTAGTACATCTTAATTCCTTGCTCAAGAGTTATTGATGGATTCCATTCTGGATGATGTTTCTTAAATTTCAAATTGTCAATAATGTGATAACCTAGATAATCTGTATCAGGTTCCCATTTGATATACTTGCTAATTTCTCGGCAAAGAGTACTATCAATCAGGTCAGCTATATCGCTTGTTTTCATCGGTTGGTTTAATGAGACATTGTAGTCTTCAAGTTTTAGATATGATTTGTTAATGATTGAATGAGCAATGGCATCGACAAAATCATATGCATGCATATAGTCTTTCATATTGTTTGGATCGAGAAATATTTTGAATTCCTCATTAGTACTTGATACAACATTATAGACAGATTTTGCAATCAGGCTATTCATGTCACCAATACCACCATAACAAAATAGAGGCCTAAGGATAGCATATCCTGATTTACGGCAATACATATTGAGAATCATCTCTCCTTCATATTTAGAAGAAGCATATAGTGTTCTAGGGTATATTGAAGTATCTTCAGTTATAGCCTCTTTTGTCTCATTTACAAGAAATGTGTCATAGATGACTGTGGTTCCAATGTATATAATTGGGATGTTTAACTCACTCGCAATCTGAGCGATGACATAGGTACCATAGACATTTACATCCACTGCTTTCCTAGCATTGATGGCTACAACATCGGTTCCTACGATGGCAGCATTGTGAACGATAACATCTATTTTAGCTCGTTCAATCCAGTCTTTAAGTATTTCATATGGATTTTCTACAATGTCAATCTCATCATTATCTGTCAATATGAGATCTTCTGTTCCTTCGGTTGCAACAAACAGCTTATCGCTAAACTGACTATTGATTCTCTTTATTAGATTTCGTGCTAAAAATCCGTTATTCCCCGTGATGTATACTTTTCTCATATATCTCTCCAGTTTCTAATTGTCGTATGAATGTTGTTAAAAAATCCAATTGCTTTGGATTGACCTTTCCAAAGATCAGTGTTTTTAAATATGTAAGATCACCCTCTAAAGAATGTAATTTATATGCATGACTAATTTCATTTTGCATGGCCATTGGTGTTTCAGTTTCACAATAGTCAATGGGAATACATACCAAAAGCTCTACATCATCACCGTATCCAAGAACATATGATAGAATATCATCGTCATAATATTTTTCTTTAAGTCGATGCTTTACCAGAGTTTCCCAGAAATAAATTTCTTGCTTTGCAGCTGGGTTTTCATAAAATGTAAATGTCACATGTACTTTCACAATATGCTCCTAGATTTCTTCTATAAAACATTTGATGTCCTCAAAATTGCCAAACTGGACGAGTCTGTCTTTCTTTATTGATAATCCTAATGAGTCGGATTGGTCAAGAGGTTTTTCTGCTTTCCAAAATGTTAGAAACTCTTGTGATAATTTTTCAACATTTCCTCTTTCATTATCAATCACAAATTTAACATCTGGAAAATATTTCATTAAGAAGTCTTCCTTCTTTTCATTCCAGATAATTAGATCATATTGAATATTATTTTTCTTCAACCAATGAAGAGTATCGCTATAGATTCTTGAATATTCTTTATATGGACGAGCCGTCAAAAGTATTACATAATATCCCTGATCTTTTAGCCAGTCGATAAATTCTTTTGCTCCAGGGATCACTTCTAGATCTCTTTTCTTTCCAGATAGTCTAAATTTCTCCTTGGTTTCCATCATAAGCTGCTTTGGTATTTCAGCTTTTGCAAGTTTTGTTGACTTGGGTACAAACATAGTATTTTCCCAAATAAAATTTATATATCCCTTTTCCCAGTCGGCAATAACTCCATCAATATCTATTGCTGCAATCTTGTATTTAGATTGATTTTCTTGTAGGTGCTTCAAAGCAATGGCTTGTTCAAATTTTGCCTGAACAACATTACTCTTATCGATAAATTTTTCTTCAATTTGGTCAAATGAGAATCCATGAATGTGCAATAGCCCAAACAAGTATTTCATAACATCAACTCCCTCTTCTAAGAAGTTATCAGTAATACCATCGGACATTTTGTTGGTATGTGTTTTCCAATCGATTTCATCAAGCAGCTCTGTGGCTTCCTTGATAAGAGATAATATATATTCCTTAGTCCAGCTCACCAGCTTATCATTGTCTGCTCGAATATCTTTTACGGTTAGTCCGTATTTTGTTTTAAAAAATTCATCTGTAAATTCTTGCTGGATCTCATATAGCTTACTTGAACTGTCCATCTTGCCTCCATTTTAAAACCGTTGCTAACACTTCATTCAATTTTATCTTGTGACTCCACTGAGCATAACGTCCTAATAAATAGGCATCGGCTGCAAAGGATGTTAAATTTAATGATTTTTTAATTTGAATTGGAATATCTTCTTTCCGCTCAACAATCAAATTATCTTCAATCATGTGACCTCGAATGGGCTCTATTGTTTCATACACAATCCCACTGTCTAAATAAGTCTTTCTGGTATATGTTCTAGAAACAGAATATACATAATCATATCCGGCATTATGAAAATCTCTATCTATGAGGTTTGAATATTTGCAAAGATAGAATGATTTTTTTCTTGTTTCCAGCATGAGACTTCCTGGAAGTGTGTTTTGTCCCACAATCATTCTCATCAGCAGTCTCAAATCAATAGTTGAGATTAGATTGTCATATGGTAGCTCTGTTCCGTCATCCAATATAACAATTTTCTCGTCAATGTTTATAGTTTTTACTTGATTTGGAATAATAGTTTTACCACATTGCTTGAACAATAGCTCCAAAATTTCTTTATATGAATCTTTTGATCCAATGATCTCTAAAGCCTCAATTGTGTTCTTACCGTCAGACATAAATGAAGGTTCAAAATCTCTAGTTCCTCTAGTTATGTATGAGTATTCAGCTCTAAAATCTTGGTCTGGATTTTGTTCTATTATGACTGCTCCTGGTCTGGAGCGGCTAAATCCGATTCTATTATTCTTGACACTTATTTCGTTGCCTTGAAATCCAAGGTCTTTTAATAGTCCAAATGTTTCACCATCGTTCTGTATAATTCTTGGTCCTAGTGGAAATTTGCCTGCCATTTGTCCTAACGGATTGGCGTCGATAATTCTGAAACCGTCTTCTTTTAGAATGAATGAAGCAACCAAGCCGGCAACTCCACCACCAATAATATAGTTATTCATAGACTTCTTTCTAAAAAGAGGAGTTGCCCTAGAGAAACTCCTCTTTGATTATACTATTGTATTTGCTCTTCTTAACTATTAATTGATAATAGCTTGTATTCGCTCTTTTGTGCATTTGTACATATATAATCAATCACACCATCAGTTTTCATCTGACGTAATGTACGCATTGCAGTTGATTGTTTGAGCTGATACCATTTTGTGAGCTCAGTGATCTCATAGCCTGTAAAATTCTTGGCTACCCTTTTGTTCACTTTTCTCTTTAATGTGCTAAGTACTTCTTGCTTGTAAGTTCTCATGGAACCTCCTTGGTTTGTTTTATTGTAATTCATATTGATAAATATAAGTATTCTTTTCCAAAAGCTATTTTATTATCTAGCTGTTGGAAGAACTAATGATTCTCTTTCGATCTTTGTTAAGCTGGTTCTTCTGCTACGACCAATTGTATAACAATTTTCGCAACGATATCCATCAAAGAACCCTGCTCTTGTGTAATAATCTCCACCATCTTCCCAATCAAGGTGCGTATTTCCACAAGCATGACATCTAGTAACATTGTCACCAGAATAATATAGTGCCACATTTGGATGTGATTTCATCCAAGGTCTGAATTTCAGATAGACTTCTTCTAGTCCATAGATATCACCTTGGTTATATTTGGCCATCCTCTTCAATGCCTCTGGATCGCCTTCCATACATTTTCTCCAAAGTGTATGATCGGTTGCTAACTTATTAGGAAGATGTAGCATCTTAGTAATATAATCCTGACTATAACTCAACAACTTAAAGTGTCGTTTTGCTTCTACATAAGTATCAATTTGATCATATGAAGATGGAGGTCCTGGGAAGTTATTTTCTAAAAATCGAGCATTGGCTGTTGGAACATCAAAGCGCTTGCTATTGTGTCCAACTAAAATATCTGAACGATCAAATAGATCCCACAGACTTTGAGCTATTCTACTATCATCACCTGCTAATGCTTCTTCAGGTGTTAATACTTGAACTTCACAATCAGGGGACATTAGCTTTTTGGCAGACCATGATAACATAAATCGATGTGCACCTTCAAAAGCTTTATATCCCACATATTGTTTTCCAGTATCAAAAATGTACGCTGGTATCAATGACGTTTCGATATCAAATAGTGTAATTTCTGGTCCGTATCCTACGCCAGGACCGTATCCAAGCGTGTATTCATTTGGCTTTTCTAGTCCCATTGAATAACCCTTGGCCTTAACGGCATCAAATGTTCTGCTTGAACCGGCAGCAACCATCTCTTTATGTAACGTGCGATAACTCTTATCTGAAGATTCATACTCTCGTATAACTTTTAATTCAGACTTATCCCACTTTTTAGCTGCTTTTGATTTTCTTAACATATAATTCTCCTACTATGCTGTCAACTCAGAAACAATACTTTGCATCTGTTTTTTGGTTAGCACATTGTTTTTAAGACGGTCCTTAATCTCTACACGGAGCATTCTATATAACTCTCTATTTTCTTCTCCACGTGTATCAATTAGGCGCTTGATTTGTCTGCTTAAAACGCTGAACCAGTGGTTGACAACTGATTTTTGATTAGCAACATCTCTTTGATTTCTAGCTGCATATCTCTTATAGTTTTCTTTTCGATTTTTACTTGAACCTTTTTTCTTTGCCACTGTAACCTCCTTAGATTATTTCGTCGATAATACCTTTTTGCAGGCATTGCTCTGAATTTAAATATAAGTCATGTTTTAATAACTCAAGGATTTCTTTGCGATCCATAGAAGTATTTTCATCATAGATTTCTAGAAGTCTAGCTTCAGTTAGATCATTGTTTGTATTTAAATCTTTAATTTGTTCTGATGTTAATTCTCCGCCCATTCCCTGTCTTGCCTGATGAATGAGAACCGTTGCATTCTTTCTCATAAATCGTTTGGTTCCGGCTAGTGAAATTACTGTGGCTCCACTCATTGCAGCTCCTTCAATAATTGTGTGTACTTCACTCTTGAGAGATCTAATTGTATCAGCAACTGAAAGTGCATCAAACACTCCACCACCATAGCTATTGATATGTAACAAGATCGTGTTATTACAGCTACCAAACTGTTGATTTCTCCAATCACCATCTCGTTCTAAATCAAATAGGCATTCATTAAGTGTCATGGCAGACTCTTGGTCTATTTGATCATAGAAGAATATGTGATTACCCTTAACTCGTACTTGTGGTGCTCCCGGCATATCTTGTTGTTCTGGCATTTCTATTTCCTTTTTATTAGCATTTTCCCCAGTCACAAATTGAACACGTAACACATCCATCTTGATATTCTAGGCTATTTGTATTATGACAGCTTGGACATTCAACTCCAGTTGCCTGCTCTCCATCTTGTATATATTTCTTTAGTACTCTACTTGCCGCTGCTGAAAATGACAATATATCATCTGAACTCTTTTCAAGCTGTTCGACAATATGTTTTATTGGCACTCCATGACGCAAGTTCATTGAGATCATTCTAAACATAAGGACCTCAACTGGTGTAAATTGTTTATTGAAATCCTCTACTACATGATCATCGAATTCCAATTTATAAACGCCACGACTAACTTTTTCAACACAGCCAGATCTCTTATTGAATTTGAAATCTAGTCCGTTCATATGTCCACCAAACATTTCGTAAGGTGCTCCATTTAATAGACCAACAGATAATACGAATTTTTCACCACGAACTGTCACGGCATAAATATCCGATTCCATTTTTGTAGGTCGCTTTGGTGCTCCCGATACTGACACATTGTCAGCAACAATATTCAACTCGTTGGATTCATCCTTTGAGAAGTTTTGGTCATGTAATTTAACACCCTCCGCCTGCAATGAAACAGCTAATTTTTTAAAAGGTATTGTTGATACGATTCCATACATTTTCCTATCTGGAAATACTGCTACCGATTTGACACCAGCTTCATGCGCTTTTAATATAAACTTATACACAACTTCTTCTTTGACATCCTCAGGAAGATTATAAGTTACAGATATTGATGAGTCTATATTCTTCATAACGCCCTTCATCAATTCTAGTTTGTCAAATGCATTAACATCAGTATCTTTTTTAAATACTACTCCCTTGATCGCCATGAGATCATCAATATTTTTTGCCAATTCTAGCCCTTTATTTCCATCCCATTCATCTTCAATACATTCGGGATAGTCATAAGGTGGCATTTCTTCGGCTTTGTTCTTATTGTACCAGTCTTGTATTGCTTTAGGTATCACAAAATAGTATTTATAATCACCTTCAAGTCTAGATCTCTTCCAATAGTATGGGCCAAATGATGGCTCAATCCCATATCCCATTACCGACTTGCTGAACATAAGTGACAAAGTGCCTGTTGGAGCAATTGAACTTACACAAACATTTCTCATAGCATCAAATTTTAATTTCTGTGGAAATGTAAAAGTGTCTTGTTTCATCATGTGTTGAATAAATTCTGATTTCTTTATTTTGTCTGGGTCAAAAGCTTTGAAGCTTCCTTTTTCACGACCTATTTCAATGGTTGCTTTATATAGAAAATAATTAAAATCATGAACAAGCCGTTCGGCTCCATTGTTTCCTTGTTCGCTTCCATATTCAAAACCACATTCAAATAAATAGCCTGCAAGATTTGTAATTCCACATCCAACTCTTCTTAATTGCTCGATTGATTCTTTTTGTCCCTGTGTTGCATATGTTTTATTTTTTAATTCAAATGTATTTACATTGTCTCCGAATCTCACCATTGAATATGCTATCTGATTCATTGCTTCCTCAGTAACATCAGGCATGCCTATTGCAAATTTTATGGCATTGACCGATAATAATATACATAAGCCTTCACGGTTGAGATATTGTTCTGAGCATGCATTTGTTGAGATAATTCTACTATCAAAATCTGAATATTTATCATAAACGGCATCTGAATTTGAAAATCTTCTTGCAATATCAATGTTCTGGATCCCTGGTTCTGCATTTTTTAGCATGGCTTTTGATATTAATTTCAAAAGCTTTCTTGCTTTCATGTCTTTGCTTATAATCTCACCATCAAAATTTGAAGTGGCAATGCTGTATGATTTACCGGATTCATCTTTTAGTGACGATGCTGGAGCTGATTCTGAATCAATGTAGATCCTGTCTCCCTTTTTATACGGAGGAACAATGAACTGCATTTGCCACACTTCATTATTTTCAACTGCTCTATAAAAAGCATCTGTCATCTGGATAGAAATGTTTGCATTTTGAATCTGAGTATAGTCTTTTTTGACATCAATAAAGTCAATAATATCAGGGTGTCCTATGTTGAGTGAAAATAACATTGCAGGAATACGACCCTTCTGACCTACAAAATATCCTAGAGAATCTATAAGTTTCATCCAGTGAGTTACTCCACTAGATTCGTTTGAAGAATTGTGAACTTTCATCTCTGCTGGCCTTAATCTAGAAAAATCAATTCCTAGACCTTGTCGATATGCTGCTGTTTTTGCTACAGTATAAGCACCATTCTTTATGATAGATTCAAGGTTATCCCACTCATTGGATTCGTCAAGGGCACCAAGGGAAAGTGTAGTGCAGTTAGCCATTGAAATCTTTCTTTTTGCTCCCGCTCCTTGCATAATTGAACCGGCTGGATGCCACCAATCATTGTAGATTTCATCGAACCATCTATTAGCCCAAAATTCTTGGGCGTGAGTTCCAGATTCAACCGACGCAATATTTCTGCATACTCTCCAAATTGCTTCCACGTAAGTTTCAGTGTCTGTGATTTTATATTTTCTATTGAAGGCGTCGATTGCGAATTGGTTTCCATTGAAATACTCCTCTGTAGTTTGGTTTTTAACTTCTTCAAATTTTGTCATTATAGTACTCCATTTGCGATGCTACCAACCAAGTGGAATAGTAGATCAATATTCTTTTCTTTTAGCAATGTCTTCAATCGTTTATGGCTTACCCAGATTGTCTTAGATTTTTCTTCATTTTCTGTTCCATCGCCTTTAGGCTTTTCTTTGTCATATGTATAAATTTTCATAAGATAGCATGATGATAAAGCATCAGTATTTTTTACGAAATTGATTTCTTTATATAATTCAGTTACAGAATATGAAATTGGAATAATTCCAGCTTCCTCTTTTAATTCTCTAAAAGCTGCTGTTTCTGGATCTTCTTTATCTTCTACTCCACCAGAGATGGCAGTATAAAATAAACCTGAGTCAGGCTTATGTCCTTTAATAAAGTAAGGTGGACAAAACTCTTTTCGTATTCCAATTAGAGGCTGATCTTTATCGTATAAGATTGGAACAATTAAAACTCCATTCATTTCGTGCAATGCCTCGTAGTCATGTTCTACCGGACTTACAATGCTAACCCAATCTCCTTCCCAAATTTTCTTAAATTTCATTTTATTCTCCTATTCCTTTTTTTCCATAAGATGTTTGAACTTTTCACCGACACGTTTTTTCATCTCGACATCACCCACTTGCATCTTCTTAGCAATTTCTCTTCCTTGCTCTGTTTCTTGATCGTATACTCTGAACTCACCTTTATTATTATCATTGTGAACTGGAAAATGAATTGAATCTTGTCCATATTTATTCTTAGCTAAAAATAGACTTGCAACATCCATTCCCTTATCCTCAGTACTTCTGGATAATGATAGAATAATATTACATGGGGCAACTTTTGCATACGCTCCACCCATTTTAGTTGATTCAATATTACGCTGTCCTTCTGCGCCAATATTTGACTGAGCAGCGGTCCACAATCTAATTCTCATTACCTGTGCAAATGATTTTAATTCATTATATATTTGTTTTTGATTTAGCCAGTCTGAATTGAAGCTTTTTAGTGGAGCAAAGATATCACCATAGTCAGCAATTACCAACAGATCATCATCTTCTTCTCCACCTTCTGGATTACACCAGCCACTTAATCTCAAACTATTCAGGTGACCAACCATGGCATTTGTTGTTGTAACCAATTGAGGATATTCTTTGACAATCAGATTGTCATCCAAATGTGACAGCTTTTCTTTCAGATCATCAATGTGATATTTCATCTCACTGGTGCTTTTTTTCAGGATAATAGAATCTATACGTTTTGAAATAAATGTTTCTGAATCTTCAAGTGTGTAGAATATTACCTTCTTACCTTCTAGCAAAGCATTAGCAGCAAGATGACATAGCACCCAGGTTTTACCGGCTGATGACATAGCAAGAATAACTCCAAGCTCACCAATTCCAATACCTCCATCGAGATATAAATCAATTGGATCCCAACCTGTTTTTATTGTATTTCTTGCACCTTCTGCATATCGTTCGTCAATTCCAGTTACATAGCTATGACCAAATTCTCTGTCTATTCCTGTAGAAGCAGCAGCATCTACTAATGCTTTGATTTCATCAAATTTATTTTCTCGTAATAGTTCAACTGCTTCAAAGAGAGTTACCTCAAAGAATTTGTTTTTGAAAAACAGTGTTGATTCGTCTGCTACCCATTCTAGATCGTTGGCATGTTCATTTCTGATTGCATCAATTAGTGTATCTTTGATTGCAATTTTATTGATGTCACTAAGTAGTGGATCTTTCTTTCTAAATGCATTGAATGCTGAAATATCTGGTAGCTTCTTATATTCATTATAATAAAGCTTGACGTGTTTTGTTATCCATTGAGTAGCTGATGTCTCAAATAGATCTTCATTCAATATATCATATACGTTTTCGAAAAAGTGCTTATCAGTCAGAACTAGAAATAAAAGCTTACTTTGGAATTCCTTGCCATAGTCTGATAGTTTAATGTTTGATACGTCTTGAGTTGAAAGCACATTATTTCCTCTCAATTAATTTTCTATTAAAAACCCTTGCTCTTGAATCAGCATCTGAATACACACTGTACCATCCGCTCATTCCTCTTTGCTGAATATACATCTTATCTTCAGCCATCATCTGATTTAATTTTCGTCTATCAAATAGTGACATTTTCTGATTATTGAGAACATCCACAACGATCGAAGTTTTATCTCCTGGGAGAATTGTTTCGGCCAATTGCATCAATTTATGGTTTCTTTCTATTATATCAGCATTGTTAAATATCATGGCAAATTTTGTATTGTCAAGATTTTCTTTAGCTTTGTCAATTATATATTGAACATCATATTGAGTTGTTTCTGATAATTCTGGATATAATTTATTGACAGTTTTTATTGCTATGCCCTTAACTCCAGGGAGATTGTCAGAAGGATCGCCATCAATAGCTCTATATAATACAAAATTATTTGGGGCTATTGAAAACTTATCCTGCAAGTATTGTCGATCAACTATCTCTTTAGTAGTGGGGCGGTAAACGGTTGTCTTGTCACTAACGAGTTGGAAGAAATCCTTATCGGTGGACATAATAACCTTTTTATCATCTGGAAACATTTGATTGCAAATATATGCAATGACATCATCGGCTTCAGCTCTATCAATTGATATTGATGCAACAGGAAGACTTTCAGTGTACTGACCAAATCGACTGATTTGATTGACTGCTGCTTTTTCTTCCTCTTCAGGACTTAGCCATTCAACAGTTCGGTTGAGTCCTTTTAAGCCTTTGCCACGATTTGCTTTATATCCATCATACATTTTTCTTCTTGCATCAGATCCTCCTCGTCCATCCCAAACCATTATGATCTTGGTTGGCCGGATTTTCTTGATTGCATATTGAAGACTCAATAGAGATCCCTGTATTCCTCCTACATGAACTCCATCTGGGTTCAATGTAGATACAACACAAAAGCTTCTAATGAACAGGTTAAGAGAGTCCACAATAAGAATTTTATCATGGATCTCCCTTTCTGGATCAAGCTTTGTTATCTTATCAAATAGTCCTAATAATCTCTTATGCTTGTCTGTGGTGTATTGTTTCACATTATTCACCATTTTCTGAGTTAGAACCCTGTTTGGCTAGGATTGCTTTAAGCTTCTCTTTTTTAGTAGCTTTTGCTTCCTCTACGACTTCAGCATTTTCATCTTCAGTTGTGACCAATGTTGTCATGTCGTCTTTCTCCATATAGCCAGCATATTTTCTGACGCTGAGGTCTGTGATTTGTTCTGCAACAACTCGTCTGAAATTTTCATCTCTCATCATGTTTCTCCAAGTGGGAAGTTGAAATTTGGGATAGAATCCTACATCAGGTTTTGTAGTTATTGCTTTACCTTTTGGCGACATCAATAAAACAGCCTCTTTTGAATGTGTTTCTTTATCTCTCCATTCAAGATCAAACCCTGGTAAATGTAGATCTTCTTTGAAGATTTTCCATGTGGTTCCTTCAACAACTTTATAGAATTTTAGCTGTTCAAGACAGGATTTAGCATCATCAATACCAGAGTCAAAAAAGATTTCAAACTCGGCTTCCCTAAATGGAGGCCCTAATCTTGTTTTCTCTACCCTGGCTCTAGATTTAACTCCAACAACCAGATCGCCTGCTTTAATTTTTCCAATAGTTGCAAGTCTGATTCTAACAGAAGCAAAGAAGGCCAATGCCATACCACCTGAAGCAGATACATATGGATCGCCAAATCCCATTCCACCAACTTTTTGTCTCAGCTGCTGTGTAGCTATTAAGGCAATATTATGTTTTGCACAAAGTGCTACAATTATGGGTAGCTTCTGAGATAAGATAATTGCTTTATGAGTATTATATCCACCCTTTTCCATTCCTTCAGCATCACTTCTCGTTTTTGCTCCGGCAATAGAATCTAATCCAATTGCAATTGGTATGGTAGGATTTTCTTTTCTTATTTTGAGTGTAATTTCAGTAATCGCATCAAGCATATCTTCAATATATTCAATTTGTGAATACACTAGTTGATCTAGGTTCATGCCAATTGCTTCATAAAAAGTTCCATCTACAGCAAACTCATTATCTAAGAATATTGATATTCCGCCCTTCTTCTGATTTTCAACCAAAATAGTTGCAAGCAACAATGATTTTCCAGATGAGTTTAGTCCATTAAGTTCTGTGATCTTTCCGTATGGTATTCCTCCACCCACACGATTTGATATTGCAACGTCTAGGGGAGTACACCCAGTAGAGCAAAACTCTTTAGCATTTTCTGGTGAATCAGGATCAGATAGTCGGAATGACTTTTGATTTGTATCTTTGAATTTCGTATTTAAAGTTGAGAAAATTCCATCAACTAATTTATCACGTACATCTTTGTCCATAGCGAAATCTCCCTAAATGAAAATAGAGACAGTAATGATTAGCTCAAAACTGTCTCTATATTATTATGTGTTTAGTCTAGAAGTTTTTTGAATTTGTTTTCTAAACTTTCATCAGTACCGGCTGAATCATCTTCACTTTCAGTCTTAAGCGATTCGACCTTTTCCTTTGGTGCAGATTTAGCAGCTGGTTTTGAAGCAGCCTCTTCTTCAGCATCTTCTGGGAATAGCCATTTTCTTAATACTTCAGTTAGTTCATCAGCAGTATTGTAGGGGTACATTTCAATAAGACTTGGTTGCTCTTTGAGTGATTTTGCAACAACCTCTTTATCTTCAGAAAGTGGTGATGTGGTAAACTTAACATCAACTGATACTTTACCATAATCATTTCCAGTTTCTTCTTTTGTCTTAAATGTGACAGCAATGTCACGGCCTGCTTCTATGTCAGTATAATCTCCGACCTGATCAAGCAATACTTCACTTGTCAATGCATCATAGAGAGTCTGACTTAAGCCCCACCATTTAACACCTTCTTCTTCAGCGTCTCTTGGTAAGACAGGAGCATAGAATCTTACATTTGCAAACATTTTCTTTGCAATTTCTTTATCCTCATCTTCTTCTGATTTCCACATTTCAGATGCCATGTTACAGATTGGACAATCTTCTCCTTTGTTTTTCTTTAAACAAAGAAAACCACGATTGCCAATGTTCCAGTGCCACCATAGTTCTTCAAATGGGTCAGCAGAGTTGTTAATATAAGGAACGACCCTTACATCATGAGTGCCCTTAGGGGCTTTCCATATGTCTGTATTTCTTTTGAATTTGTCAGCGAATTGCTTACGACGTTCTTTTACGGCTTTTACGTCCATTGTTTTTCTCCTCGTTTTGTTTTAATAGGTTTAATTGTTATTTGTTAATCATTGATAAATATAATGAAATTCTACAAAAGATCAATTATTTTTAAATTTTTTCTCATTTTATTATTCCATTGAGCTTTGTCTTTATTGTCAAAAGCATCTCATTTCTATATAACAAAATAGAGTTTCTATAATTATCCCAGTCGATTTTATAGTTAGTGTCTAGAACTCCATTGTTGCAATTCTTGATCACCTCATTGAGAGCATTGATTGTATACAGAGTGTTGGTTTCTTTATTCCTGTGAATATTGATTGTGTTGGTAACCAAGTCTTTGTAGTTATCGTCTCAGGCTAGTAATGCATTGTATGTAATGTACCAGTCGTCTTTATTTGATGTGCTCTGTAAAATGAATATTGAATCATTCTGAATTTCGAATTTGCTTTTGATTTCTTCTACTTTTCTATTTACAAGCTTTTCTGTAGAAAATGTGCAAAGTAACTGGAACTGTTTCATACTAACTCCTTATAATAATTGTAGTTTTTTAAAATTTTTACCGGCTTTCATTTTTGTTTTCAAATGCAAACCCTCGATTGATGTTTCTAAAATGTCTTGTATGTGTTTTAGCTGGCCTATCTCATCTGGTGGAATGTCAAATATAATAGCATCATACTGATAGATCACAGGTCTCATTTTTATCCTGCTATCAATAATATATTTAGAGACATTAGATAGAACTGAGGTTATATAGTCGACCTCAAACTTCTGGATGAAATAGTTGAATCTCTTATCTTCATCTACACCTAAATCAATTTTCCTTCCAAGTGGAGTCTTGGTCTTGAGAACTTTGTACTCCTTGAAAGCATTGATCTTTTTAATAAAATGGTGATCAAAATATATAGTCCCATATAGAATAGACCAGATCTTCTTCTTAGATCTCTTAACATCATCATCAGTTATATCATCTATATGCTTGTCAAAAAATATTGTAGCCATAAATTTATGAGCTGGAATGTCTAATGGAATTTCAAAATTTAGAATGCTGGCTATTATTCTTAAATGCATTCCATCAAAGTCGAACTCTACTAAATATCCATCTTTGAATCTAGAATTAAAAAACAGTCTGGTCTCATCTGATTTATTCAAGGCCATCATGTTTAGACTATTATAAGATGAAGCTACTCTACCAGTTGGAGATCTAGCAAAATTAAATTCTGGATATATTATTGAATCTTTATTATTGCCTAAGGTATCTACAGTTTTCTGGATAGTGGGTTCTAATGAATATGCTGATTCTTTAATGCCTTCTATGAGATTATTATTTACATGAACACCTGATGTCATTAATAGTTTGAATGCATTCTTTCTCTTAATGAAAGCTACATATTCTGGATTATTTAGAGCATGTTTATAATCTTCTATGAAACCATTAAGAGTTTTGAATAATAAATAGTAGTACTCACTAGCTAAGGTAGTTGGAATAATGGCAGCTTCACTGTTTCTGGTATGTATGAAATTGTTAACTCTAGTCTGTGCTAATTTTAGTGGAATATTATTCTCATTTAAATTTGACTCATTCAATTCTACTTTGAATATAGAATAGTATAGAGCATCAGTATCAATGACTGTAGAATTTGTGGCTATGTTAAGTCTGGTATTATATAGATAGATATCTGTCTCAATCAATTTTATATCAAAGGTGAATTTGTCTAAATAGACTTGATCTATAACATATAAGATGTCCCTTTCAGGGATAAAAAGAAAATTGTCTTCATCTGTTCCAGATGAAATTTGTAGATATATTTTACTTGTTTTTGTGATGTTAGAAATCATACTGTCATATTCTAGACTATTATCTATAATATTGATCATCTTATTGTAACCCTTATTTTTGTTGATTAGTTTTAGTTAGTTGGACAATTTTAAATAAAAGTGAGATTCTTCAAAAGACAAGTTAATCTATATAAACTTAGATACATGATCAAATTTATCTCCAAATTGTTTAAATTTCTTACGCCCACTATCCTCTAGCTCTATGTTCTTTTTATTGATTTCATTATTGAATTCACAAATTGCAGAAAATGTAGTTGTCCATGAGCTATCATCTAGGGCATGGCTTATATCAACGATTCTCCATATTGTGCTTCTAAATATGGGTATTGCCACAGTCTCGTCCAGTAATATTCTCGTTCCCTTGTTCATATCTGAAACTCCCTTTATTGTCACTTCCATCTTATAAGGAAGATATTTCAGAGTGTTGTCCAACACAACAAGCGATTCCACTACGGCTGCAAACTCAGCTCTCATCTCTTCAGCATTTTCAAGCTCTTTATTTAGTTGCAATACTTGACTAAATAGATTACTAGGATCCTTCTCAAAATCAAGTTGAAGCTTCATTCGCTCATCACCGGTGGCTGTTTTCCACGTATCTGTATCTTCATACCATGAAGACATAAAAGCAAGAAGCTCTGGATTTGATGCCTTTTCGAGACCTTGTTTCTGAATAAAATTTTGTACATTTGTTGCAGCAGCTTCAATGTCAGAATTGAATGTGATTGATTGAACAAGTGAATTTCCATCAGCAAAATTGAGCTTTAGATATCTATCTCTAATTGACCATATATCTTCTTCCACTTTTCCATTTGCTTTTACTTTACCTGTGGGACTTGCAACATTTGAAATTGTAAGGATCGAGCCATTCAATGAGGGAATAATATCTAACTTCAGTGCTCCACCACCAGCCGAATTAATTTTATCAATTATTTCTTTCATAAATAGTTGAGAGGTTTTTGTAGATATTTTCGCTTCTTTAAGATAATCAGTAGAAATGAGAATGTCACCAACCGTTGCATTAGCTCCTTCTTCAGCAAGACCAATGTCTGGATCTAGAGAAGGATTTAAGACTTGTAGCTTGCTAATGGGATGCCGTACATCAAACGTCGGTGGAGTTTGAGAATTCATTCCCACTTTATATAATTTTGTCTGGATAGATCTAGTAATATGATCGGTTAGTGTCTTTAAGGTAACTGCAGACACAACATCTCTAGCACCTGTTAGCCATGTCATCCACTTTTTCCTCTTGAAGTATGCAACAGGTAGTTTCATGGCATCCATATTTAAGTCAAAACCAAAATCATTTCTCCATTGTTTCATGAGAAGAGAACTTGGAGCTCTAAGCGTTACAGTAAATGTAATAATTTGTTCGTCTGAGATTCCTACATTTGCCTTGACAACAGCACAATAAAGTTCTTGACCCTTGCCGGCATGTTTTTCGACAACCGTTGCATGCGACTGCTCTACTAGAGGCCACATATATTTTCCCCACCCAAATTCTAATTTTAGACGGGAGTTTAAATTTGATAGAAAGTATAGTCCAGAATCTGAAGACTTTTCAAATACCTCAAGATCGAAGATCTGAAATTCAAGAACTATCTCAAATGTAGCACCAACAGTATCTTGTACATTCATCGTCATGCCTTTTAGTGCATATCCTCCTGTATACCCATCGGTTTTCATTTGAGATTTATACATCGTTAATAAAGAAGACACTTTGTGTTCAACGATATCGGTGTTTATCATTATCAAGGGTGTGATTCTAATAAATGGGGAAAGCTCAGATAGTTCAATGGTGCTTAGTGATTTAAATTCATCCCACCAGGCTTGAGCATCTTCTTCCATTTCTCCATGCTGAAATACTTCTAGTAATGCTGCCATTTTATAATCCTGACACTATTGAGCCAATATGTCTAGGAACCCTAAGCTGTTGACCAAGAACGAAATCACTCTCAAGTGACACATTGTTTAATGATAAGATCACCCAGTAATATTCTGGTGATCCAAGATATTGAGTAGCTAGTTTTCGAGCTGAAACACTGTCGGTCCATCGAATAAGAATATCATCATCGCGAGCTTTGATTACAACATTAGTTCCAATCTCTCTGGATCTAGTATTGTTGAATATAGTCGTCTTAGTATTTGTATATCTTGATGTTGCCATTTTAATTTACCGCCTTTACATCATAAAATGTAGAACCAAAGTCTGGCATGAAGTCATGAATAACCGTGAATGCCATAGATACATCAATCTTTTTTGGAACCTTTTTACCAACAGTTGTCACTTCTCAACCGGCATCCATGCTGTATGCATAGTCCAGTGTAGTTAAATATCCGCCAATTCCTGTTGAATTATATTTTATTAAATCTCCAATTCTCATTCGTAAGATTGGTGAGCTTTCATATCCATATGCAGCACTGTTTTCTTTATATTTTGGGTACACGGCTTGAGCTAGCCAGTTTAATTTTTTATATATAGATTCTAAATCATCAGCATCATCTGCAATAATTGTAAAGTTTACTGAAATCGTTCTATCTGTGTTTACATATTTTGATATTCCTTCTGTTCTACCAAAATATGACTCACGTGTCCAGTTTGGTGAATATGAATCGGATAAATCTGAAATTGTAGCATTGAAAAAGCAATGATTGTCAGTTCTGACATCAACAAAGTAGAATGGCATAGGAACTCTTGTCATAATTGGATCGCTAGGCTTAACAGGTCCTGGTTCAAAATTTAACTCTTTGTTAGAGGTTATAGCAGGATGATTCACTCCCCATAGCCAGTCGTTACCCATACTTGGCGATACGCCCGAGTTGAATTGATTTTGATTACTGGCATCTTGATCGCCTGTTAGTCTATTTCGAACTGACGAATTAGTGCCATCTTTATCTCGCTGTTCACGACCCTTCCCACTGGGTTTAATTAACGACTTAGGAACTCAATCATCTATCTTCTGCTTTACTGCTGCTTCAACTCCAGTATAATAACTTGTGCTTCTAACTTTATTAATGCCATCATTGAAAGCTGTCGCAACCTTTTTTCTTGCCCATGCTTTAGCTGCAGAAGTAGCATAATAAATTTTTTCATCAACCCGTCTTAATAATCTTCTCTTAAGTGCGTCAGCGCCAAAGAAGCTAGATAGTTTATCTAAGACATCTTTTGTCTGCTTTGCCTCATTTTCAGTAAATGGAGTTGATGGTCTTTCAACGAGTCTTGATCCTCCCTCACCATTTTCATCGTTGCTGCCTTGACGTCATCCTTCTAGATGAGCTTTGTCAATTGCAGCATAGTAATCAGAATCAATAGTCTGAATTAATTCTACAACTGTTCTATCAATTGTAAATATTACATCGGCAACACTTCCACTATCAGCAGCATGACTTCCGGATATATTAGGATCGGTTCCACCAGTATCTACTACAATATGAGTCCCAACTAGATTAGGATCTGATTGACTTCCGCTATCGCTCGATCTAATTACAGGCGAAAGATCAACTTCATATACTGGACTATCTGGCATTTTAATTTCCTTCTAAGATTACAGTTTCCATTGCTTTTGCAATAGTATATTTATCTAGTTTTACTTCTAATTTAATAGGCTGTCTTATTGTTTGAGAGCTTCTTCCACCCTTTGATCCACCAAATATATCTTTGGTTTTCATTTTACTAAGCTTTAAAATGTTTGTATTCAATTCTGAAAATTCCTTATTTAGCTCACGTATAGGATCAACAACACTTTCCAATTCAGATTTCATGTGCGACATATCAATATCTTTTTGCATCTGGACCAGTCTGGTAATTCCTTCTGCCGGAGTTAAAAAGATTGCTTTGGAAAATCTTTCTGCAGCAATTGAAGTAATAGTAAGTGCAACTCCTAATGCCGCTAAAGCCGCAGCACCTAATAATGCAGGAAGAGCAAAGGCTCCTAATAGAACACCTACAGCTCCTAGTTTTAATAATGGAACAATCATTGCTGAAAGTTGATCAGCATTAACGTTGGCCAATTGTTGCATTCCTTTTCCAACCACTCATAAAGCAGCTCCAAGTGCAGCTAATCCAACAGCTCCAGCAATCGCCAGTCCTGACACGGTTCCAAGTAGTGCTCCAGCAACACCTAAACCAACTAATGCTGCTGTCATTACAAGAACTTGATCGATACCAACATCGGCAAACATTTGAACACCTTTTCCTACAAGGATTAATGCAACTCCTAATGCAGCTAATCCAAGCGCTCCCTTAAGCATTGTTCCTGCCATTCCTTTTCCAAGTCCAAGCCCTTTACTTATTAGACCACCTCCAGATGCTGCTCCTTTAGCCAGCTTTCCAAAAATGCTCAACTTAGACATGAGCTTGAATCCTTTATAGAGAACAAATATAGAAGCAGAGATTCCAACAAGAGATATTGCAGAATTAGCCAATCCTTTAGACCATTCGCCCCAGCCATCTTGAGCCCTATTTATTGCATCAGTTATATTGATTAGTACATCTAAAAAAAAGTTGAATCCCTTAACTAATGGTAAGAGAATAGGTTTGAATATTGAAGTTAGCTGAGCTTTCAGTTTCCCTAATCTGCCAAGTGTTTCGCTCACATCTAATGCTTCAGCTAATGAAACGCCTAGATATGAATCGTAAATCTTTTTTGTATCTTTTGAAATATTTAAAATCTGCTCTTGATCGTTCTTCATTGAAAGCCAAGTTTTTGCATCAGTACCTAATAATTCGGAGATGGCTTTTTTAGTAAAATAATCAGCCTGACTTAATTCTGCATGAGAACCAAGTTGATTTAAAATATTTTCATTAGCACCCTGAATATCACCATTCAATGCCATGCTTCTAGCCTGACTTAAATTTATTGTTCTTCCTGTCAGCATCTGTACTTGCATTGCAGCACTGGTTGATGATTCTATGTCTAACAATGATTCAGCTATTGTGGCAATTTCTTTAAATGTGACGCCAAGTCTTCTTGCGTATGCTGCACTTTCTATAAGATTTTCCATACCGGCTCCAGAGAACAGAGCAACCTCTTCTGCAGAATCTGCTAAATCTCTAGCAACACGACCGGCACCAACATTGTATATTTGAGCAGTAGCTTTAACCATTTTAGCATTATTAATAATTTGTGCATCTGTAAGACCAAGAGCCTCTTTTTGTAGATCAACCAAGATTGCTGCTTCAGTTGATGACATTCCAAATGCCTGTGCCATTATTGCAGCCTGACTAATAAGCTCTTGTGATATGTCAGCCATATGACCTTGCTCTTCAACAATAGCCTGTGTGATATCTAATGATTCACTTAGGGAAACTCCATATTTTGCATAATTGGTGTACGTATTTAAAGCCATATCTTCTAATTGATTTGCTTCTTTTCTAGTACTTCCCAGAGTATGCATAAAGTCTTCTAGTGCTTCATCTAGCTCTTTGAATATTTTCCAAACACCTACAAATGCTAGTGCTACAGCAACGAGTCCCATTTTTGCACCCATTCCCCAAGACTTCCAAATTTTTAATGCTTTTGCCTGAAGGTCGTTCCACCATTCTATTTGAGGAGCAAAAAAGTTTTTAACTGTATCAGCCATAGATTGCTGCATTGCTTCAGATATTAGTGGAATACTTCCTGTTACTCTATCGACAAAATCTGAAGCCCCTTGAAGACTCTTAACATAGTCGTCAGTGTTTTCAAGGATGGCTCTAGAGCTTTCCAATATTTCTTGATTGTGTGTAAAATTAGTAGCTAGGGTTTCTCCAACCTGTCTAGTTACCTTCATGATTTCTATCTTTTTGTCTAATTCATTTGTAACAGTGCCCAGAATATCTTGTTGAAAAGAGCTAACCTCTTGAGTCCATTTAGAAAATCTACGCTGAACCTTTTCCGTCGAGCCTGTTTTCTTTAAGATCTCTTCTTGAACTCTAAGGAACTCTCGCTGACTTGCATTTGGATCTTTTGGTGTGTCTTGTTTACCTCTAGCCACATTATTTCAACTTATTTTTTATTTAAATTTCACGCAATTTTTTCATTAGCAATTCTTCATACTCAGGGTTCTCGTCAAATATCTTATCAAGCTTATCAAGCTCTGCTCCAATATTTTTTAAAGCTTGGCCTGCACCTTTTGCAGTTTTATCATCACCAAGTTTCACTTTCTTAATCTTCCCTGAAAACAAACCTCCGACAAGTCTTTTTGCTATGTCGGAAATGCCCTCAAACATCTTTCCTTCAACAATTAGTTGTGCCACTTTATTTCTCCTCATATGACTTCTTCTCCGCCTTTTTAGCTTCTATTAGTTTTCGTGTGAAAAACTTCTTCATAGGAACTGGCATATTTCAAACTTCTGAAAATCCAAAGCCACCATAATATACTAGATTAAACACTTCCTCTAGAACGTTTTGTTCGTGATCTGCCCTTTGGCCAAAAAAAGTCTGAGTTAAGCTCAATATCAATATAGTCAGAATATCCACACATGAGGTTGTCACATGTAAAATCAACACTTAGGTCGATGTCTGGCGTCATATCTAATATAGCATTTCTCAGCTCCTGTGACTCTATTGAAGAGATTCCTCTAAAGAACTCTACCGTTTTGTTAACATCAGTTATATCATTAACAGACAATAGCTGCCGTTCGGCTCTTGCCGTAACAGTGACCTGTCCATCTCTACTAATGTTTAATTTTTTCATCTTCCTTGCTATCTGTGAAAGATCTTTGATATCTGCCTCTGTAAGCAGCCTGAATCCTCAAACATTTCCAGCTTCAGATGTATATGTCAGTTGTTTGGGATTGAAATCTTCATCTTCAGGAAACTTGAATTTGTGTAAATGAGTTAAATCAAAAGAGTCGTTTATCTCTTCACCACATTTAGGGCATTTCAATTTAATCGGATACGTGTTTCCATACATGGCTTGTCTTGTTGCAATTACTAAGGCATTTTTATCTCCGACTAAAAGATCAGCAATATCAATAGATTTATTTACTAATAGCTGCTCAAGTAGTCTGTCGAACACTTCGCCTCTGACAATATAATGCTGGTTCAATAGGATATTTTCATCCCCAGAACTTCCATATCGTAACTCAACAGTACCTTCATACAAAGGACTTTCTTGAGGATATGCTCTTCCTTCACTCGGAAGATCAACAAAAAATGTCTTATTTTTTACTTCTTGTGTCATAAACACCTCCAGTTTTCGTTATAGTAATAAATATATCTCTAATAAAAAAGCCCCTAAATAAATAGAGGCTTTCATTTGTTTGATCTATATGAAGTGACTTACTGTGATAATTCCAACACAGCGTAATCAAATCTTAGTGTTAAGCTAATTTCTACAGCGTCAGCCGAACTCATATCTAAACTACCAAAATCACTATTGGTGATCCAACATTGGTGCAATCTCCATGATTCAATGGTTGTTCCTAAAGGCGATGTTAGTTTCAAAGTGATATCTTTTGCATATTCACTCTTATAACCGTCAACACCTGATTCAGCATCGTGGTGAAGCATGATCCATTCCATGACTCTTAAAGCAAGGGCTTCTGAAATAGGTGTGCGTAGAACAATGTCTAGCGTTTCCCATTTTGATTTGCCTTTGAAATAAGCGGTGTTATTCATGAAAGGAATTTCAACTTCTTCATTTGACAATTTTGGTCTTCCAGCGCTCATACATGTATAAGCAGGAATTTGATTTCCATTTACATCTGGAAACTCTAAGAACCAGTTATCTTGTCTCATTGGCTGCAGATTATCAGACCATTTTCCTGGGTTTAATAAGTCTTCGTTTGCCATTATATTCTCCTTATAAAATTCATATTAAGCATATATTAATAAATATATTCCTAGTTATTAAATGTCGCTGATTGCGCCATTATGTTGAAGTCTAACAGGATGAACTCTGCAGATTTCTTAGGCTTAATAAAAATCTCACCTTTTACTTCATTTCTATCAATTACATCTGGAGTATTATTTGTTTCATCCATAACTACCTTGAACTCAGAGATTCCAGCGTTAGCCAAAATTCCAGTCAATACAGGATTAACAATATTTTTAAACTTAGACCATAGAGCTTCGTCACTCTGCTCGAATAGTAAGTATTTTGTTGAAGATGCAACTGTCTTCTTGATTTTGATTAATAGACGTCTTACATTGATTCTATCAAGAGCCGAAGCTTTGACTTGCAATGTTTTCTGCCCCCAAGCAACAACACCAGTATCTGGAAATGTTGCAATTGGATTGATTCGAGATTCATAAAGTGCGTCTCTATCATCTCTATCAAGACGATCATACGCTCTAATAACTCGTGTTAAACCACCACGGTTGATGCCGGCTGGCGCATACCACTCATGAGATACTTTATCTGTGTAGGCAATTATTCCTGCCATAACAACTGAAGGTGGAACTCAAACTGGTTTGCTATTTTCATCATCGCCGATTTGCACCCATGGGTAATATGTAGCAGCATAAGAGCTATCGATCGCTTGTGTACGTGTAATATATGTATCACGTGAAGTTGTTTTTCCACCTAGATCCATAAGTAGGAAACAATCACCACGAGATTCACAAACACTAAGTGCTTGTTTAATTACGTATGATGAATTTCCATATTCTAAATCTGGTACGATAAGCATATTGAAATCATATTCATCCTGACTCTTTGTAGAATCAAGCGCTTTCTTAAACTCAACAGAGCCAGAAGTGGTTGCTAGTGTAAATGTTCGATCTTCACTAATTGGCTTACGTGGATCAAATCCATCAAATCCATCTTGGAAACCAAACATGAATTGTTTAGTACCGATTGCAGATGTTAATGAAATTGCACCTGTGTAAACACCTGAAGCATAGCCAATGCAATTGCTCAGCAAGAAATTTGACGAGTTGTTTGCTTTTGTTGTAGGCAGTGCATCGTTGAAGTTTTTCACATCATCATCTTCAAAATCAATTCCGTAGTAAGCACGAGAATTATAATCTGAATCATATGATTGTGATAATGCATAGACTGCATCTGGAGCTGTTGAATTATATTTCTTATAATTCTTAAATCCAAATGGAACAGCATCTTTTGGATAAGATGCAACCACCATAGATACTCTAACGTATTTAGAAATATTCTGGAAGTCGCCATTAACTGTTTTCTTACCAGTTGCTGCTGTTGTGACCGATTGATCTCCAATTCTCCGTGCAATGTAATTTGGTGAATCTGGATCAAGTGTTAGGTTGTTGTATGTTTCTAAGATAACAGGATTTGCATCATTATCTGAGTACTTACGGATAACTACACCAAATGAGCCATAGTCTGACCCTGGTACAGAACCACTTGCTTTAACAGCAAAAACACCAGCTTTGATCAATTGATTAGATTCAGTTCCGTCTGATAACATATGGAAGTTGAATAACTCATGATTTGTAGAGCCGAATGTTTGTGAAATTATAGTTGGAGATGTTCCGTGCGAATAACCTGTAGTTGTAATAATCGCTGAAGTTGAGCTTGAAACAGATCCTGTTGGCATTAATGCACCAATAGCAATTGAAGCTGAGATCTGAGTTTTGAAATATGTATCAAGGTAGAAATATCCAGGTCCTCTAGGATTTTCACCAATGATTTTTCCAACAAAGTTTGAGTCTGAAGGATTCATTGATACGCTTGTATATGTTGTTTCGTCTGCTGAGCAACTTAAGTGTAAGTCGAAAGCCGACATTGATACTTCAGATGTTGATCCAGTGACATCAATTATGAAGTCTCCAGAAGCTGAAGCAGTAGGTCTGATAACTGCATGAAGTATGCTACCAGAACTTAATTCGCCAACTGTTGTGTATGAAAATGTTCCACCACCAAGTACTCTTGTAACGGTAAGTTTTCCAGAATTTCTTAAATATTCGTCAGCCAAATATGGTGTAAATAATTCTTCGTTTTTCCCGCCAAATACTTGTGTGAATTCATCATAGCTTTCAACAATAGTTGGTTGAAATGCAGGTCCGCTTTTAGTCCATCCAATTACAGCAGCGCCAATCTCTGAAAGGCCTCTACTGAAAAATGATAAATCATTTTCTTGGGTGAACACGCCAGCAGATATAATTTTTTCACTAGCCATTTGTTTTTCTCCTAATAAAGTTTAAAATTTTATAATATAATTATAAATATAAAAGAAAAAAGGCAAAAGGCGGTTACCGCACATTTATTTTTGAGGGTGTATATTTATACGAATTTTTCACTGAAGGAAAATTTAGCTGGAGTACGAACTTTTTTCACATTTACAATGTTGCTCTTGATATTTAGAGATAACAGGCAAGAAATAGTGAATGATGCTACATGTTCAAATAGCATATTGTCTGTGGCAATTTCATCAAGGTTTGAATTGTCTGAAAAGCTATCAATATTCATTCGCAATGTAAAACCGTCCTTAGTGACTATGTCTTGCTTACCATGATAGACAATAATCTGCTCAATGATTGAGTTACTAGTTTCCATATATTTTGTTTGAAGTGTAAATTCATAATCGATATCAACTGCAACAGGAGGTGAGACAAGCTTAACTTCATAGATTTCAGTTCCAGCAGGCTTATCTTTATAGCTATTTTCAGCTGATAATCTTTTTGAAACAGGTATCATAGTACTCTGATTTTTGTTATAAACAAACATGTCATTATTGGGAGTAATTGATCCTCGTCTTAATGAGGCTACAGGATAGATAGTTTCAGTCTTATCGTCTCGCTTTTCTCTTTGGCGTTTCTTTTGAAATCACCGTTCGGCCTGTGCTATGGTTGTTACAAGACTGACCTTTCGGTTATTTTCAACAGCAAATAGCTGAAGTGTCTCATTGAAATGATTCAACAGTGCCACATCAACAGATTCTAATTGTTGTTGGATAATAGGTAGATCACTATTTAATATCTTTTGTTGCTCTTGTCTAGGCATCGTATTTATCCCTATCTTCAATTGTTATTTCTGAAACACCAGCAGATTCTGCAGTAAGCTTGACATGCCAATTGTGATCAGGCTGTCCTTGGATAAACTGAGGTTTTACTATTGTTTGTATTTCAAAATACTGACTATCCCAATGTAAGTAATCACCTTCGTCAAAATAAAAGCTATTATCTAGTAGGTGTTTCTTTTGAATCGTGACTTCAAGACGCCTTTTCTGTTTGATTCCTGCAGCCGGCTCAACAGTTACTTCTGGATCTAGAATAGTAATCAATGATCATATCTTTATCCCTGGTTCAAATGTTTTATTTGAGCTCGAACCATAGATACCAGTGCTTGTAGCCGCTGCACTAATTTTGTACACAACGATGAACTGCTTAACAACATCTTCTATAAGTTCTTCATTGATTGAATTGAAAAATGCTTTTTCTTTATCTGAAAAATATATTGTCATTAATTACTCCTAATAGAAGATTGGTGATCCATGTGCCACTTTATTATTCTTGAATGATCCAAAGAATTCCCATCCTCTAAATCCAAAGTGAGCCAATTCTTTAGTCCACCATTTACCATAGTCTTCTAAAACTTTTTGATCGTTCTTTGTGAAAGGTTTTCCATCTTTCCGCTCAATCTCTAAAGGCACTTTGGCATATAAATCAGCTTCTGCTTTCTCATATGATTTCTTCTCACTTGCCGACATGTTTTTATCAAAAGGTTCTATTTTAATTTTATAGAACTTCTTCATATCATTTTCGTTCGATGCTTTTCCTTTGAATTCTTTAACAATGGCATCTTTCAAATCCTTTTTGCTATCGCCCTTTTTCATAAACACCTTGCCAGTCTCCATGGCAGTAACATCATCGCTAACTTTATCATTTGGTTTCAATCTTTTGATAAATTCTCGAGCCTGTTTTTCGGTTTTCAAATAAGGCACTTTGACCTCTAATAGTAGATCTCTTAATTTCATATTGTTATCCTATTCTTGGAAGCATTGGTATGTGCTTAAATTGATTTTCCATATGTTCCTGAAGTAATGCTTCAGATTCCATTAATTTTTCATTGCTCACACCTTCTAAGAATTCTTTAAATTGCTCAATCAGTGCTTCTTTCTCTGCCTGACCTTCACTTAGCAATGCATCGCCATCGAGAGTCACCTCATTTTCAGGAATATTAATAGAGGTAAATTTTGATCTGTTCCTTGCAAGCATTTCCTTACAAATTGCTAGTGTATATTTTCTAATTCATTGTTTTCCAGGAGAGTTGATTGATGTATACGGTAAGAATGAATATGGAATGTCAGCAGGACTAGAAATAACACTGTCTGTTTGCGACGATCTATCATCATCAGTAAATGGATCAAAGTTTATTCGATATCTAAAGAAAAGTTTTATTGCTTCAGTAGGAGTGGGTGTCAATCGTAATACATTATTGATAACTTCATGAGAATATCCTGACTTACGGATCATATCAGACAGCTCTACTGCCTGTGCTCTTAAAATATCTGAATATAGTGGATAAACTAAATATTGTGTCCCAGCGGTTCCGGCAACAGATCCCATTCCTGCAAATTCTGAATTAATCATTGCCTGTCCGGATCCATATGCTCTTCCTCTTTGAATAGCAGGCTGTCGATAGTGCCAAATTTCTTTAAGCTCAAGTCTTTGATTTGATTCTGAAGCAGAACCTCACAATGCTTGAACATCATAATACTGTTGATCTGCTACAAGATCGATTGAACCGGTCTTCCAATCATATACTCCACCAACACCAACTTCACTACCAATGATATTGTCTGAATATCTCTTTTGATACTCATATGAAGCTAGTGGATTTGTGTTAGTTAAATCAGATCCAGTTGTGAATCCTTTGAAGTTAAGCAATCAATCTTTGATCTGTGAATTATTAACCAATGTTGAATACTCACTGACGGCTTCTTCAAAAGCATTATATACTTCTGGAAATGTTAGCTCAACTTGCATAAGAACTCCACCCAGTCTGAATGCAACTCACTTTGCCGTTTGAGGTGCTTCAAGCTGAAATGTTACATCGTTGTCATAAATACCAAACGACGTTGATTCAGATACTGCTGGAGCAGACCCTGTAGTATTTATTAAATATCCTAGTGTTGTTGCCATCTATTTATCTCCTAATAGTCAAATCGACCTAATTCTTTTTTGCCGAATTTTGTGCCTGCAAGCTCTGTGTCTAGGTAATTCCTTATATGTGCAGGATTAAACATGTCACCTGATAAATTTTTATATAGTTTTCTTGTTACATCCGAACGAACCGAAACGGCTCCAAATTGTGGTCTACCTACTAGTGTAAATGTTCCCTTTACTTCTTTGTCAGACATATGACCACGAGTTTTCATTTTCTTTCTATCGGCTCGATTCAATTCCATATGTTCACCAGGGCGAACTTTTTCAGTGAGAGTTCCTTCAGACAATAATGCACCAATGGCTCACTGTCCCTTCTTGCCAAATTGAACAGCAATAGCATTATCTCATTTGTTAGCATTATCTTCAATATAACCAAATGCTTCATCTTTTGTTTTGAACATTTTATTAATTATATTTATACCAGTAACAGAATCTCAATCGCCAGTATAATGTGCATCAGGACCGTGATCTTTTTTAGCAGTATCGATCAAATCTTTTACATATTTCTTAACTTTTGATGCCGGTCCTTTTACTGTCTTTGCTGATAAATATCCACCCTCATTGAGAGTTCCTTCAGAAATTTTATCCTTATAGTTTTTCTTAAACCATCTACAAAATTTTCCAACCTCATAAAGCCCCATTTTACCACCGTCTAATAAGCCTATCCATTTCTTTATTATATCTTTATCTATGGCATTAATAGCTTTTTTATTTTTAAGCAGATCTGTGTCAATTCTTTTCATCATTGTTGTCATCATTGGCCAGTGGTCTTTCTTATAATAGTATAGAAAATTATTACAATCAGACATTATCTGCTTTAAGGGATCGTTTGTTGCTTCTGTTATCAGTTGTTTCAGTTTCATTATTTATTCCTTTTATAGCTTTTTGGCTAATCTTTCAATGACTTTTTTATCTTCAATGGGTATGATGTTTCATTGCATGTCATATGACGAGACATATTTTTGCATTTGGTTAACGATATTTTCAGTATAATTAACAAACGTTTGTTCAGCATCTGATAGTCCAGGAACCCTTCAAACTTCCTCACCGTCAGTAATATCTAGAAAAATTTTCTGATATTTCTTTGTTCAATTGGCTTCAGCAGCTCTCTCTTTTTTGACGGCAGCAATATGCTGTTTGTTCGTCATTTCCTTTTCCATTAATAACTTCAGCTTCACTATTTATTTCCCTTTATATGTCCCACTAGAATTTAATTCTTTTTGAGCTTTTTCTACCATGTGATTAATAATAAAAACATATGCATCCAATAGTTTTTCAACATCTTTTTGATTTTCATAAAGAATTGTATACCCGAGGCTCTCTTGTATTTTTGAAAGCGATCTATCCAATTGTTTATATGTCATTGTCTCGTATTTACTTGGGACATGACCATTTTTCTTGCCCTGGTGTTTGCCACCCTCATTCAT